AGTCTAGGCTATATAAAGGCTAACCATAAATACACACACCCACAGCCTTACCAAGAAGAAAAATGTCCGACTTACCTGAAGCCAAGCGTCCACGAAGAGACCAAGTACAATACAACCAATTGCATCCCGTGACTCCGTGTCTTCCAGCTTTTCGAACATGTAGTATCCGCCTAGTTGCCTCGCATGAACGAGAGATTGATGTGCGTGCGAGTCGATGGTTGTTGTTACCGCATGTTGTCAGAGCCATGAAGGATGCCGAGGCCAGTGTGTTTCGACATCTCCCAAGTATCCGAATTCACCAACATCTGCCAGTCCTGTCGCATCTAACCTGTCAATCAACCTTGGGGTCGTATGCGACCAAGGAGCTGTATTGTGTCAACCTATGCTTCCCCAACTTACGACGATGGCGTTTATGGGTCGAATTGAGGCGTATTTACTTGTCTGATCCGTTTCACGGAGTGGACTATATGGTCGATTACCATGGACAAATCACTCTGAGACCGAACAGTCAGACCAGCATGTTTATGTTTCATGGGCTCCACAAATGCGAACACACATCTACTCTGCAATTCGTAAGCATATCTGATGACTTTACCCGAATTGGCTGCTTGAATGTCGAAGACTTGAAGACCTATGACATCATCTATGGATCCTTGACGCATACCGCACGCAAAATAGACCCGAAAGCCATGCCTGTGCTACAAAAAAACCCACTGATGCTACCAAAGATCATCCAGTCTATTCTCAAGGTCGAAAGCACTGTTTTTACTGAAATTGAACAACATCCTATGTGTCAAGAGCTGCAAAAGCGTAAAAACCTGGCCGATCCACCAAGACTGACCAATTTCATCGACCTCCGCCAAATGCACTTGATCCGCAACATCAATGTACCCAAGGACCAACTAGATGACTTCTTGGTGCGGTCTAAAAACATTGCTACTTGCTTGACAGACGATTTAAAGGCTGAGTGTATCGGTCTGCGTCGCTACTGGTCTCTCACCAAGTACCAAACCGAGGACTGTCTGGGCTTTGCAGACGCATCTGGCAAGGTGTTTGTGCATGTTTCCATGGTCGATGCCAGGATACACTATGAATGTGTGACGCGAGAGTTATACCGGATGGTACCGCACAACAGCCAATGTCCCCATGCCATGATTGACTATGGTGTGAGTGTGTGTCTGGTCAGCAATACATGGGACGGTGTGCCCTTTCATCAGTGGGCAAGTCCGCCTACGGAGACCTTGCTATTTCTGAAACAGGTGCAGGATGTGCGAATGAACCCGCCTACAAGCAGACAAGCTTGGGAAAACCATTGGATCAATCTCGCGCTTGTTCCTATGGAGTGGAAATAGGTATCTTGACTCCAAGAACACTTAGGCTTTGCAGCAACGATATTCATAGGCAATTTGTGTTCCATCTGGACTTCGAGTGAACCTGGCTCGACTCATCGCTTCATCTGGGTTACATTGTACTTTTTGTTGAGTCAGGTCAAACAATGAACCGAGTGGACGTGTTTGATCAGTAAAGTCTGTGCGAACATCCCGACATTGTAAGGGAGAATCCCATGGCTTTTTCGCACACCCATACTTGTAGAAAATTTTGCTGTCTCCTTGTTGTTGTAATTGCAAAGACGTCAGCACCTCGTCTTGGGCACACTCGATGTTGTGTCTATCCAAGTAAATGAGATTGTCTGTCGGTCCGCCGCGGTCGTCTATGGGTGTACTCTTATCAGCGGAAACCATGTCTTTGCGGGGCACTGTACAGCCATAGTTGTAAGAGATCTTGTTGCTAGCATCGGGCGTACGATTGAGTTGGAACCAATTCAGGGCACTACCTTTATCGCACTGAATGTTTTGGCGCTGCAGATAAGTGTTGTCTAGTGGTGGTACCATAGGGTCCGCACTAGCATCTGTCCATGGATTCTGGTGCAAATCACCCAATCGGAAACCAGGTGCTTGTTTTTGGAACACATTTGTGAATCCATACAATACACCGACCACCAAGAGTGCAAGGGCAACCACCACCAACACTCCTATAGCAACTTTCTTTCGATCCATTGTATTATAGACTTTCAAAGACTTTTGGAAACATATATTTTTTTTCGGTCTGGACATCATTTTTTTTTCTGGTGTTGCTCCAATAATAGCTGATGTTGTGGAAGCTATATATCACAATTTATGTACCTCATGGACATCCTGATCAATGGTTGTGTCTGTCGATACATTGCATGAATGCCTGATGTATTTGGACTTTGAGGACTTGTTTCATCTCCAAGCAACTTGTAGGTGGTTCCAAAAGGTTGTGTCCACACCATCTACTAGGTCGTCTCATTCCAGACCAGTCAATCATACCACCACCAATCTCGCTTTCTATGCCAAACACTATGACCGCTTACACTTTGGGCAAACCCATCTATTCAGCATTGAAGTCTTGAATTCACGAGACGGACTATTTGTTGAAAAGCATCCTCTGGTACCGATACATGACCTTGACTACGACTTTATCCATGTGTCGAATCCTACAGTAGCACCGAAACTGACTATTCGGGGACAATGGCCACCCTTCAGAGTGTTCGAGTCACTGACCTTGGTGTACTTGGTCTGTGTTCATATGCCAATGAGTACCAAGCAGTTTATTGAGCTGACGCCACATATCCAACACTATATCCTTCACTCAGTGACCATACAAGAGAATGATAATCAGTTGAGTGTTGCCTTGGCTGGTCGCACTGGTCTTCTCTCTTTTGGGTTTGTGTTGTTTCACTCAATATTACCATTGAGTGAGCTCGGAATCAACAAGAACGGCGTACACACTGTCTATTATACCAACTACTATTCGATTGAAAAGATGGCCACTTGTCCCAACATAAGGCGTGTGTTCTTTCATTACCCGGCATACATGTGCAAGGGTCTGAAAACGGTTCCCAGTGTGGAGCAAGTCATTGTGTACAACTCTAGTAATGTGCAAAGGGAATTCCTAGTTGCTACCTTTCGACAAACCTTTGTCAATGCACACATTATTTCTGCACGTTTGGATTGCAAGTACATATATGATCCATTTGGTGTGTTTTTTTCCAAAGACAAGACAAGACTGGAGGAATACGAGAAATACAATTGCGCATAGTATGAAAAAGTGTTAATGTGTATGCCAAATGCGCATAGTGTGATCAGCAGAACAAGAAACAAGATGAATATGGTCTGGATGCCATGCCAATGAAACAATAGTGTCCTGATGTCCTGTGAGATAAGTGATCTTTGTAAAGTCATACAACCCAATCTGACCATTCGGGAGGCCCATGGCAAGCGATTTGCCCCAAGCTAATGCCGTACAAGTCATCTCGAGTGTGGTGATTTTAGCATGGTATATATGACAAAACACGAGCTTGTTATCCAAAGCGACGGCCAAAGTTTGACTATCGGGACTCCAGGCAACAGCCTGACAATTTTCCCCGAAAAGGTTGTGACGCAAATAAAACTTGATGTTTTGTGTGTGTATATCACAGACTTCCTTGTCTCGATAGCTATTGTATAGTAAGACCAACTTTGCATCAGGACTTGGAGTAACAAAGTCCACAAAGTTCTCCGCCAAGGAACTACACTGTATGCGGTCCAATGAATAAATCTGGGTTCGATACAGCAGATATGTGTCCTGTCTGAGAATGTCCCACCCGTGCTTCGAAAACTCACACGGCAGTAAGGTCATCTGGCCAGTTGCCACATCACATCGTCTCAATGCACCCCATTTGGTCAAAGACACGATATCATCTCCCAAGAATTGAAAGTCGACCACGGTATGTATGTGGCTTAGAGGTTGCGACAAGGTGGATAAGAATAGTTTGGTTTGATGTGTGTAAGCCAAGATGCGCCCATCTGGAGACCACTTTGCATGGTTTGCATCCACACAATATACTTGCTGGTCAATCACGCAATTGTCTTGCACCCATGGTAAAAGATAGCCCTTAAGATATTGGGGTTCAGTGAATGTACGTCGTGTTTGGAGTGCATACTGCCTGTATTTGGTACATGTGTTTGACCAGGCCACAATAGACACTACATCCAAGTGGCGTGACACCCAGTCAAATATATCAAGTCTCATCCAAAAAAAATCTGGGATAGACCCAAGGGTTTTTTATTTTCTCGGAGTTTCGTTTTTAGCATGCAATCAATCGCGTTAATCCATCGAGGTTTTCCTGGCCGAATCGGATCCTGTAGTCGACTGGGTGTGATGTAACAGGACTGGGCTCGGTAAGGTCTTCAGTTTGGTTTTGGACCACAATCAAACGATAACCGGCCTGGTGTATTTTGGCCAGGTGATGTGTATCGGACTGTGGCGTCAGGATATGGATAACCACGCGAGTCAATTCAGCATCAAACTCAAGGTGTTTCAAATCCGGGTATTGGAGGTCTTGTAAGGCCTCTATATGTTCGGATGTTGTTGCTTTGAGTTTAGTTGCTAGCCAGGTCTTGCCACTGCCACTGGATCCGAGTATGACAATCATATTGTGTGTTCAAGAGTTTTTCGGGCTCTTTGGCACATGCATGATATACCCCCGACCCGACAAAAAAAAATCTAAGATTTTTCTGCATTCAAAAAAGACTCTCCTCAACTCTGGTGCTATACCCAAACTGATGTTTGCGACATCACGAAAGACCTCGAAAGCATGGTGCTATACCGAGCCATCGACTATCAGGTGTAAAGATACTCATATAAGCAACAGTGATTTGGCCCAGATGTGTAATGTGGAACACTTGGTGCTGCAAAAGTGTACCATCGAATCCTTGAAGCCTATACTCGACAGCAATTTGCAAGGACTATCCCTGATTGACTGCGACATTAAAAGAGCAGAGACTGGAAAGAATTTGATGAAGCTCAAGTATTTGGTTGTTCGTAAGACCTCTGGGTTTTTCCTGCGCATTCCGTTGCCCCTAAAGTACCTTGAATACCGAGTGGATTCCAGTATTCTACAAGACGACATTTTCGACAAGGTGACTGATATACTGTACATTACGATCGTCGAGACACAAGAACTGGTGGCCAACATCCAAGCACATACCCTGTTTATAGACTGTTTGAGCACAACCAAACTGTCTGCCAGTGTCAAGCATTTGTATCTCTTGCATGGAGTGTATGTGCTACCACCAGAGTGTCCACAAGTCGAGACCTTGCTGATTCACGCCAATGACCTTGATGTTTCCAAGTTTCCTAATGTGCGTCACTTGCATGTGGATCGAAGCAGACCTACTGAAAAGAAACTTGGAGACCGAATGCCGAAGCTCGAGCAAATTGACTTTTACGGAGAGCCAATGTTCTCGGTCACAGACCGCCCTGAAGTCAAAGTCGTCTATCATGAAGGCGATTGTAATGTCAGAGATTTTGTTCCGTATGTGGTAAAATAAACACAAGACCTGTCTGCCAAATGTACGTAACAAGAATATATCTTACAAGTGACTAAACATCATGGCCGGAGTCATACCCTACTTTATTACCATAGCATGCCCAGACTATAAACGACCATGTACCAGAATTCGTACCGGCGCTGCCTCGACTATCCATGACATGATTAAAGACCTCAAGTGGTTTCTCAAAGAACATGGACACGATCAAAAAACACTTGAGAGTTTGCGCGAGAATTTCTGGGTTTGTGGGTACATGGAACAGGAACCATTTGAAATTCGGTACTTTAGTGAGGGTGTCTGGACAACTTTGGAGCTGACCGAAGAATTATTCAAAACGAGCAGGAAACGAACGCGCAAAAACTAGGGTATGTCTTTTTTAAATGTCATGGATAGACATTTACACTCATGTTTACGAAGCTTGGATACTCTTATGCGCGGGTCGCCCAGATGACTGTACCATTTGGAACTCTGATTGGAGCATGTCACGGTGTACATGAGTTAGACCGAAGGCCTGGTATAGAGTTTACGCCTGGGTGTGGAGTCATTCTTAATCATGCACTATTTGGTTCCGCAGCAGGTGCTTTTTGGCCTATGACTGGTGTATACAGCATGTACCATGGATATCAAGCCGAGTTTCGATCCAAATCTTGATTCTTGGCTTTATAAGGGTTCTGTGTTTTGGTTAGACAACACAATAAACCATGTCATTCGCACAAGTAATTGAGTTGCTCTATTGCAAAGGACTGATGGATATCGATCAAGTCCTCGAAAATGAGGTTGGTGGACAAAGAATGCAAGACCAAAATACATCGCATGGATCTGGGCTATACCGTGTTTCGTGATTCTGAGGTCTCCAAGTGTCAGAGTATCGTAAAGTGCATCAACCCAACGATACGCGTACGACGCTCAGTGTGGCAATTCTCTGAAAACCCTGATCGACTGTTTGAAGTGTGGTCACACCAACGAGTTGTTTGTCGTGTTGCACCCAAGTTGGTACCAGAGCTGAGCTCTTTTCATCCGAGTCTTCTCGTGGAAATCCGTGATTTGTTGCTGGTGTTTGCCATGCCTACATTGGAGAAGCTGATCTGTAATGGTTGCAGAGCCATCAAAAGGATACAACCAGTAATTATCTCGGATGACTCAGATAACGAGGGACCTGATCCTACTATATTGTACGAAGAGGATGACATGTTTCCTACACTGGCACAAGCGGCGTTTGGAGATGAACTCTTTATCTCGATCGAGTCTACTCTGCGGGATACTAGGAACAAATTTGTGCGTACTTATCCCGACCAACGAGTCGAGTGGTTGGTAACAATATGTGGTTGCCATGATATTTGACGGTTTTATTTCAAGAGTTTTTGGAGGATCAAAGGACCAATGTCAACCTTGGCTTGTTGCAATATACTGACACTAGATTCAGGATCATTGTAGCCTCGAATAAAACTGGCATACAAAATGTCCAGCATTACTTTGGTCTCGAGCTTGTGACACATCAAGTGCAAATGCCGTAACCCCGGACCATTGAGTCTGACACTATAAGAACATAGAATGTCAATGTCGCGAACGCGGATGCCGGCAGTGTACTGACGAATGTTGTCGCAGGTCAAAGTGACTCTTGGATACAACACTCGCATCATTTCAGACACATCGGGGTAGTCAGCTGGCATACGGAGCAGCAATATAACTGGATCACAGGGTAGCAGTTTCAGGCGAAATGTCTTTTCGAGGTCATATACTGTTTGTCGCTGTTGGTCGAGCGCCTGTGCCCAAGCCAGTAAAAACTGTGTATCGTCATAGGACCGCGACACCCCAATAGCCGACACATAAGTCCAATCATGTCTGTATTTCATGATCAAGGCTTCATACAGGTGTTGATCCAGGTAACGTCGACCCGCGGTCCAATGACCTAACAACCGTTTGCGCACAATCTGATACAAGTCTAGTTCGGTTGGTGTATGGTGTTCGTGTGTGTGTCGAAGCCATGAGCACAAGCAATTCGTGATGGATTGCATCATTTTATTTTATTACCAGACATAAAAAAGGACAATTAAATTCTATGGAAGCGTATCATTATGTGGTTCTTGCTCTACTGGTAGTTATTGTCATGATGCTGATGCTTCAGTGGCAGTCTAGATGTCACAAGAGGCACAAACAAGATTCGTGGGTTAGTGTACATAGCCCTTGTCCGCCTGTCGAATGGACCCCGGTGTATGCTAGGCCACATGCCAGGCCCCGCTATTACCACCATAACTGATCCATTATAGTTCTATCAGCATCTAACAAGTATTTGTCACACAATTCAATGGCTTTTTGGTGTAATTCATTTATCATTTGTCACGCAAAGACAATATAATAGAATCCAAAGAGAAACTTTGATGCGTTTTGATTATGGTAGCCAATGTGGATTCTGAGTGTCCACTTAGAACAGTTTCCACCAAGGATGTCCATTTGGGCCCCGCTAGGTCACTCGACTCAAGGAAAATAAACTTGCGAAAGAAACTGATAGTCTGGATGGCCAGGAAGCTCTGGACTTGAAAGACATACAGCGGTACAACCAATAACAGCACATGGTCTTGATCCACAAGTCTGTACACAAAGTTTTTGGAGGTCTCCAAGTCCATCAAGTTTTGGGATAGATCGAGTACAAAACTATTGTTATATTTCAAAACCAGAACCAAGTCTACAATGTGTTGCCATGCTGCTACATCCAGGGTCTTTTTGGTTTCCAAGTCTTGATAGACTTCAATGGCCAGCTTTTGTACACTCACCAATATAGCTGTTCTCACAATAAAGTCTGAGCTTTGCGCATAGTCCCCGAAAAAAGTCTCTGTTTGGTTCTGCTCATCATACACGCAAATCTTGAAGAGAGTTGTTTTGGTGGGGCAGGTCTCGATGAAACGTCGATAAAAGACATTTGCACAAAGCTTGTGTGGATGGGGAAACATATCTACAAACTCGGAGCGTGGTATGTTTTTCAAGTCTTCAGGCGATAGAAACCCCAAGTGTGTTTTAAGTTGTTCGAAATGATGCCATTCCTTGAGTGGTATGAGTTTTATGGCAAGGCTCATATGAAAAAGCACTATCCTGTTTATCATATAAAAGCACCATTATGCATCTGGTATACAGCTACGAAAAAAGTTATGGTGGATGGCAGTAATGCCAAATGGACCTTGACTCGCAACTATTACAAGTCGAATCCTGTACACCTGAAGTTCGCTTTCCCTTTGGCAAAAGAACCTACCGAGTCCGAGTCGTGAGTGTCTATGATGGGGATACAGCACAAATAATATTCAAACATGACAACACTCTGTTTCAAATGGCCTTGCGTGTGCTGGGCATCGATACACCGGAGAGACAAAAAACTGCTGGCGTGGTCAAGCAAATGGCCGAGGCGGCACGTGTGTTTGCGCATCAACTTTTGATGACCAGAGGCTGTTTACACTATGCAACCTTTACAGACTGGGACAAGTATGGTGGTCGATTACTGGGTCATTTGCAGGTGGCTTGTCAAAACAATATGGACTTTGGTCAAATAATGTTGCAAAGGGGCTATGCAGTGCCGTATGCTGGAGGTGCAAGACTAAGCAGTGAAGAATGGCAGCAAATAGCCACGAAATGGTCGCAAAGTGGAACACATCCAATTTAATATTTTGTTTCCATTAAACAGCTAAAGGATGAGGTGCTACTTGATCAAATACATCCAACTCGAGTTGACACATCAATACAGTCACTCTCAGACGAATCACCCAATAAAAGAATACCATGATCACATTTCGATGGTCCATTGGTATGACAAAGATCAACTTGTAGGTGATAACCACTGTTTGTATCACCAAGCTGATGAATTGTGCCACAGCCAAAAGTCGCAGCATATAGTACAGGTGCACAATAGTGTGTCGATAGTAGTACGCAGACGACCAAACCAATAAGGCCAGGAACGTGCATAGTCTGAATTCTTCCATGAGTTCAGGACACCTGAATAAAGCCCATAACCCGAGAATCAGCAAGGCAATGCAATCTTGTGTTCCAGCATACACCAGGCAACACCAAATGAAGCTTGTGTCTTTCGATCGAGGCCAACATGGTAATTTACACCGGATCCAAAGTCTGATATAAAGTCAAGATATTGACATAAGAACGAATCTCCCATATATATACACACCCCACAATGTACTATCGAATCACCGCCAAAAAAAACATGAGATGCCTCGAGGAGGTGTGTCGCCACATGGACCTGCATTGCATACTACTTTTGGCATCAACCACCACCACCATACGAAATCGTGTGATGCAGCTGCTGCCATATCTGCAGTGCGAATCAGTGTATACGATGCACCTGAATCGAGTATTCAACACCAAGTTCTCACAGTATGTGCCGCGGATGATTCAACTTTACCATGGGCCCGTCTACACTGTCATGCATTTTACCGGAGAGATCATTGACCTGAGGTTCTTGGGTCGTGCGATTGTTGTGGGGTTACACAAAGGAACTCTTGTGTGGGACACGGACACCAAAAAAAGTCTGCGCAAAATCATGGTCAAGATGTATGTACATCAACACAGTATCGCATGCAAAGCAGACGGATCGATTGTTGTTGCTTATCAAATGTTGGACAGACTAATCATCTGGCACATCAAGGACTTATCCCATATCACCACAATTCCCAACAATGCGCTATTGGAGAAACCTACTCGGGTATCTGATTTCAAAACGACCAAATATCATAACGAGCATGTGTACTGTCTCGGGATCACACACCAGATCACCAAATGTGCATTGAATCCCGAAGGAACCAAACTTGCGTATTTCACGCAGCAACCGTCATTGTATGTATGGGATGGTACATGCACACATACCACCAAGATACACCCCATGTACGCATTTGATCCCATATGCCACATGGTTTATAGTCCGGATGGTGCTTATGTGGTGACGACCTACAATCCCGGTCGAATCTGTATTTGGGACATGCAAAAGATGCGCCTGAATCACACACTTGTGTTGACCGAAGCCTGTGGAATAGACAACATCATATGGAGCCCAGACAGTACCATGATTCTCTACTCCTACTCTGCAAGACTAAACGATCGAGAGTCGATCTATACAGTCATTTGTATCTGGGACATTGTGGACAAATCCGAACATTGGAAAAGCAACAAACAAGGCCTTACAACCGCACTGGCCTGGAGCCCTGATAGCCAAAAGTTTGTCTCCAGTGGCATCAAGTTATTTCTTTGGGACGTCGCAAGTAAACGCGTGACCCATTCACTTACTAAACCTCACGGTGCTTTGGTGGACAAAGTGACTTACAGTCCGGATGGGGAGTCACTGGCTATAAGTCAACTCGACGGAACAGTACACATATATCCAGTGTGTCTTTTTTCTTTACTCTGAGCTTTGGCATACGGTTTATTAAAAGCAGAAATCAAGCCAAAGACAAAAGTCAAAGGTTTTAGAGTCTCTTTTGACCCAGGAAGCAAGTAGGGGAATCGGTCTGTCGTCAATAACCGAAGCTATGTAGTCTGAGAACATCTCCAATTTGATGTCTGCATAGTCTGTCTCGATAGTCAATGAGTCTTTGTGTTTGATTGATTGAAGAGTAAAGCTGGTCGCAGGCCATAATGGCTGAGGGAAACTGACTACCTTTCGATCGGGTTGATGATATTGAGGCAGGACTGTCATTTCATACATTGTGGCAACACCGTCATTTTCACACTCATAGTAATGTTTCTGTGTTTCTGCCGAGTAACCCGCATACTTCAGTGACCAGACCCAAGAAGTAGGCACCGTCGGCACACAGCGCAACAAATGTCTATTGAGGTCTAGATGGTAAGTGTTTGTGCCATCCGTGACATAGTACTCGCCTCTGACCACAGCTTTCAGGCTTAGCATGGTTTTTGGTGTGTAATCATATATGTTTTTGTCACATACGGTGGTGAATGCACATCAAATATTATATACAATCACACTAACACCTATGATATGGATTCGTTGCCGAAGTGGTACGACTGCATTCAGTTTAGAAAGTCCAGAGAGTCCAAGCACCAGTCCCGACGTACTAGACCATTGTGGGTCAAGGCCTATGACACTCAACTACATACATTTTGTTGGATACGCCCCAAAACCAGTCCTATGAAAGTGACATATGATGAACCTTGGACAAGAATAAAGACTCCCAAGCGTAAATCGGTCGGATGGCATCCAATGTCCACTCGCATTTGGATTCATGTGATGGAGCATTAAATGTAGAATGTTTTACTCACACTGTCACATACACAATGGCATCACCAAATTGACTTGTCGCGCCAGCCACGGTATGATGTGGAAGGCTACAAAAAAAATGCTATATTTCGCTTGACGAACAATGGATATGTTTGTCGGGACACGTATCTACAAGTCGTCATGACTGTTTCGTTCTTTTGGCCTTCGAGTCAAGACATGTATCCGCAGGTGTCTCCCGTATGCCACCATTGTTTTGAGTGGACCTGAACCTGTTCCCCTGACCATTGCGAATTGTCGACAAGGCAACCACTATCTATTTCATTCCTATGACTTTTACGTGATACCCCCTGCTGTACCACAATTGGTTTTGGGCGCGCATTTCCATGACAGAGTATATCATTACACATCAAGACACGACATTTATTTTGCCTAATAGACCCCTGCATCCACGGGTTGAATGTTAACGATTAAATAAACTCGAGTAAACTCTGGTTAAACTCCAGTAACAACAAATGAACCCTGATTTGGTGACTCTGAGTGTCCTGCACTCATTGCGTTCAGGGCAAGCTACCTTTGACTGGATACTACCACTTATTCTCACTCTATTCGTACCATGGCTGTTGCAGCTATGTAAGCAAACTCTTCAGAACAACTCCATCGAGCGACATCGGGGCTGGTGTAAGCGTGTGCTAGTTCACAATGTAGTGAAAAATGTCGCAGATGAGTCGTACATCATGACTTCGGATTCGATAACTACCAACCAACTAAATGAGGTCTTGATATTTATTTCCAGTTGTATGGCCAACCTAAGCATACGAAAAACAGCCATGCGCAATGTACTTTTGGGGGGTCGACACCAAATGTGTGTGTATCCTGCGGACGGTATTGAATTCGAAATCTATCCCGGAATGTTTGTCACGGTCGAAACACAATATGGCAAGTCTCCTGTGAATGATACTTGTATTCTTACAGATGATACCAAGATTACTCTGCGAGCAAAAACACAAAAATATATGGATGATTTCTTCGACAAGGTTGCAAAGTATGTAAAAGTCCACGACAGACTCAACGAAAAGAAGCGCTATTTGATGACCCCATATGCGAGCCCCAAGAAAAGCGGTAATATGTTACAAGAGAACAAAGTAGACATTCATTTTCGCTGGCAAGATCTAGTGTATCACACAGACTTTGCGAATTTGTTTGTGCCGAATAAGGCTCAGATCCAAGACCTGCTGGCTCAGTTTTAACACCGCACAGGAAAGTATAGTATCCCTGGTGTTCCTTATAGACTGGGAATTCTATTGCACGGGCCCCCGGGAACAGGCAAGACCTCGATGATTCGTGCGATTGCAAAGGAAACCAATCGTAACTTGGTCATGGTTCCCTTGGGTATGATCGAGACCAACACTCAATTGCAAGATATCTTATCCCTGCGTACCTATCAATTCCCATCAGGCTCGAGTGTGGACCGGACCATATTTGTCCTCGAGGAAATCGACATTTTGTGTCGCGCTGTCCATCTGCGAGACCACGAGTCGCCCAAGACTCCTGGGTGTGATCAGCTTGATTTGTCTGGGTTTCTGGTCGCCATGGATGGTATCGATACCAGCAGTGGCCGCATTATCATCATGACAACCAATTGCCCTGAGGTCTTGGATCCAGCGTTAATTCGTCCTGGACGCATTCATCTCAGAGTGCACCTGACTTATTTGCTGGAAGAACAAGCGCGTGAGCTCGTAAACTTATTCTTTCCTGGGCAACAAGACCAATTAATCTGGAATGCAGACCTTCAGATCACACCCGCAAGCTTACAGGAGTGGTGCATACATCATGAGACCATAGATCAAGTAAATGAAAAGATTTCTCAAGTGCAGACTCGTGGGCCACCTACAGCCTACTTAGCCATCAATTGATAGGCTTGGAAGATTGTAAAAATCACCAAACTAACTCCGATTCCAAGCCAAAAACCTCCTGTCAGAGCCTCATTAACTGGTCGTTTATTTCTTGAATGTAGTCGGTCCAATGTAACAATAAAAAAAATCACAAAACACTCGCCACTTTACTTTGCAACCACCAAATGTCTGCGTAAAACAAGTCATTATCTGCCTCCAATGTCGAGACATGACCAATAGATTGCTGAAGGACAACATTCGAGTGCTTGGAGTGCACCAACTGTCGCAAGCTTCGGTTGTCTCGAACGATTTGTTTACCAGAGTAGGTAGTAAGCACCAGATACTCAAGCTTAGCATGATTGTGCAAAGGAACATCCGATTGATTGCACACCAAATACTGTAGCTCTGGCATATCCAAGACCACTTGTTGGCAAAAGTCCACAACGACCTTGATGGCATGAGGCGCCGAAAAAGATAGAGCTTTGGATTTGCATAGGACAAACTCTGAAGCCTCGATGGTGTAATGACCACTGACTACAGTCTGCACCAAACATAGATAATCCGAGGCTTGGAGAAACAATGAATCCAATATAGTAGGTGTAAACCACTTGATGCGTTGCGCATGTGTAACTCGACCGGCTTGATACTGAAGAATGCCATGTACCTGACGATTACCATCGAGTGTGCATTGCCGCAATACAACCATATGGTCGCCAGTAATTGTATTGAATGCATCCAATGGCACTTCGGTCATGTCACATTCGACAAACATCACCACTCTAGGACAACAAGCAAAAATATTATAGGCCAAGGAGGAAGTGATTGTTATACGTTGAAGACATAACAATTTGTCCGAGTAGGTCACTGTGAATCGTTTTTTGGGTTTGTTGCATTCGATTGTTTGTCGTATCAGCTCAAGGTTCAATGTCATCAGGGGAACGGACTGACTCTGGAGGTGTGTGAATTTACTCTGGACATCCAATGATATAACCCCCAAATAATATCTTGTGATTTTTTTGGTGGCCATGCCTTTTATAAGGACTCGATAATTCGCTCAACATAGAGCACACCAGAGCACTGTCTTCAGGATGGCCGAAAACATCATGTCGCATCACAAATGACCACATCATGTAGCTTCGATTCTTTATCGCCCACAAGATCACACTATGCTGCTGGTGGCAATAGAGGGTCGACGCTGTGTGATATGGTCATTTTGGTGTTGTAACATGTTGTTTTGTCATCGTGGGCAGTGTTCACTGTTATTGTTTCATTCAAGGCAGACAAATAAACTGAAATATAATGTCACAGTGTTTCTTGACTTGTATATATATCAGTAGCTGTAGCTGTGCTATAGCCTAGCTGTAGCCACTGGCTGTCTTGTTTTTTTATGAAACTCATGGTATAAATGATCGCTACCAAGGGGCTTTTTCTATCCCAGCCAACCACGGACAGGATTGTTGTGTATGTATTCGCGACCTCGCGCTTACTTCTTGAAAAAACTGGGATCAACCTCGGGCGCATATATCTCGAGTCTTTCGACAAACCCGGAGAGCCACTACCGTTTCCCGAACACATACAAGTCCGTCAAGGAACTAATTGTTTGCCAGTAACACAAGACATGGTTCTTATCCGACATCTAGAGGAGTGTATGGTGTATGTCCATGGCATGGCTGTTATGCGTCTTTTTCCTGAGTATGTACATGCATACGAACTATTCTTCGCATCCAATTCGTTACCATAACATGTTTATTCTTCATCCAAATAAAGTGTCCAACCATTAAACTCGAATGACTTTTCTCGCATGGTAAACAATTGTCCTGCATGGTACGACCACATGGGGTGTCGCATCCATCCTTTGCCGAAATCAATGGTCTCCAACCAAAACTGTTGCATTCCCTGGCGAGACAACGAGCTGATGCCAATACGTGAAATCGTGTCTGGAATAAGCATGTCCTTTGCAAACTCTTGTGCTGTCATTCCGTGTTCAGTCCCAAAGTCACAAGTCACGACCAAAGAAGAAGTATCCCATATGATAGTACCATTAGGCTCAAAGTGTATTGCTGCATATAGTTTGTCCTGTCGTGCCTGGAATACAACACGCCATAGTTTTGATCCCTGATCATCGGTCGTGGCAAGAGGATGATGCACATGATGAATGAGGTGGTGTAGGAGCCATTGTTCGATTTCTTGTACTTTAGCATCGGGTGTCAACTGCATGACAACAGCGAAATCGACCCCGCCTGTTGTCTTGCTGCCATATTCGACTTTAGAGAGTGGCAATGTCATTTATTACGCATCACAATAGTCTGCCGTCTAATAAAGTGATTGGATAGATATTAGTAGCATAGGGTTTTAGATATTGAATATGGTGTAGTACTCATGCGAAATGTCACCCCAAAGACCTATGTGCAGACCACACTTGGGATCAACAGTATAGCCTTTGGCACTCAACAAAGCACGAAGATCTTCTACTTGCTGCATTTGCTGCTGCTTCAGACTCAAGTCCGGTGTCAGACTCAAGTCCATATTGTCACTCAGGGTCACATCAAAGCCGTATATGACACCAACACCAGCGAATTCCTCGGAGCGCCCTATGGTGACACTGGTCCAATACCATTCACAATTCCATTTAGCATTCAGCTGATTTGGACAAAGAATAGTGTCATTGTTCATGACCTGAAAGCCATAGACGATATTTGCTTCAACCCAATTACCCATGTGCCTATTGAGTAGATATCTATAGATAATAAAAACAAAAATCTTTGTTTTTCCCCGAGACTTGTTATATGTCTCATAGTACACACCCTACACCACAATGATATCCGGTACACTATACGGTTGGACTGCAGATGATGTTCAACACAAACTGTGCTCATGGAAAGCTCATTGGGACATTCACTATTGGATACTGGAGAATGGTGATTGGCGCGGATTGTATCGAGAACCGACTGGCCTCATGACCATATCACATTGCATGGTACAACAACTAGTCCAATTATGCAACAATATACATTCAGACCCAAGTAAAGCTCAGGAACTAATATGGTCCATGCTATTGTGCCAATCCTACTATGACTCGATTGATACGACAGTCAAGTTTCTACAAAACATTGACTGGTCTCAGTATACTCGACTGGAGTATTCCTGGTTGGAATAGATGCATGTGTAAACTCTTGATATTTTTTTTCCTTGTTTGCCATGACCAAAAAAAAGTGGTGGGTGCGGTTCTCATGGACACATGGGACTTGATTACAGCAACTTTGGTGTACTCTGACTTGAGTCATCTAAAATGGACTTGTCGTTACATGTACCGTATGGTTTCTGGTATACACAACAATGATTTTAGTACAGAACGTATTGTCCGAGCTTCGTTTACAGAGTGTGTAGACGAGCAACAAAACAGAATTGGCAATGCACATTTCTTGGGCTGCAGTGTCAAAACCACACTAGACTGGTTGGTTGCACATTGTACTTCCTTTCCGATTGATGGTGTACATCTTCACGGAGTCTCACCAGACATTCAATCACGAAATCGAGGTTGGACCTTTATGACTCGCGGGACCGTTCGGCCAGAGGATGTACATGGCGTTCGGATGTTGTCTCTTAGTTATTGTCAGTGTCATTCGACTCTGATGGAATTCTTGGAGCAGACCGAATGTCAACACTATCGTTTGGAAGTCATGCAGTTTGATTACATCATTATTGGATACTTGGAGCTGAGTGAGCGTACGACGCAAGTCACATTTGATCGAGTCAAGACAGATAAAGACTTGCCATTGATGTATCATGCGAAACACCTAACCCTACTGGGCATGCGAATCGACTCGGATTTACTAAAACACCTAAGCCTAGTGTCGCAAGTCAAGCATTTGTGTTTAAAGTATTGTCATGTAGTCGCCACACATGCTGTCTCTTTTGGTCTGGAGACCCTGGAATGTCACACGGTCACTTGGCAGAGACCCATCAAAGACATCTTTCCGATGCTTGGAAACCTTGTGACAAATAATATACGAGACATTCAAGATGCACCCAAGGTAAAAAGCCTGACCTGGGTGGACTCGATGTCGACTCGCATACAGAAAAGAAAGTTTGGATCATTTCGACTTGAACATTGCATTCAACACATTACAGCTTGTATGTCGTACATGGATACCTTGGCCTTGGCATGTACTCACTCTAACCTACGTTTTCTCATGTGCACCATGCCGATAGACCCGACACTGCTACAATTTGATCTACCTCCTCGATTGGATTCTGAAGTCGACTTGCAAAGATTACCTCGAATATGTTGCAATCATATACTTTTCATGATTGATACTTCAGCGCAAACAGAAGAGCATCAATGGTTGGACCTGTATCAAAAGTCAGATCGAGTGGTGTTGTCTATGTGGTATATATCGAGTTCGACTCCTAAACCAGAGTCACCATTATGGGCGAAAAAAACCTTTATGACCGATTGTTATGTGCCATTATATTTGGACAAAATACGGACCGAACATCTTGTCATCACCAAAAGTGTATTGAAGCCCGAATGGATACCGCTACTATCAAAAACACAAGCCACACAGATTACCGTAGAACACTGTACCATGCAAAGCTAGTATTTGTTCCTTGGTGAAAATTTTATCCAAGTCAATAAAAGCAAAATGTCCAGCAAACGTGAATCTATTTTAGAGCTTGAGAAGACGGCATTAAAGTTGGTCGAAAAGTACCAACGAAGCAAAAATGTCTCAGACTTGGCTAATTTCGCCTCGACTATGGATGCCATCAACAATCTTCTAGCTGATAGTATGGCAGCACGAGACATTCTATTTCGAACTGTCTATAGTCCGTACCTGAACACACAATACATTATAGCATACATTGATTATCTTACCAAACTATCGGAATTAAGCAAAAACCGGAATTTCGTATACTACATTGCCATCGGCGAAGATCTCACAGATCAACAAGTACATCCAAAATATATGGACGATACCCGCCGGTCACCACATACCTATACCCATGTGTTGGATTACTCGAAAACAAATCAAGATATCAGCCATTCAAAGCACAATGTGCTGTATTGGCCAGTGTACGTATATCTGTCATTACATGATGATATGCCTCTCATATTTGGCTTGATGTACCTTTTACTTGATCCTTTGACCAATCTTGCTAGAAGTAATCACGTTATTTTTGCCTACTTTTGTGATAGCCAAAGACATGTTGGGCTATGCTGGCTGAAAAATCACCTTTCTACCGACAAATTCATGGTATTGTATGGCAATAGGTCAGACACACATATTGTATTTCGCAAACCATTCAAATATGAAAGGTACAGTAATTGGCTATCTGTTCGTAGCTATCATACCGTAGATACATTATTCGAGAACCTATTTACTATGTACTATGATACTGAAATGAATTTTGAACCCATTATTCTTGATATCACTTGGGCCCGAAGGATTGAAAGAATATTGGAAATCCGACCAAAAAAACTTGGTGGATCAACTTATCAAGAAAACCCAAGGCCTAGATACCACTGAGATTTACAAACAAGACCGCCAAACATACTTTAGCTGGCATAATCTGTCAGACTACATTATTCAATTCGACTATCCATTTCTAATGTACGATACTTTTCTTTGGGATTTCGGTGCATATAATGTCCAGGAATTGTTGTTTCTCAAATCCTGGGTGCTTCGAGGGGTCAATATATTCAATGGCATGCTTAGTGATATACAGTATTTGTTGTGCAACGATCAGATCACTAAAATACCAGTGCCTCGGTTGATGCTATACACACAATCTTACATGCCGCGGATCAAAGTGCAGATAATAAAGACCATTCACCAGAATATCCATCTGGCACGAATTCCAAACACACAAACAGAACCCGATGCAAACATACAGGTGTCGATTTTTGTGCCCAATATTATTCTGCCAAAATACCAGGTGGTCTTAATAGGTACTCTAAGAGAGAATCAACTGGTGTATGACCAACAAAATTGATCGGTTTTATTTTCCATGTATACCAAAGGTCTGTCATGTCTATTATATCTATACTTTTCTTTTCCATACATGGATACGATTCCAGTAGATGTCTTGCGGTCCTTTTTGGTCAATAAGTTTTTCTATAAGCGCGAATACATTGAATACAAACCGGATCTAGCTGTGTGTCGCGATGACTCTAATCACTTTGATGCCATGATAACTCAAATGCAGAAAAATGGTCTGAGACTCGACTTTGGTCTGGGGCCTCAAAAAGTGAGACCTGCAAGCGAGCACTCACATGATTGTGATTTCTTGGTCATTCGCTCTTTGAGTGAACTTAGCCAAGTCAATGATTGGTATTATCGATACACAAACCAAAAATGTCGATGTGTGAAACTAAAACCCCAACGACAACCAAGCTTGCTGTATGCACTACTCAAAGACGAAATGGACAAACTACTGGCCTTATCGCCGGACCAAGGGGCAGTGCAACTCTTTGACCTACACTATGAGCACTCATTGAAGCCTATTCATGTTTCGTACCCAACGACCATTGCTGCGTGGCAAAAGGACAAGCTTCATGTTTCAGAGAAGCCAGTGTGGAGAACCAAACACCCATTGTCTTATTGTGCTTTCATCTTGGAGACTTGTGGGCCACTCGTGACCTTGTCCGAGGACCAACAGTCCGATGTTAGAGCACTCATTGTTTTTCCCAAGGAATCTTTACCCAAGTATATCTAATAAATATCCTTAACTATATATAACTATATATCCAAGTTGCAATTGATGTATGGGAAACATCCCTGAAATAATAAAATGGCAGAGAGTTTTTCTTTTGGGGCGTCAGAAATGAGACTAGACTGTTTGTCGCAAATATTAGACCTCTTGGACCTGTCTACTGTGCTTCATCTGTTCTGGACCCATACTCGGATACGTGCAAGTATACCATGCTGCTTACGACAAACCTATCGCATAACCTATCGACCTCATCACATGCCCCCCAGTCTGCTGTTTCTGTCTACTCGTTTGTGTGTACAACATGAAGACATTATCGAGCCGTCAGACTTTGACCTCATGCAACCATATTATCCCAACAGTCCGTGGTTTCTCAAGTTTAGCAAGCCTATACACACAATACCACAATTACATCGAGTCGATCTATTTCAGTGCCTTTTGACTGATCAGTGGATGATTGATGCTCTGCAAGATTGTCCCAGTATCCATCTATGGATGTGTACCATTGCAGTACCGAGTCTTTTGGTTTGGTCCAAAGCAACAACCATTCGGATCTTGCATTGTGCCCTAAATGTAAGGGTAACCATACCGGCGGTATCTATTATGGTCATTGAATCGCCTTTGGAGCAGTACTCTCTAGTTGATGTGGGCAGACCTACTGATGTATTACACCTTTGGTTTCATGAATGGAATATACTCGATTCTATTCACCACATACTAACCAAAGTCTCGAATGAGTTGCGTCTGACTTGTTGCCAAACTTCGACCACGGGTGTATACACATTGCCGCCACTGGTGTGTGGTACACTACTCTTACAGCACAGTGGTCACCCTCTTGGTTCGAGAGGTGTGGTGCGTTTGGAAGACACTGTGCCCAACCTAGTGGTGCATTCCTTGATGGTGCTTGGATCGCACACACACATATGGCAAAAGGTGCATACCCTGATGATGCGGAATGCCATGATTGATGCAGGACCACTTATGTTTCCACAATTACGCGAGTGTAATGTCGATGTTCTGTGGAATCACTATCACGACATGCCGCTCCTCAAAAGATTAGTGGTGGTGACCTCGGGCCATCACTACATGTGGTGTCATCGACTCCCGAGTTTAGAGTATGTGGAAATATGTCAAGACACACTTATTGGATGGTCCGAGTGCCCGAGTCTGAAACAAGTTGCTAGATTGGACACCAAGAGTATTGGGAGAATGCCCATTTCGAATGGTTCACACAAATGGGTGGAGGCATGGTTCAGAGTCTGGAACACCTTTTCTGTCAAATCTTTATTGTGATTGAAGTGAGTCTTTGAGTAAAGTTGTATTTGTTTTGATTCGAAAATATGCATTTCAATGGTTATCAAACATGGTCTCAATCGGTCTCAAATGCTTGTCCAGTGAATGTGCACACGAATGCGACATTCACGGAACCATAGTCACAGTGCAAGGAAGCGAGATCATCAAGCGTTTCAAAGATATTCCGATCGAGCTGGACGCACACTTCAAGAAAAGATTTGTGGCCTACAAGGCCTGCAGCATCGAAATCGGAACCATGTGCCTGGAGTCTTATCCATGCAAGCATAACTGTGTGATCTATTATGAAAACGGCGAAAAAGTCACCAAAATGTTGTCGGGCAGAGACATCTGCGACTTTTTCTATGATTCCTTGAGCGAATACGGAAAGGCTCATTTCAACTATCTTCGACCAGATTCACCGGAATCGCTTACCAAATGATAGGTGTTTCTGACTGACTGACAAGGAAAATAGTTATGTCTTCAGTTGTTTGCATGAAGTAGTACTAACCCTGCAAGTAAAAGTATATCTGCATGTGGTTCAATTATTTTAGCAAAGTCCAAGTGCAGAGACTCGAGATGCCAATTGAAAAGCTAGAGCCATCAGCCGAGTCCATTTATTCACAATAAAATGTTGTCTAGGTCCAGATACAAAAGCTCATCCAAGGACACTAAATGTAAAATATGGTCCTGATATTCATACAAACTGGTGCAGATCAAGGCGACATGACACTGGCGAGTGTCCCAGCCGAGTTGAGAGGCTGTTTGTCGAATGTCGTCTAAATGCAGTGGCTTGGAGGTCGTTTGCAGGCGTTTTTTGCAAACCACGCGATAATAGTGAAGTCCATAAGTCAGACCATCAGAGAATCTGTCTGCATGTACCAAGTGAGCGAGATACCAATCACATAAGATATCGCACATGCAGGCGGGGGTATATATACCAGTTGGTGATCCAAAGTCATAAAATCTTTTGACGGAGACATCATGGATGTCTGGCATGGCGTGATGACGACCCTGACATTCACGGATCTGGCACATCTCAAATGGACTTGTCGCCGGTTCTTTGACCTGATCTCTGGTCTGTCTGATAACGAGTACAGTGTCGAACATGTCTTGAATGGAGTATATCCGATAGACCTGATGCGCAATCGAATTGGTAACGCGTATCATACCGCCTTTCGAGTACACAAACCCGAACACTTACAGGCCGCACTGTCGTTTGATATACCGATTCATGGCCTCGAATGGATGGAGGAAGCAGAGTGCGATGACTATGTCAGCTTGATTCGTCGAAACAGGGGTTATTTGGGCTTCACTGATCAATTTTTCGACACCATACACCTTGGCCTAGTCGATGGGATTCAAGAGCTCAATTTCACCATGTGCAGTCTGAATATGTCACTCAAAGATCTGTTGGCCAATACGAACAGTACAAACTATGGATTCAGGATGGTTACGTTCACCAACAATGACCCCGACATCTCGAAGCTGCATCTATACAAACGCAAGACCACCTTTACATTCGATGAGGTGGAAACAGACTCGACGATTGGCATGGAATACCTGGCACATGCCAGTGAGGTCCATCTAGACACTGTGCACCCAGTCGACGACACATGGCTCGAGTCGATGAAGTGTGTCAAAACGCTTCATTTGATGCATTGTTATGTGAGCGCGACCAAGCCCAAGACAGTCGAGACCTTGGAGCTGAAATTGGTGGTTTCTATGCATTCGATCTGGGATATCTTTGGGGATGTGCAGCATTTGATTGTGTATGAGAGCATCCAGTGGAAGTTCTTCAGTCATCTCAAGACTTTGACTCATCACGATCAGTTTGATTACACTATCCAAAAGAGACGTTTTGGAGCGTCGCCCTTCCTGAAGCACCTGGACCTTGTGCTGCCATACTTGTCTTTTCGCGACATACATGAAATGTCATGCACTTGCTCTGACCTACGTTTTGAATTGTACACCAAGAAAATTGCCTGGTCCAAGTTGGAATTCGACGAACCGAGTCGCGAATTCACATGCATGGACACACGTATGCCACGAATATGCTGCAATCGAGGGCTTTACAGAATCCACATTCCCTCTTGTGTACCGCCACAGCAACTCAAGCTGGTGTATGCACACCAAGATCGTATATCGATTGATACCATGCACATTGTAGACTCGACCCCTGTTCCCAGTCACCACATCCGAGTCCAAAAGGTGCTGTTTGACAGCCTGCGATCACTTGGTGCACATTTATCCAAGGTGCTTGGCAACTCTTTGCACATACACAATTGTCTACTGAAGCAAGAGCATATACGGCTGTTGATTCTGACCAATGCCGAAGAAATACGATTGACTCAGTGTCGATTTTATACAGATTCTCGCAAAACTCTGGAGCTGTACCACTACCAAAATGGAACCACTATCATTGACAATCGCCATCAATTGGCTCCCAAACGCTGGATGTTTTTAATAACATTACGCGCACAACAACACCTGGTGGTCAGGTCCTCAAAGCAGTGACAGTTTATTTCCCCAATGCCACATTTGGTACGAATCATCGTTGTTTCCAAACAAAACAGGACCGAATTGGTCACAATAAACAATTCTGGGCTTATCTTGGCTGTCCGTGCTGATGGGATATTGCGTGTCAGGTGCCAAGGCCATCTTGCACACATATACTGTCTGCAAACTAGGATGATGGTACAAAAAGGCGTGCAGAGTATTAGAGATTTCTATGGTGTGTAGTCTTGGATTATCGCTTGCGTAAAAGCTTTGAACCTCATCTGACAACATACTCAACTTTTCGAGAAACGGCATACACTTGATTGGCTGCAAATAGCTGTTGCTATAGACATACAGCTCGCGTAAGTTTACAAGACTTGTGTACTGTGGCACTGGCATACTCAGTTGACTGTGACACACACACAATAAAGTTAAAGAGTCTAGAGTCTGATGTGTGTGTACATGACTTGTGTACAAGCACAGTTTCTCGAGTTTGAGGTCAAATGCTGCATTGAGATTGATGTTTGTCATGCTTATCTGCTTGGCTTGGAATCGAGCGACCTGCTCTGAATGTGGATTTTGTATCATACAATCCACAGCCAAATGGTCTTTGACATCACTGATGAGCTCGGGGTTATCAGACCAATGTACCATGTTTATATTCCAGTGTCTATAGTCCCCAGATTGCATAGGATGTATTTGGCACACATTCAAGTCGAGGTCCAATTGTGGCACAGCAGGCACATCAATGCGATATTCATAGGTGCACATTGACATTCCAATGGTGGTCAGAGACTGCAGTGACCTCCAATCTTTGACGGCAATGTGACAGGATCCTAATAAGACATGTGTACATTTCGCCATGGCGTCCACCATCCATTGGTGTTGAAACGCAAACAAGTTTATATACAACCATTCAATGGGTCGTTGGCTTTGAGGTATGATATTGTGTACAAGCATACATATACGACTATTAGGGTAGGTGTGATCCATACACTGCCAATCCGCATTGGCCACAAACACGCGCAAATTAGGTTCGATAAAGGTCAAGCTTTTTGGCACTGGCTTGGTATCAGCCACAATATTCAGGATTTGAGTAGACCGGTGACCCTTGACCAGGTCTCTAATTGATGTACAGGTACCGGACATATGAACCAAGTCGTCTACATTTAGGTTGCACAGGATATGGTCGAGACAGTCACAGACGACCATGCTTTATTGGCACACTAATGAACCCCCAAACCACCAAACATATAAAACCACATGAAGCATACTATACATCACACAGTTTGCAAACAGGGTGTATAGACTGGCGATCCACATGCCATTGATAGTCTGTTGCAGACCATATTGTACACAAGGCACCTTTACATACAATCTGTACTTGCAATGGTTCTGAGATTCTGTATGTCTGTGGCTGATCATTCCATGGCACATACATTTCGACCTCCATTGTGTGACCAATGCGCTGAACCACATAATCGAGTAATTGCCACGAATCATAGGTCCGAATGTCGTGATCAATTTGCACACGTATCCAGGTGTCCTCGCGTAGTTGGGTGCGTATGATAAAGCCCGATATTTGTGGAACTTGCACCTGAAACCGAATAGAGTTGCCCAGTGCCCGACACACACGTGTTTGGAGTGTCTTGGTTTGAAGGCTAGCCATTTCCCACTTGTCCAGTGATCTGGACTTGACCAACAATCGCGGGGCACATTGACTATATACCCTTACTGCACAAGGCTCAGCCAGTAAACATCGTGGTATAGTCCATGGTGGCAGCACATACGTTGCGGGTAGAAGGGACGAACAGCCAATGTATTCAAGCGGTACGTTTGCCAACACGTGATGACCGTCAGTAAGCTCGACTATTGCTTTGGGGTCCTTACATTGAATGGATACCACTTGTAATTGATGTTGGCCACAGTCCAGAATAAACTCATACATGCCGGGAAACACACTTTTCGAGTCGAGACGAATGTATTGTTCCATCTGTTTGTGCTAGGGAAAAAAGTGCACACACAAAAAAAAGAAATCACTCTAAAAAGTGCAAGCCAGATTCAAGCACAGTATGGTTTTGCAATAAATCGTCCATATCTATCCATGGCAAATCTAATTGGGGGTCGGTCCAATCCAGAGTCTGCGCCGGGGTTTGTGTATGGTGTGTGTATCCAAAGTAGGCTACCTTGGATTCGATTCGTGGTTTGGTGATTCGGGGCTTGCCTGGTACTGCGCCAGCTGGCAACTGTATCAACTGACTTGGTACCTGAGGAAACACAACCTTACAAAAAGCCAAAGGATTTGACCTCAAGGTCCAATCTTCTTTTAGTGCTGGCGAGCCCATGGTTGGTGTCTCATTGCAGGGTTTGTCTTCCGGTATGTCACCATAATGTTTTTTCCAGATTTGAGCCACGACATAACTTGCATGCACCATATGGTTACGCGGCAAAGCAAAAAGCAATCGAGTGTGACATGGGTAACATCGACATCCTACAGGTTCCTTTAGCTTCCAAATGTTCGGCAAGGCCAGGACGAAATCCTCGAGATTATTGATGATTAGCAGATCAAAGTCAAAGTGATTGCAAAAAGAGTCCAATTTGTGCTTCTCGGGGTCTAGGACCTCGGCCGAAATATTCAGGTTCTCAAAGAATAAGGCACTCATAGGACGACCACAAACAGCAATGTCTGTGTTACCATCATGTCTGTTGTATAGTAAGCTGTACCAAACATACGTATCTAACGGTATCTGTATGTGTGTCTGAGAGTCTATATCCATGGTTATATATCCACAATATATAATAACCATTGTTGTTTGGATGTATGCATAGGTGCCGGTTCAATAGGACATCTATTTTTTTTATTAGGGTTTCTACATTAGAGTTTCTACACACACCATGTCTACACACACCATCAAGTTTTTGGATGGTGAGGCCGATTTACACAAGGTACCCGGAGACCTCCTGTACATAGAGTCCATCGAATTCGATTATCTCGACCTAACCCTAGGGTGTGTTGTACTGACTATTCACGATGTGGTCCTCAAGATTCCCATACAGAATTGCCCGGTCATTGGCACAAACACTATCAGTTTTCCATGGTACCAATATGCCGCCTTTGAATCCATGGATCAGTACCTACCGATCTTTGCCCTGACTCATAGTCCTGTTTCGATCGAGGCTGATGGCTTAGTACCGCTCCGAGTCACAGTAACAAGTCGTATGCTGGATTTGGAAAAACGCAGACAATACCTGGCGAGTCCTATAGCCCTGACGGTCAAATATACTGTCCAGAATGGTTTTGTGTCCAATACCAAACTAGAACCTTCTCTTGTTCTAGACCTTCTCTAGTATTTTAAGATGTTTTCGCACCAAACTCGGTCAATAAACGCTCTATATACATTTGCGAAGTTTCGTCTTCCTGTTTGTCAATGCTTATCGGACACTGAGATTTGGTAAACACTTCGCCAATGGATGTTCGCAGATGGAATGCCATACAATCGGCTGTTGGGCCACACACCATCATGATACTAAAGTCAATAAAGGCAATCTGCCCATGAACAATGTCATAGGTCCAGGTTTTGTCAAATAGGCGAAAAGACTCGGTTATTTTTCTTGGGATTGGGCGATGCATGATGTTGCCGAAATGCAAATCATAGTGACACAAAGTACTTTGCACCATCAATTGCAGTTGAATCACCAAAATTTGCAGGTACACATTCAGATCTATGGTATTGTTTTGTGCATACACTTTCATCAGCTGACTCGATTGTTTGAAATAGGGCATCTGCAAAAAGCAGCACATATTTCGACGACTGTTTGTACGCTTGTAGGCAGAATCGTAGACAAAAAAAGGCAAGGTTTCACAAGAGGACATGTAAGCCGCATACGGCACCATGACTTTTTGTTTGGTCTGTGTGTCCAGTTTCTCGAGCAAAATTCGACACAGCGATTGTTCACGTATAAATGTCTCTGCATCAAACATTATCTTCAAAACCGAATCCCGGTTTCGCCCACAAATGTACGTAACGCCATCTACACCATAGCTCAGCTCGGATTTGTTGCTACTGTCTATGCGATCTCTACCGTAGTACACAAATGGCTGCATTGGCTGCGGACTCCACTTGACCATGTCGGATCCCGTGTAGGTGCCCTGGGACAAGAAATCGGTGTTTATGTTGGTGGTACACAGCATCAATTGGCGATAGAATTCAGGAAAGTCCTCCGAGTCCGGGTAACTGTAAGTGTGCTCAGTTGCGGCATACAATATATGCAAACTTTTTGTGAGATGATAGGACCCCTCATTGATTACCTTTGGGACTAGTCCCAGTTCAATCAATTGCAGATGGGATTGCTGTATTTGCTGATATAGATCATATTGTTTGGAGGAATCAGAGAAAATGTGACAGTCTGATAAACGCATACTGGAGGTCTCTGGATGGTTCATATTATCGTTGGTCTCGTATACCCACACGACACATTGTTGGGCTTCGGGTACAAACTGATTTTCCAAGACAGTCAGTGTCCTTGTGTAATCAGGGCAATTTGCCAACCGTTTAAACCCCAAGGGCCTCAACAAATGAGACTTTTGAGTCGGTGATTGATGATAGGCACAGGCGTATTGAGCTTGTCGTGCATGGGATCCAGCGTCCAAGTGGTTGAAGTGATATGGTTCCTCATAAGCATCTTCAATATCCATTCGCAATGTATAGGTCAGTAATTCCCGGGACACTGGACCGTATGGACCAAGTTTAAGGATGTATGCAGTGTTTGGAACGCTATATACATCACTATAAACATTACGATAAAGCAATTGTTTGTGTCTCATCAAATCGTCCAGTGGCACATCACGGTACCAGTGCTCGGATTTTGTTGCTAGCATAATGGTGTCATCAAGATAATCTTGTCTATAGGTATCATCTAAACGAGGTCCTCTGATGGCTGATGTTTGTACTTGTATACTTGTTTCCCATGTGTCCGAGTCCGAAGAGGTTGCCCAGGTCTGGAGTATAATCTGTTCTATCTCACTTGGCTCGACCGTCAGAAGCGATTTAGCCATTTTGACGGTACGACCCGGGGGTGAAATCGAAGTCGACAGTACAGAACGCTTCATCGAATTTGATAGTACAGGACGCTGCACAAGTGACCAAACAAGATATAAAAAAAAAGACTAATTCCAGGCTATAATGTGCCAATTGCTTGTCAAGACATGATCACAGGGACCAGCTAATTTGGTCTCGGATTCGTCTACTATTTCATATACCTTTGCCGAATGCGACAAGTCTCTCAGATGTTTCACATACACAGTCGGGATCTTTCGCTGACAATAACACAAACAGCGCAAAACATCAACTCGATCATATTGCCGATGGACTAGTTGCGTCTGAATGTCCGACAACATCGAGTTGAATATTTGAAGACCCTTGTCGATCCAGTCGCGGTCCAAATATCTGAGAGGAGGCGTCATTGGAATCAGATACGGTTTTGCTGGCCCGTATATCCATTTCGGCTGATAGCTGACAATCATGGTCGATTGCTTGTAGGGGCTTTTGAAAAGTGTCCGATCTACGACATCGGGTCGAAAGTCGGACACTAACTGTAATATTGCCTGGCGATCGATGTTGCGTACCAGACCTTCGGGTATCTTGGTGCGTTTACTGATAGGCTTGTATGGATTTTCGAGCCGGTCCTCGAGTTTAGACCAGGTGTCTAGACAATAAGTGTACGGAAATTTTTTCAACACATACGAAATCAGACTGACATTGTCATCGAGATCGATGTTCAGGGCAGTCATCAATTCATGGGACTCTTGTGGCTTTGACACATCTTTGTCTAGGTGTCGGTAATACAAATTAAAGTCGATCGGGTGTTGAATCACTGAAGCAAAACCGGCCTCAGAGTACTCGATCAAATGAGTAAAGTCGCGAGTAGGCATTTTGTTTTTGAGAATGAAATGATTTTCAACCGGAATTAGCTCTCTTGAACACAGCCGCCATATCACTTGATGTACCTGCACTACATTTAGTAGGACTTTTGATAATTGCGAGCTCAAATTTACTTCAATAGTCGATTCGCCTGTCAGAAAGGAAAATTTTACTTTAAATCTCTGCACATTATGCGGTGTTGGAACTTGGTAAGAGGCCGATATGGTGGCAGAAGTTTCGAGAACAAAATGATGAAACTTATAACCGGCTAAAAATGATGGGGTCGTAATTATGTCTACGGGGTTGTGATCCACTGTCACAAGAATAATGGTACGTGTTTCTTTGACTAGTTTCTCCAATGCGCGCAGAAACAGCAAGGTAGATTTTATTTCTTGAAAGGATATTTTAGCCCCTGGCAAGTCTGCAATTTCGGGTATTTCCTCACGCGAGTCCTCAAAGTACTTGGACCATTTTGCATGGAACCAATCATTTTGATGTATGGTGGGAATTCCTATAAAGTTCATCTATGCCAAATAAAGATAAATATAATAAATAAAGTGTATTTCAGGTCTTAGATTTTACACATAGAAATATGGTCTGACATCTACACCCCCCGAGTCAATAATCAATTTACAATCCGAACGTTCATAGAAGACTCTACCGATAGCCTTGAGGTCATGTACAAACAGTTTTATATGGCGACACCCTGCGATCTCCTCGATCTCTCGAACCGGGATACAACTAATTTTGTTCGGTCCAATAGTAGACACCCATGAGGATTCTGGTCCGACACTTGAATGTTGAATTGGTTGTTGAGGATCTCGACATATGTCCATCTGGAACGTTTCTCCGTTCCATTCAGGCAACAGAATATAAGCTGGTTTGTACAGGTGTATCGCCGAAGCCACCTGGGGTCGTCTTTCGTCAGGCCAATAGAAAGGCATGAATGTGCTTTCTGATTGTGTGTCACTTTGCTTCAGACCCTGTACTTCATAAGGAACATCTGCATGGTCTTGTAATAGTAGTCCCAGTGATAAGGATAAGTGACCAGCCCAACGACCGAAATCGAGACCTTTTGGTCCGAATAATTGACACAAGTCGACAGAGTAAGTGATCTTTTGGTCGTTTGTGGTGGTGGTGTGCAACATCCGAACAATATCGAGATCCATGATAAAGTCATCGGAACTAGTTTTGAGTCGCAAATAACCAGTGACATCCAGCTTAGTGGTAAACACAATTTTCGTCCACACAGCCAAATGGTCCGCCTCAAAGCGATGTACGCGCGGAAAATAATGGCGCAAAGAGTACTTTGGGACATGCTTACAACACATGACACACATTACAGCTTTTTCATTGGGCCATGGTGCAAGATTGAGTGTTCGCAACACTTCGGGAGACACATCCAGGCCACAAAAAGATTGTTTTGGTTCCAGACCACAAAAAACACATATGCTTGTCATACCGTTCAGTATACTTGGTTCCAGGCCAAGTATATAAAGTCATATTCAAAGATTTCAATGGCATTCTTTTATATATAGTAGACATAGTATGTAGGTACTGCATAGAAACTTAGGGTGTATCCCAAATGAGCCGTAACCATGAAGACTGGGTGTATCTCATCCCAGGTCATCCAATGAATCAATTACGCATTGGCAAAAGTTTGGGCAAGGGGATGGAGGGCCAGGTGTTTGAGGCTACCGTAGGGAAACGCAAATATGCCTTGAAGCGTGAACGAATTGCCAAACAGTCTCAGGTGTTGCAACATGAGATCAGTTTCGCAGAAACGTTTGCCAATAAACAGACCTCGGGCTTTATGCACTTGTATGCCTATCGCATTGTCAAAGACAGCACGTGGCATCTTCAGCATTCCAAAATCAAGGCCGAAAAAGCTATCAAGTTTTTGGAGAAACGGGATCGATTACCGTATGTCGTAGAAAAGGTCTACACTTATGTCGAGCGTATCAAACATGAATCTGGCCCCATTGAGTTTGCTCTTCAGATGATTGCACTGATTCAGCGAATGAGAGCAGCCGGATGGGCACATCGGGATTTACATTTCGCTAATGTGGTGTATTCCGCCAAAGGACCAGTGGTTGTAGACTACTCTTTAGTCGTACATAAAAATCAGGTTTCTGCGACTACCTGGCAAAAGAATTGCAATGACTACATGTTTATTCCCAACTATCTGATTTGGTCGGGGTTGTGGGCCTATATCAACAAGAAGCAATTAGATGTTCCTCCGTTTGCCGAATGGATCGAGTATTTTAAAAGTCACAAGCAAGAGTGGCGACGGACTGTAGACTTGATTGCAATGTACCCTAAACCAGTCAAAGAACCTCGAATCATCGCCAGTGTCGGAGCTATTGTCTGGCCAAGGCTACACCAAGACTTTGTTCTCAATGAGCACAAGAAGACACTTTTGCCTATCGAGAAGGCAGTAAGTTTAGAAGTCTATGCACAAATTGTAGCAGCAGCTTATCACACAGACCACAAGACTTTAGTCATGTTACTTGAAGCCAGTAAAGTCTAAGTATATTTTATTGCCGATGTTGGGCCACACCTTCACAGTATTCGGATTCAATAGACCCAAACACAAGTGAACACTGATAACAAACATAGTTGGTGTGATGACACTGTGAACACAAAATAGCCCGATCACATTGGCCACTACAAACCACACATAGTCGACTAAGATCATCGAATCGTAGAATGCGTTTACGCGACTCGTGTTTGTGATAGCAGGTATCACACAGCAGGACCGAAGTATCGCCAATCATGGTATAATAAGACCCGTCCTCATCACATGTCTTGACAGCACAAGTCATTCTCAGTATTCAGAACACTATATTATTATTCGCCAGATGTCTTTGGATGCATATCGCTCGGTACTCGAGTATCTTGGTGTACAAGACAAATGGTGCTTGTTTCAGACATGCAAGCGTATGTCTTTGCTGGTACATCCCAAGCCCAAACCAAAGCCAGATGTGATCAAGATTGTGCATCAAACCATCACCAAGACTTTGCTGATGCAACTACGAGATATCGAGTACCTACACTTGGATCAATGTGTGTTCGAAACACATGACCTGCAGGTGTTGCAAAACCACTCCCTGACCATTACCAGTGCCAAAGTGTCTCGAGATTGCAAGTTACAAGTCGGCTATCATCCAGCGGTTCAAGTATGTCTCGATCAGGTCGAACTACAAGTGGCTGGTGATCGATGTGTGCTGTCGTCAGAGTTGCCTACGGGTATTGTACCGGCCATTCACCAATGTAGCGGCGAATTGGTGTTGTCGGGAGACCCAGATTCTTTGTGGGGTCTGGCCTTGCTAGATGAATTGTCTTGTCGAACGTTGCGATTATGGCTGTCCGCGGAGACTGCTGATCTTTGCTTGACCCTGATGAACTGTCCACGACTATTGGTCTTGGAGTGCAATGCTGCTCGATTGCGTATGCCTACAGGACTACACTTGCAGTTACAGACCTTGTGTTTACATGCAGTGCAGGCAATCTACCTGAGGTCTATTGTTTGGCACGTTTATTTTCCGAGTCTGGAGCACTTGACCTTGCGAATACTTGGTTACAGTCATATACACTTGTCGGATTTGTCGAAACTTCAGACCTTAAATGTGCGTGGTTCTATCACTTTGAATGTTTGTCACCATCCTTTATTGAACCGAGTCTGGGTTTCTTGTTTACTTGGACTAGACATATGGGATTGTCCCGACTTGTATGCCATTCAAGTCACCACACCATGTGAGATTGCATCCAGTCTTGCACACCATTTTTGTATTTTGACACAATAAAACAACAACAATCAAAACTCAAAAGCTTCAATCTTTGACCGGTCCATCCAGGCAGGTAGGTGTGGTTCAGAGATACCTCTGGACTGGTGCATCCAAGCCATCAAGGCACTTTTGTACACCAGGGACCTTTCCGATTTCAGACGAAGAGCATAGGCATGGCAGTACATGACAGCCACCCGAACATACGGACCAACAAATGGGTATACTATGAGAGTGAAATCAAACAGCAAATGAATGTAATGAGGGTGACGTAAAATATACGGGCACTGGATATGCAGCATGTCCAGATAACTGATAACCAAGTCAGTGTGTTGCAGCTGTATACTTTTTAGGAGCAGTTGTTGCAAATCAGACAAGTTGATCTTGATGGTCCGTGAAACGACGCCTGGTTTGAGTATGAGGTACATTGGATTCAAACATACCCTGGGATAGGTTGGGTCGATATCCAGGCGACACGCACCATACAAACTTAGCACAATGATGACAAACAAGTCAAAGTGCTCAGGATCTTGGTTTATCATGCCGGTCAATTTGGGCGACTTGGTTTGGAGTGCAAGGCAATCGACATCGAAACGATGAGGGCCAATAGTCCATAAAGAGTTGATTGTTTCTTGGGTCTTGGACACACTGGTTAGGCCATACACACTCGGTGCATCCTTTTTCAATTGTAAACACAAGCGTTTGACTGGACCTCGTAAGTTCATGGGACACCATAACTCTGCTTCGGTTAGTGCTTTGGGTGCATTCTTCGGGTGTGCGTAAGACACCAGCCAAAGCAACTCCTGGATACTTTGATCACCAGTCCTGACTTGTATCGTTAACAAGGTGGCCATCAGTTTTGAGAGCTCTCGAATAGGTCGGTACAGACCCAGGCGCACTAATCCAGCCAATTGGATGCGGGCTTGTTCACCGAAAGCACTTTCATACTCTTCAAGTTGTTGGTAAACTTGGTTTGTCAGACGCGAAACCAAGCTTTCTGATAAAGCCTGTGGAACCAATTGCATCAGCATACTCAGACCCAACAAGGACGATCGGTATTCAATCAAAGGTGTAATCATGCATGGTCTGGCTCCGATTCGAAACAAATCCACAAGGGTTTGCTGACACTGCACTAAAATCCAAGGCGTCGTGTCATACGAATCCATCCAAGCTCCCACTTCGAGTAGGACAAAAGCCACTAAACTGGTTGCAAACGCCACCCATTCATGTCCAGTAGTAGTGATTCCAGGCAACAAGTACTGAAGAACCAAGACATAGCTAGCCAAATAACCCCACAACATGCTTTGGTGATCGCTGCCTTTTGCTAGCCACATACGGAGAACACCCATTGAGACCAGTATATCGCCAATCACTTGGCATTGTTTGCTTGGATGATGGGTACACAAGGGTACATGCATGCGTACCAACTGATGTACCTCGGTTTCTCGGAGCAAGTCTATACCAGGCTCCATACCAGGCTCCGTGGTAAACTTTGTCGTAGACTCCGTGGTAAACTCTGTTGTCGATTCATGGTCTTTATTGTGCAAATAGGTTTCCAAAGCATTCATCATCATTTGTCGAAACATGGTTGGGTCTGATTGTTGTGTCGCAATCGCCAAGGCCACTGGTTTCAAGCAAGATTGCATCGTTGTCATGTGTGAATGTCTTGGTTTGGACGCTTATGTAGATTCATCATGCATCCACCAGAAAAGAAAAAAGTATCCGAAGATGTTACATCTTGTATCAACGGATCATGAAATATCCTTTGACTCGGACGGCCAGTATAGTACTTTATACACATGACAGCCTTGAACTGATCTTTATACTTTGTTTGTAGGTTTCGGCCTTTCAATGTAATAGTGATTGGTGTCTCAATGCCACTGACAGCAATTTTGATCCAACCACTGTAGCAATACACAGGAAAGTAATCATCCAGAAGCTCTTCCATGGATATCTGAGGTAGATCTTTGGCCATCAAGCTTGCAACGGGTATCTCGAAAATACATTTGAAGCCATATATCAGAGCGATAGTTCCTGAAGTCTTGCTTGGGTCCCTCAAGATGACTGAATCAAAGCAAAAGACGTCAGGAAGCCAACAATGTGTCGTTTCCATGGAATTATCAGAGTTGAAAGCCACCTGAATGTAATCGACCCAAGGTCGTAACACGACTGGTGTTGCCTGGATGCCAGACGGTCGATTCTCTTTCAGGGTCTGATAAGGTAATTCGATGTGCTGTAATTGGGGAAGTCGATCATACGGAATGGATCCAAGACAGTGTACTTGTAGATGTTTTATTCGCAAGCACAAGTCGGTCAACTTGGCCAGTTGATCCAGGTTTCTGTGGACCTCAATGGTATCGAGACCAACAGACCATCTATAGGCAGAGCAAACGACTCGCAAGGCTAGTTTGTCAATGTAGTCCAAGTGTGTCGCAATGGTCAATACAGTGTCCTGCATCATCCAAAAAAAAGACTTTTGGCTCAAGAATAGTATCTATAGTGGAATAGTGGATGATAAGACACATTTATTCATGGCAAATAGTATACGAGACACATCGGCGAGAGTCAAAAACTTTCGGGTGGCAACTCTACATCACCCCGAATGATTGCGTCCACTAATGCAGAGACACCAGTGTTGGTCTGTGTGGTCATCAAATCACGTGCCAGTCGCTCCCATGGGAAAAGCAAGTGCAAGGTCTCAAGACCATCATATTCAGACACGCTCCAATCGTACCACTTGTAAGGATCATCGGGGATGTGACAAACAACAAGTGGCTGGCTTTCGCGCAGTACTCTTGGTGTGAAATGATTTCGAGTTATTTGTACATGCCGGACTTGAAGGCCTAATTGCTGATTCCAGTCTAAATAGGCATCGATGACTTGTGGGTCTGAACGGTCCATGGATAATTGTTTTTTGGCAAGATAATGCTCAAAGTCTTCACTGAATTCGAATCCACCGCCATAAGACGCACTAAGTAAGACTCGTCGCTCTCCTGACATCTATGGATTCGATAAACATGAATAAAAAAACATATAATTGGACTTGTTTGGAAAAAAAAAGTACTGCTCACTTATGGCGACCGAAACTAGTGACCCATTCAGTACTCCCGAAGCAGGATTACGTACTTTGGTTCTTGTGTGTATGTATATGTGCTGTGAATGGTGGCCGCAAATCTGTTTGCTTCATTTCGTGGACACATATGATCCGACGACTTGCAAGTGGGTAGTAGTTTGTCTGGCCACTTCGTTCTTCTTCTCGTATGCAACTTTGATGCTCTGCTCTATGCCAGGCTGTACGCTATTCATGATACTCCGTGTGCTTGTCATGATTGCCATGATGCATATCTCTGATGACCAGTTGTATCAATCTCTCATAGTGCCTGCCTATATGGGTGCTCTTACATTATTCTCCATTATTGGATGTATTGTGATGTCGTGCCTCGATTCTAATATTGCTAGTCTGACGAATCCAGAACTCGAAGCCTACCCATTAGTTACATTATCACCGTCATGGACAAGTCTAATTGGTGTGCCGGTAGCCTGGTGTGACCTATGGACTCTAATTTGCATCCAACAGCTAGAGCCACTCGATGATACAATCGAGCCAAAGACGTATCAAATTTTGCTTGCTTTTTCGTTTGTATCCTGGCTGATGCTGACGCGTTGGAAGCAACATTTTGTTCCGGCGTCCTTTTGGGACATTTTCTTCTTTTTTGTTTTGCGTGTGCTGATTGGTATCATATTGCTTGACATTCCCTGTGATGCATGGAGAGGTCAATTGTTTCTTACTTTAGCTGTATTAGTTAACCTATTTTACACCATATGTATTTTTTTGGTCTCTTTATTCGAGGTCGAATTCGCTTAAAGTCTGAGGATGAAGAGGTGGTACAAAATAATCCATTTGGCAGACATTAGATTGAATCCACTCTGATCGAAGCATAGCATGGTCCGAGTCTGTCTCTGACTTTTGTAACACTCGTTCAGGCGTCCAGTAATCACTCAAATGCTTGAATACGACAGTCTCCTGGCCCTCTGGTATGCCAGCAACACCGACATGCCAAACCATCGATTCGCCACACTCTGACCAAAAAAATGTAGTCACCACCTCAATGGGTGGATCTAATGCCATGGTCACACGATTGAGCAGACGCGTCATTACTCGATGTAAATTGTTGTGAATGTCTGTGCGAACCTTGTCCAGGCGATCCATGAGACTCGACTTGTGTGTGTACAGATCACATAAGGCTTTACGAGTCCGTCTGACTATGGTGTCTGCCTGCTCTGGAGTGTCTGTCATGATTCTTGTCTCATAGTCAGTATACACCGACATATGATAGGCGTCACTAGCACACAAGCATAACTCAGCAAAAGAACAATCCTGTATGCCTTGGGTTAGTACAACCCATTCTTGCACAACTGGCCAAGTACTTACAGACATACGTTTTCTTTTGGTTATGCTATAAAGGGTGATAAAAAGTTGGTTATGCTATAAAGGGTTGCGCTGGTACATGACTCTAAAGTCTATTTGGTCACAAGGCCATACGCGAGTCCAGTCGTACACATGTCTCTGGTCAATGTACCCTGGACATCTATCAATAGCATAGCAAACATACGATGGGTGTTCGTACACACACAACCAGTGAGTTTCACAAAGCACATCCAAGTCTTGCTTCAGGCCTACTTCCACAATGTCCTGTAAATCAGCACGAGTGCCAAAGGACCACTCTTCTGGTTCGGTGCAGACCAAAGTCTTGGCATTGATGGTCACTCGAGAAAGTTTGTGCTGCGATTGTTGCCATTCTACCCACAAAGGATAAGCCAGACCCATCCAGTTGATTCTTTGATTTCGGCTGGATGTTTCACTGGTAACATGACATGCATAAGTTTGGTCACACACACTATGGACAGTGGACCATGAGATGTCGGATGTATTTGCCACAAATGGTGCACGACAGACATAGACTCTATCACGACTTTCATAATAAACAGCGCCACATTTCAACCAAGTTGGTTGATTGGTCTGATCTAGTTTCATGAGCCACCATGCATGTGTCACACCCATCTCTAACCCGAAAAAAAAACTTGGGTCTGAAACAATAAAAAAAGCAACTTTTACTGGGTAAACATACTCCACAATTTGGCTGGAACATATGCAGTGTTCAAACGACACACTATGGTCGCTATCACATTTACAATACCCAAAATAAGCGATGGCCAAACATTTACCGAGATAGAACTGGTCTTGGATAACCTTAAACATCGACTTGTTGGGTCAATGGATCCTCGGTACATACTGCTGCGAATCAAATCAATGTACGACATATCATAGCAAAATGTCTGGCTAAAATCGGACGGATAGCGAGTATAGGCCATGTGTATATATACATTCAGTAGATGGCGTAGAATGTCACGATCCACTTCCAAGGACTCGTCATCTGGAGCTCCGAATACCATTTCCAGAACCCAGATGACTCGAAATCGCCACAGTGGGTACTCATACGAATGCTGATTGAGATATCCAACCAAATTGCGAATGGTCGGGGGTCGTTGATCATCAAATCCATCCCATAAGCCCTTCAAGTCCTCGAGGTCGTGTTGATGCGCAAGATAGATGATGCCAATCAGTTGTGAGTAAGTCGATCCATTGTCTGTGCCGCCCCAGCAAAGAGTGCGTAACTTGGTGTACTGTGGTTGTCCTGGTCCGGACAAAAAGTCTTGGTATCTCGCAGGCATATGTTGCGACACACTCATTCGATGAGACAAGCCCAAAATGCCACGAATGTATAATGCTGTGCATCGATGTTGCATCATCAAGTGGATAAAGTAGCGAGCATCGACTTCCATGATTGGGTTTGATGGGTACTATGGGTACTATGGGTACTATGGGTACTATCAGTACCAACAAGGTCGATATGATTCCAAGTGAGAGAGTGGATGAAACAATAATTCCAAACCGATTGTTCGATGCGCAGTGTTTGTAGCAAAGGAAAGTCAGTACTTGTGGTGATTTGGCTATTATATAAGGTCAGGTGTTTTAGATCAGCACAGATATTCAAAGAGTGTACAGACGCATGTATTAAGTGAATCTCTTGTATGTTGCGATACGGTTCACGCAAGCATACATTGCCGTGATGTACATACAGACATTTGATGTCATCTATGATCATTGGCACTTGATCGCATCTGGTCAGTATGAGAGATTCGAGTCTAGGCACCAAGAAAGCAATCCACCGCATAACTAATTTAGCAGACGGATTCAGAGTATAGTCAATTTCACAATGCTTGTCGGTCATGCATATCAATCGGTACTGTTCGAAATGCTGTAGGCTGTAGTCCACTAAAGTGCAATCATGCAGTGAAAACTCTCGACATTGTTCTATCATCCAACTGAGATCAAACATCTGAACTCGACACTTGTGAAGACTCATGGTATGGATCTTGTAATTGATAAAGCCCTCTTTTTCGGGGCGAATCCCGTACAGGTGTAAGTGTCGAATATCAAGAGGCAAATCAACCGGAATGGAGTCTACATGCATGCTGTCTATGACGACTTGATGTGAGATTAGCGTTTCGAGTAACTTGACTTTGGTTCTGCGTGGGACTGTCACGGTAAACGCACAATGTCCGGCGATTCGATAACGCCCAAATCGTTGTATATAGTCACATGCGTTTTCGACATCTACAATCAAGTCACTCGTCGACCAATAGTCATTCGGAAGCGATTTTAATACTTGGCCAATCCCTCGGCAGGTGGACGACAAGCGAACAAGATCCTGATAATTCATCAACATGGCCACAAGCTGCAAGACATTCGGTTGGCTTAAGTCAGGTCTAGTCGAGTTGACTTGAAGATACACTGGAGCTGGACCTATTAGAGTAAAGTCTCGACTACATTCCACATGTACTCTTATAGCTTGTAGTTTTGGCCACTTGTGACTACACACACGCAACATATGGCGCTTCTCTTGGTACATATGCAATAGACTGACTTTAGGATGACCGGCATTTTCCACAGTCAAGCCATGGGTCACGAGAGTCGTCATGTTGGGAATCAACGCGAGGAATTCAGAAGTTAGTATGTCGTTCTTGATTCCGTATACGTGTACAACAGAGCAACTATCAGCCCCATACAAAGCAATGTCCGGTTGTAATCTAACACTAAGCACATCGAATTTGTTTGTTGCTGGTGTTCGTTTGCCAAGTTTGTACATCCGATAGTATCTTTCTTCCTGTTGGTTAAACACGACCTCATGAAAGGCGTATTCCTCGCAATGGGTGTTGTTGATGAGATGAGACAGGCTACAACCAACATGAGTATTCCGTAAGTCCAAGAATCGGACTCTGGTTAAATGGTACAAGTCATCAGGTATGAGCCAGCCAAACGCTACACACCAGCCAAAGTTTCGTGCCATTATTTCATCATAGTCTTCCGGACTCAGTATCTCTGACCTTATGTATATGACATGGTGTATTTGCATCTCAGGATACTGTAGAGCCAACTCATAGTCTGTTTCGGTATAGAGTTGATAGCCTACAGTGCAAGCGTTACCCAAATGATGACTTTGCAAAATGCCGTCACTGGGAATTTGCAAGGATAGATAACTCGGATGGTTGTCTGAAACTCGATCTCGTAGTCGACAAACAAGGTTCCAAAAGGCGTGATTAATGTGACACACTCGAGACAAGTCTACAAAGTCAAGCGATTGGAGAATGGTGAGAATCACATCCTGTGACCAGAACATGATTACAATAGGGGGGGGCAGAGATATATTTTGTGTGTTGCGTCGATACATACATCAGACTTTTATTTATACTTTATCTGCACACAGAAACAAGAAATGGATCCACTGGCTCCCAAAAAAAGACTTGCAAAGGCAAAATCGGAGAAATTGACCAAGGGAAAAGCAAAAGCATTAGCTTCCACAGATGCAGCGACACAAGATGCTAAACCCAAAGTGACCAAAACAAGAGTTACTAAAACCAAAGTGGATGACAAACCCAAGGTCGATAAACCCAAGGTCGTGAAGCCCAAAGCTGCTAAACCCAGGCAAGCCAGAGCCAAGAAGGCAAGCCCACCTAGTGAGCAAAACTCTACTAGTGACTCAGGACCGGTGGCTCAAGACTGGTGTGGTACTACATGTGATCTCCCTTCTGAACCATTATCGACAGTTCTTGCATCTAGGGATAACGCTACCTCTGACCCCCAATCTGATGTCTAGATAACACGTAATCCAATAAAGTACTCTATAAATACATTTAGATGGTGACCCAGGCACCAGTTCCGTGAGCAAGAAGTCGCACAGTCTGATATGCACTTGTTGTTCCGATAGTATTTGTACTACCATCAATGCTTTCAGTAGACTGTGGAACAATGTTGACCTTGTTTGCATTATTAAAAAAATTGGAGTTCTTTATGATGATACTTCGTCCGAGATTGTTGCTAATCGTAGCATTTGGTAGGTTTATGGTAATGTTTCCCGATGCCGTTAAGCAAACGATTACCATATCATTGCTGGCGACACTGTAGGTGGAACCACCATTCACATTTACAACACGCATAGTCATGGATCCACCCACATTTAGTGTGTTGGTAGTCAGAGAGGACGTAGTCATAGCCGAGGCAACAATAGCACCGCATGAGTATGTGTTGTTTGCGGAAGCAGGAGTCGAACCCACAAGTGATGCTGTATTGGCGACAACAGAGGTCATGGCAGAAAATGTTGGCGATTGTGTACTTCCCGCGTAATTGATGCACACTTCCGCATTGACCAAAGTCGTGACCGTGGTAGCTGGAAAATGGACACGAATCGTGAGGCCTGTGGTTGTGGCTTCAGCATAAAATCCGAGCGCCACACCACCAGGACAATGATCATACTGATCTAACATGATCATTGGGGTATTGGCACTAGACGAGGTAAAGGCATGACACACAAACCTGGCGTTGCCGTATATCTGACGTTGTGCCGTGTTCGATGACAGATGGACTACTCTGATCTCCAGCATGAAGGAAGCTACGGTACTGCCAGATGGCCAGGACATTGGCACTGTATAGGTGACGACTGTTTGACCCACTGCCAGAGACAGACCTGTCAAGCCAGAAACATATTTGCCAGTCAATTGACCTCGAAGTAGAGCAATAGATGCGAGAGTAGGATAAGAGGTGGTGTCCAACGACACAATGTTTCGATTCGAGTCTGTTCCCAGTAGAGTGGTAGCTGTGTTCAGATAGGGAAGTGATACAGCCTGAGAAGTCCACTGCAACAAGTATTTGGCTGATGATACGGTAGTGCCGAGCCCACCTGCCGAATATCCAAACAACACTGGGCCATCTACATTGGTGGTATTGAACACAGAGCCAGCGTATCGCAGACCATGGTTATTATCTCCTCGAATGTAGATTGCTTTATCGGCAAAATAAGTGTCCGTGCCAAAGGACTTGTTCGACAAGGTCTGAGAGGTAGATAGATCTGCTAGTTGTTTCCAAGTCGCAAATTGTGTCGAGGTTGGTGAGGTACCGTACCACATGCCATTACCAGTGTAATCCATGGCCAAGCCACCCCAACCACCATTAGTGTCTCGATGAGCGAATTTGAAAAAGTAGAAAAAGTCGGTACTAGGCCCCCCATGATTGGTGCCAGCTGCGACTTGTCGTACCATGGTCGAAAAGCCAACACTGAAATTCGACCATTGAGCTTGTGAATTGGCCACGATATCAGTGATTGATCCCGGGTGCTTAGATCCGAGGTTTGTACCTTGTAGCACACCATTTAGATTGGCATTAATGGTACCAAAGGTCACTGAGTCGGATGTACCCAGTCCTAGTATCGTACAAACAGTGCTAGCAGTAAGTGCAGTTGGCGATGCATTCGAGCCTGTACTGTTGCCGAGTATGGTGACAGTGGGTATTGTAGTAATTCGATCCAGAGCCACAGAACCAGTGGTGAGACGACTACCTGCTATGCTAGATGCTGTGTCCTGCATGGTTACCCATGTCGGCAAATCTGTATTCAGAGATGCTCGGCCTGAATACATCAAGCCATTATTATAGTCTATGGCGATTCCTGCCCAACCGCCACCAGTGTCTCGACTGGCTATCTTGACAAAGTAAAACATATTTGGACTCGGAGCCCCGGGAATGCCAGTGTTATAGAATCCCATCGTGCCGACTGGCAGGTTTGCCCATGCATTGGCATCTGGTATACCACTGGAACTCACCAAGGGTCCATTGCCGACTCTGCCAATATTTGTGGCTGTGTGTGTCCCTATGAGGTTCGCATTGACAGACCCAAACTGCACCGCATCTGTATTTCCGAGTCCAGAGACATTGCTCTTGGTAATGGTCACAAATTGCTTGCTACCATTAAGAAATTGTGTAGAGGTCCCTCCTGATGGCAAGCTGGCCTCTTTGCTATTGAGTTGGCTTTGTAAGGCTGAACTTACACCTTTTAGATAGGTCAACTCAGTCAAGGACGGATAGGTACTGGTGTCAAGACTAGTAACATTTCTATTAGAGTCTGTACCAAGTATAGTGCTTGCAGAGTTTAGTTGTGGCAACTGTACTTGCGTGGTAGACCACTGCAACAAAGCCTTATTAGATCCAGAGGTGGTGCCGAGAATACCGCCAGATAACCCAAATAGTACAGGACCATCCGGCACAAGTGACCCAAAAGCTTGTCCTGTCCCAGCCCATCGGAGTCCGTGCGCAATCGAGTTTCGCATGTACATTGGCTGATCATTGAGATAAGAGGATCCAAAACACTGTACACCCTGGCGAAATAGGACCAAATCCCCGACATCTTGAGTTCCACTAAAGGGACTATTGGTGTTGATAGTGAGTGCTGTCACACTCGAAGCACCAGCAACAGCAGTCAAGCCTTGATATGTAATAGTGTTACTCGGTCCTTGTGTGTCCCAGAACCCGAGATTGGCCGTGGCGTATTTGGTTTGGGTCGACACATCACTGGTCTGTATAGATATGGTGATGGCTGTGGTGCTTATGGTGCCTGATAGACTAATGGTCACACCATTGGTGCGCAAATAAGTGAGTTGTAGAATCTGACTACCGGTGCTAAAATTGTATATGGCTAAGTTGGCTTTGACTGTATGTTGGGCATTGGCAGACGTTGCATCTAACAATATCAAGTCTAATTGAATGCACAAGGATACTTGACCAGTCAGAGTAATGGCCTGAGTAAGTACAAGAGTCCGTGCAGATGTGGTCATTGCAACGCCAGATACACTGGTATAATACCATCCGGGAGTGTTTATGACTGGACAGGTAATAGACCCACAAGCAACAGTACTAGATCCTATCTGAATGTTGCCAAAGCCTGACACAATGGATCCTGACTGAAGTTGACCCACTGAAGTCAGGGAGCTAGATGTGATACCTGATCCAAGACTATTACTTGTGACTACATCTGTGTTGTTGATTTGATAGGATCCAGTGAGACTTACATTGGCAAACTGAACACTATCTGTAGTGGTCAGGTCCAAAAAGTCAAGTAGGCTGGCTTTGTTGATGATTGATGGTGTGGCCTCGCTCAAGTTTGTGTTTCCAATCACACCCGTTTGCACAGCCTTCATTTTTTGCAAGGACACACTCGAGTCAGAAATAGTGGATTGAATGACTCCTCCGGAATCAATGCTAAATGTTACATCCTTTGTAACAGAAGTCAAATGACTCTTGGTTAGGATGGTCGAGGTGGTGAATGTTTCCGAGGTATCCAGACGATACTGGTCTTCATTATAAAACATGAAACCATGTGGTTGTGGGTCATCTTGCCTGGTTGCGACGGCCTGTAAGTCGTCTAAGACTTGGGTTCGAGTACCAATACAAAAGGTACTATCGTTTTGACGAAACAAGAAGAAATACGGGTCTAATGTACCCCGATAAACCATGATTCCGGCATCTCTCTGCATAGCCTCGGAACTCTCGACTGTATTGATTTGAATAATGTTGTCTTTGATGACTACTGTTTCACTATCTACTGTAGTGGTTGTGCCCTGTACTGTGAGGTTTCCATTCACCTTGACAGACTGAAAAAACTCGGACAAGTCTTTTTTCACAGTAAGACACTCTTTCATTCCGTATCTAGTCGATGGTAGTGTGGTATTGAGACTTGTATCATACGCATAGAAATGCAAAGCCAAAGGTCCATTGGATGTTGCATCTACATCAAAAAATGTCCGCCATATGGTATGGGTTGCACTGAGGGATTGTAACCCAACGCGAGATGACCACACAGAAACATTAGAGGCCGATGCAGATTGGACACCAATAGCGGCAGCGGAGGTATTTGATTTGACATACAATGGACTCGCTGTATTGTTGTTCGGGTCCGAAACCAAAACCGGACACTGTGTAAAGGTTTTGTTTGACAATGTTTGTGCTTGTTGTGTGGTCACTAGATCCTGCCAAACAATCTGGCTCTGTGATGTTTTGCCCCCAATACGCGCACTGGACCCATCCTCGGACAATACTAGACCAGCCCAAGAATTAGTCTGTACCCCATTTCCAATTTTACAAAAGTAAAAAGGGGTCTCATAAGGCGGATAAGACGCTTGTATATTGGGTACAAGCATACCACTGTAACCAACTGGGTAATTGTACCATGCACCGACAGTCGTGGCTGCATTGGTACTGGACATGGTCCCAGTCAGACCCGTGTTTGTTCTGGTGACTACACCGTCCAAATTAGCAGTGACCGTCACGAAACTTGGCGATGACTGTGAGTCTAAACTGAGCATTGCTTTGACTGTGTCTACACTCAAGGCACTCGGAGTTGCAGAATCCAAAGTAGCGTTTCCTATTAATGTCTTGCTGTCGATTGCTTTCAGCTTTTGAATCGACACATCAAAAATCATGCCATCCACAACTTTATTTTGCCCAATGATTAGTTCTGTGCGTGTATGGGGGTTGGTCACATCCCCTGATAATATTGGTATAATATTGGCTGGTGAGACAGTGGTCACGGAACTATACGAATCTACAAACAAATAACCATTACTGAGGTTCGGTATCTCATAAATAGGGGCTATTAGTTGTCCATACACACGTGTAATGTCTGCCCGTCCTGGGCTGCCCATAACAGAAGAACCATATACACGCAGAGACGAAGCTTTCAGAGACTGTGATGTGTTTGCGATACTGGTTGACATTCCCGTGAGTGAAAGATGATCTATTGATAAAAAAGATGATCTAGATTACATTAACGCTTATTGATGTGTGGGAACTTTGGTCGCCATGTTTTAAACAACAAACCTCCGGATAGAAGCACCCAAGACTTGCCACTACGAACCACCACAAAATGTCATACCATTCCAAGGCCTTTACTGAGATTGGTCTCCAGATCACGAAAACTCCACAGTACGAGCCAGACCAGGGTACTATCATCGAGGCTATCGGCTCTTTGCCAGAATCGGTCACTTGCATACACAACATTGCATGTTCCGACAAAGGGGTCGAATGTCAAATCCTGATGAAACTGGCCTCGATTTTGGAGCATCTCCTGACCACAGACCTGACAACAGACTACAGTCCTGTGATTGTTTGTATGTACATGATACATACCATGCTGCGCAAGTATTCAGACACGACATCGAGACACGGATGGCTGCCTTCGATTTGCAAGTCGATATTCAGGCTATTACTTCGACCCGAAATACTTGGGTGTGTATGTCCCGAGGCATCCGAACCGACCGTGGCCAAGACACATTGCAGTGACATTACATGGTCGACCGATTCGATTTGGTTTCAGATTGCTGATACTCCAACACATCCCTATTTGTTCCGGTGTATTGGCTGTCTGCACAAGCTGATTGCAATCAGCCCGGACCACAAATTGCCCAAAGACGCCGTCATTGATTCGTTGCGGCCGGTATTCGAGGCTTTCAGTGCAGACAAGTCTATTCCTGCACAAAACACCTTACTGGGTCTGAGTCTGATCGCACACATACAACCCCAATTGTTCAACCCGGTCTTTTGCGAACGTCTCGGACAAATGATGCAGCGTTTGGTCGCTACGCCGAATCAATGGCTCACTGCACACCACTTTTTTCGTGTGGTGCGGATTCTGCGAATGATTGTCGTGGTCATGTTTCATCATCGTCACTCGAGCATGGCAAACAATTTTCACCTTATTCTGGAGCCGGCTATTGCATCTGAGACCTTTTTGCGGCAGTGTGCGGACAACGACTTTCGACAAAGCTTCAGCCTGATTCCTGTGCTTGGCTATTTGATGACCATACGCCCCAATTGGACTCTGGAAGTTCTGACTCGCTATCACGACAAGAAGGTGTTTCCATTGTCGTCCAAGGATAGTGTCGCAAATGGACGATTGTTGCAAATGCAAGGCCAAATTTTGCAAGAGTTGCATCATGCGACCCGGAACGTCAAGGAGATGGTCTTGTTCCAAATGAGTCCGAACCAGCCATCCATTACATGGCAGCTTCCAGCCCCAGACATGACAATCACAGTCCTAGGTCTACGAGATAAGGCCGGTGTTTTTGAATGTCACCGCGCAATCCTGTGCGACAAGAGCAGCTATTTTCGTACTGGCATGCAAGGACCATTTGCAGAGTCTGAATCCAATAGTGTGCGTCTCCGAGATCTGGATGCCTGGGCAGTATCTATTGTGCTACAATCGATCTATGCAATGTCTACTAGCTGGTCTTTGGTGATACACGAGATCAACCATGGCGACTACACCCGAAGGTCTTTATCTGTGATGCTGTTGCACCAGAAATTGACCCTGAGCCTATCGCAAACCATGTTTGTGATGCACACTGCAAACTATCTCGGTGTTGTTGATTTAGTGGACCAATTGCGCATATTACTCATCACATCGGATCGATTCCCAGACATCATTGCGTGGATCCAGAAACACATTGATTTGTATGTTCACGAAGATGTACTGGAGGCTTGCCACTTGTATTTACTGAGCCATGGCTATACTCAGGAGCCTCAAGAGTTTGTGACCCAGTCTGTGGATCAACTCCACACCCTTACTTTGTTGACTTAGGGTTATGGTTTCAACCACTTTTTTTTATTTGTCTTTTTTTCGGTGGTTTGCGTCAACATGTCTAAGTGGGATTGAGAGGTCTGTGGCCTTTTTTGCGCTGCATTTGTGTTCATGGTGTTGTTTATTTCCGCCGAACACTATGGTAAAAATGTGATATGACATCTATTTTTATATTGAAACATTCCATACCGGTAGATTACATGTCTGTCTGGATAGAAGCTGTAGTTGTTGCGCTAGCCACTGGCATTGTTGGCTTTATCATAGCCACCATGCTAATGTTTACCGACAAGGATTTTTCGCTGCAGAAATATAGCTTTTGGCCCCAGGTATTGTTTTCGTATGCATTGACAGGCTTTGTCATTCACCTACTCGCTGAATGGTCTGGTGTGAATGCATGGTATTGTAGAAATGGCTTTGCTTGTCTACGCAAGTAATTTTACGAGGCTCAAGAAAAAAACGTGGAAACACACATTTGGGGCGCTTATTTATGCCAATAACCAACTTTTATAGAAACGAGACAACACTACATGTTGATTAGCAATCGGGGAGAATCTTGAATCCTTTTTATTGCATAGTAGTATAACACGAAAGTTAGGCATCAGAATATTGGGACATAATCCATTCACTGTCCAAATCCCATTGGGATCTGGTTTGACCAGACATATTCCTTCAGCATAGTCCCATAAATGAGTAACCTTGCTTATAGGGATAAATGGCTGTGCGTAAACGAATAATCGCTTATATATAGACTCGTTTTTGATGGATCTATCCAAACTATGGCTCTGCAAAAGCTGTTGCAAATCTGACGACATGTTGTGGTAAATGCTTTTTGCAACCTCTATCCAAAGCAAATGTTGCAAAGTATTGTATCCATCGGGAATCTCCCATTTATATAGACGGCGACTGATGCCATAATGTATAGATGGCGCCTGATATCTCGCATCCATTTCAGCTGGTGTCAAATTAAATAACAGGTCCGATGAAATGTCTGTCACATAATCAGCAGCGTATAAAGACTTGAATTGGGTGAGTTTGCCTTTTATTATTTCGAGGATTGTTTCCAGATTGACACCTAGCCAAATGTCTGAGCGATACTCATTCACCCATGTATGCTCTTGAGCACATTGGTCTATCATTTGTAAGTACTGTTTGATATTGGTTTTGGTCTGTATCAAATGTTGTTGTATCTTGACGTCATTTGATTCTCGTTCCTTATCATTGAGCCACAAATCTGCTGGCCTAATCATTTGTACACCCTGAATCATTTTAATAAACACCGGTATAATCTGTTCCTGATTCGTCGTGTAATATGCTTCAAAATACGCGTCATGATTGCTTCGTTGTTTTTTATCCGGTATCCAACCCTGATGTTTCATCCATTGTTTCAAATAATCCGCCACAAATTCCCCTGTCATCATGATAGCTTTTTGTTCTGTCTCATCTCTTATGCAAAGAGTCATGGACATTTGTTTTGTATAGCCAGTAACTATAGACAGCAAATCCAAGTCTGACAACACAATACCGACTTTGTGGAGTTCGCTACACTTTATCAAACTGTTCTTCAAACGCACTCGACACCATTAAGAGAAAATATCTTTGGTTTGTGACCAGCCATAGGACAATGAGATCATGTTGAGAACAGTACAGTTATCAATAAATATCTTTGTTTGTGATTCACGAAAAACATGACAAATGAGTATGTCTTTTACTTTTGATATTTGATCAAGTTCACGTATGAAATCATTTCTTTCGCGCCCGAATGTAGAGTCGGATCTATTGTACTCATTCAATGGATAGGAATTTCCCATATCTATGGACTCAATACATGCCCGAATGGCGTTGATAGGCGATTTCTTATCTGGTTTGTAATGAAATGGACTTCGTGTCCATGTATTGTCGGGGTTATCTTTACTCTGTAGCAAATTCAAGACAACCAGCACCATGAATATCAAGTACACTGATTTGGGTTGTGACTGCAGCGTGTCTTGTGGAAATCGAGGCATGTATGACACAGTGTTGTTTTCAAATTGGTAAAACACTGTTGAGAGTGATGTCTTTCTGTACATATAAGCCATCCAGGCGTTGTACACAAAGAAATTAGCAGCAGTTTGTATGTCGTTAGGTATCCTTGAAACAAAATCGTGAGAGTAATCGTGCATCAGACCAATCAGAAAACACACAACATTGATTTGGTTTGTGAATGGTGGTAATGGGTATTGCATGGTGCTTGAATCCATCTTGATGACATTTTGATACCAAGAGTATACATTAAGCCCAATCTTGGCCGATAGTCGAAGCTGACGATTTTCATCAATAGTGATTTTGGTAGGGTTCTCTGGACAGCTTTGTATCGCTCTCCATTTTTACACCAAGATCAATTTTTATCCCTATCATGTATAACAAATAGGTTATGTCACGCCGTAAGAAATGCGGATCACAGTAAATACTAGTAAACGAATCTGTCAAATTATTAGAAATGTAACGAACTTTGTTCATGGGCGGCATTCGATTCATGTCATCAATGGTCAGGTTATTAGTAACTTTCAAACCTTGTTTTTTCAATGAAGCCGAGTTATATGTATACGCATTCTGACGAATTACATGTATGGACTCATGCATATAGTAAGCAAAGTCTGAACATTCGGTATCTATAAGCTGATCCCATGAATACTCTGTCACCTTCTTGAACTTTTTTTCCGAGTTCAGGACATTGTAATCCATTATATCTTTGAATGACGTCGTAACTTTGTCAACAAGTTGCTTTTTCTCGTCCTGTGTGAACCTATTGTTCTCTTCGAAGTGTCCAAATTCCCATACGATATCCATGGTGGTAATATCTGTAACATAGTCTTATATATTTTGTTTTTTTTTGTCCGAGTCTTGAATAGGAGAGGTCTATAAGGTTTTTTTATACCTGAAAGTTCCTCGAAAAAAGAAATGATGCAGCTGTATATAACCTATCAGCCAACAACGTCAGAGTCGAAAAAAATCATACAATTTGTTGAACTTCCGAAATCAATGAGTGTGGCTAAAATGAGTATCGTGGTCGTACAATGGCCGCCCTGTCCTATGATTCATCAGTGGTTGATGCAAAAAATACAGTGGACGGAAAGTGAAAACAACAGGTATATCATCACACGCTTTTATTTGCGACAATTGGTGGACGACTGTGAGCGAGTGTTGGTCAAGCCAGAAGATGCTTATCATATATTCTCACTAAAGCCAAACGAGCCGATTCCAACCATAGACTTGAGAAAAGTGAGCACCGACTTGAAGTCTGTATTAGCACAGCTACCAGATCAAATAGAGTTTCAATACACCAGTGGATGATACTACAAAAGCAAAGTCTAGATTTACAAGCTACAAAAATATTTGCGTCGCCAAATAGCTGATGTCAATGCACATGTAATAACATAAACTCCAATTCGACACCTCGGAACAATGCTGCTTAACATACATGGCCATGTGATAGCACTGCATCGACATCCCAACATGTACGATAGTGGATGTGGACCAATGAATCAAGCACTGTGTGAACGACCATGTTGCATACGGACCATCTCTAGTAAAATACTCATCGAACATACGGGCTTGGGGCCAGGTCCAAATAAGGCACCCAAGATAGGACCAACACCATGATAGCGATTGACACTCTTCGGGACTCATAGACAAGTGAAAGGCTGGTTAGGGTTACACTGGTTTGGTTACACTGGTTAGGGTTACACTGGTTTGGTTACACTGGTTAGGGTTACACTGGTTTGGTTACACTGGTTAGGGTTACACTGGTTTGGTTACACTGGTTAGGGTTACACTGGTTTGGTTACACTGGTTAGGGTTACACCACCATGGTCATGTTTATTTTTTCGTGTGGATCATAGCCTATGAGAGTAAAATCCTCAAAACAAAACGAGTCTATACACTTGCGAGCCTGTATATATAGTCGTGGAAATGGTCGTAAAGGTCGTGTGATTTGTGTCTGCAAGGCCTCCACATGATTGACGTAGATGTGTGTGTCGCCAAAAACCATGGTCAGTACACCAGCCTCCAAGTCACAAACTGTAGCGATCATGTGTGTCAACAAGGCATAAGAGGCAATATTGAATGGCACACCTAGTCCAATGTCAGCACTGCGCTGGTACACCTGACAATCTAGGGTATTTTGGTTCACATAGAATTGACACATCAGATGACACGGCGGAAGCGCCATCTTCGGCAAATCCACTGGATTCCAAGCATGCATGATGATGCGACGACTGGTTGGGTCCTCACGGATGAGGCGTATACACTCGGCCAATTGATCTATCCCATGCTCTCGAGATGGATACCGAGCGCCATAGAATCGCCACTGGAAACCATACACAGGACCAAGTTCTCCTTCTTCGTAATGGTGCAGGTTTCGTGTATCCAAAAAGGAGCGCGAGGAATGTCCGTCCCAGATGTGTATGTTTTGTTGTTGTAGCTCTTTTGCTGAGGTTGAGCCTCGTATAAACCACAATAGTTCTTGCACCACACCACGCCAAAAGACTCGTTTGGTGGTAAGCAGTGGAATCTGGTGGTCCTGTAAACTAAAACGCAGTCGAGTTCCAAATTGGCTCAGAGTGGCGACTTCTGATCGATTCGGTCGAACACATTGTTTCAGAGTCTCCTGCACCAGCTGTATGTATTGGTGCTCACTTCGGACAAACGTCTCGAATCGACAACCGGATGACTCTGAGGACTCGATACAGTCCCAATTGATGAGGCGAGGAAAGAAGACATCACATGCACACGTCTGATAGATACGACTGAGGTACACTCTCTGACACAGCGGATGAGCTAGTGCCGCCGCAAAAATGTCGTGGCCCCCGATAGCAGAGATTACCTGTACTTTTTGCTCCAGTGCATAGTCGACTGCCGATGCAAAACTAGGACAGACTTTGACATTGGTATTACTAAGCGTTAGACCATCAAGCGAAGCCTCTGATGGCATTGAGTCTATTGACTGAGAAGACACCACGACATTGAGACGACCCTCCAATGGCATCGAGCCTATGGATTCAAAAGTGATGCGACCCATGATTACAGCATTAAGAGAATCTCCAGGCGACCCTCTGGTGAGTGCCCTAAATCTTTTCATGTCTGCCTCACACTTGAACCATGGCAATCGTCCCTGGTAGCCAATACCATTGGTGTCATTAGTGACAGCAGCAACAATTTGCAGCATCAATAGATAAATAGCAGTAAATATAATGATTTTCTTACGACCCGATGATACATTTTATTTCTTTTTATTAGCAATAAGTAGATGTGAACTATCAGACAGCCGATGTCCGCACCTGAAACAGCTCCTACTACAAGACCAAGTTATCCGTGGTCCAGCTTAGGACTAGATTTAACCTGGCAACCGAAAACAACGCCAACTCTGTTGCTCCTCGAGGAAACAAAAAAATACACTGAAGTGATACAAAATATAGAACGCCGACAATTTCCACCAAAACGGCCATTACTTTTGGTTCACAAAAAAGACACTACAAGCAACAAATGGGTCGAGGGTCTTGAGAAAAAAGTCAATATGACCCAAACCGAGGTATTCAAGACCAAAGACATGTTATTTTTCCACACACGGGAATTTCCGTGGGTCAATATATACGTTGAGCTATTTGTGTATGTGATATATGAGCTCAGTAAAGTGCGTCCAGTGATTCTTGTCACGAAAGGCGATCTCCAGTCTCTCTATAATTATACCATGTTGAAAATTCGAAATACCATTGGATATACACCGAATGCTGTTGCACCGTTTGTGTGGGTATTGGACTTGGGGTCTCGTGTGGTGTGTATACGCACACCAATCAGCGCATCTGAATTGGGTACATTACTAGAGACTCAGACTGGCGAGAAATTAACTGATGAACAAAAGCAAGCGATGCAAGATTTAAAGCCTGTCACCAGCAAGGCAGACGTGTTTGTGACATCGTCAGAATTAGCAAGGTCCTACTCATGGGTTCTGGGCACAGAGCAAACAATCGAAGTAAAAGATCTTACAACTTCACTGTCGCAATCAACAGCCAAGGAACAATTGATGCAGGACCTACAGGAAATACACGATGTCTTGCTCAGACCACATCCAGAAATCGAGAAATGTGCTGAAGAACATGGTCTAAAGTATGTCTATAACATGCTGTATTATCCATTTGTAGGCCCAACACACTATCGGGATGTCATAGAATCTAATTTCAGGATTTATCAAAGAACTCCATTGCAGAGACTGGAAGAAGACTACCAAATCAGACAAACGCCATATAACAAATCGATGTGGATACCTCCTTACACAATACCAGAACTACCACTGGACAAACTTGCTTGTTTTTTGCCGTGGTATAACATGGGCTTGGTTATTTTCGGCCACATGGCAAGTGACATACAAACATGGCTGGCAAATGAAATGTATAAGCAACCAATGACTCCGGAATACAATGTGTATATGAAACGCCTCAAGGTATATACTCAATGTTACATGCCTGATATACCTGTCGAACAAGTATACGTGGAGCATTTTCCATTCGAATACGACGTTGAAATCTATCAAATCAGCACCGACACAACAGATGACGAACCACATGTCCTGCCGTACGATACCAGCAACATCTGGCTTCCTGACAACCGGATATTGGTGCTGTCACACCATGAGATAGACAAATATATGCCTGATCCTGTCACCCGATTCAAGGCCATGGAAAAAAAAATAGAGAATATTGTGCGAAAGCGACAATTGAACTTATTAGAAAATGGAAAACTCAAGGTCGCGGCATATACACAATTTTTCCCCGTGTGCTATCTCGAGAACAATCAACTCAAGGGACTCGATGTTGACATTATCACCAAGTTTGCTGAAACAGCAGGTCTTATTGTCGAGTTTATATATATCAACAAATGGGAAAAATTGTGGTTCTACCCAAAAGACAAAGATGCAGATGTTAGCATAGGCGGTATAGGCATCACAAAGGAACGCATCCATGATGAAACAGAATGGACAATTCCTTATTTCTATGTTCGACGTAGTGTGGTGTATCGTAGAGACAAACCTATCTATAAGTTTCCTGAAGACATGACAGGTGCGGTCAAAGGTACCTTTGGAAGCACTGGTTACATTGACGGACAAAAACGCATTAAAGAATTCAAACCTTTGGCTAAACTTGAAATGACCCCAGGCACAGATGATCAAAAGGACATTCAAGAATTACTCGAGGGCAAAATTCAGGGGCTTATGCGTGGGTCATTTGTCTGTAAAGCGATCTGTAACAAATATGGCGATGGCCAACTAGGTTATGCAAAGCCCTGGGACATTCTCCCCGAATTGGTTTCGAGTGATGGCGAATGTTTTGCCTATCCCTGTCGCAAGGATAGTGGTCTGGCCACTGTTTTGACTGCGTTTTTGTCTCATATGTGGCTGAATGGATTTCTCGAAGCAAAGGCAAAAGAATATGACATGCATGACGACGATGACGAAATGGAAACCGCATAGACATTTACTCATTTACTCAAGTGCATGTATACGTGCAAGACACAAAGGAAACGATACAGCACAAAGTATGTCCATATCATAAAGAACTGAAGCGGTAACAGAGGATGTTTGTTGGAGTATGTGTCACACGCTAGTGCGAACATCAAGAAGAATGGCTGGATTATCAGCAGAGATATCTGACTGATGAGTAGAAATGTCCGAGGATGTACGGTGTGTAACATATGGACCTCGATGATCATCAAGATGCGATGTATGGTGTATATCATCGAGACCAATACTGTTGTGCAAAGACAAGCAGCTGCAAAGACTCCAGTCCAGGTGCCAAGTCCTAGAGCAGCCAGGGTGATGCCGAAAAAGTACATATCCATAGCAAAGTACAGGACAGACATTGTAGCTTGGAACCGGATCTGTGTTTTTTTTGGTTTGCTTTATAAGGACTCAGGAAGTTTCGCGAACCTTTGTGAGTTGAAAAAAAAATCAATCTTTGCTAAGATTTCCCTGATCTCCCTTGTGACATAGATAGGCGAAATGGGCTTTGCCCTTCTCATTCAAAAGATCACTAAAGAGGTCGACAATAGTTTGACCCGATAGTCTCTGGGATACTTGCTTGCCATTTTGATACGTAATTTGGCAGTCGTGTTTGCAAGGATAGCTTTGCAAGCACACGCCACCGATTCGTATGCCAGTGGCCTTGTATGAAACGAACTTATGGGCAAAGTGATCATCTAAATCTATGGGAATATCCTTGAAGCGCTTGATAATCTCACTACCTTGGATTGTTACTGTGATCTCACCTATAGTACATTCATGAGCACATGTAGACATCAAACACTTGGGGTTGATAGTGACCATTTCGGTCCTGGGTTGTCATGCTATAACAGAAATAAAAAAAAGCAAGTCCTAGTGAACAAATGTCATTACTAGACTGTCCCTCAGAGATTGTCCAACATTGTTTCCAGGGTTTATCGTTTGCGGACCTCATGCAGGTGCGTGCAGTCTGTAAACGTCTGGCACAAGAAGTCAGAACTCTTCCCACTGTTGACCAACTAGTTACCCAACCCTTGATCTGTCCTTACCCGACCAAAAGACTTCCGCGTCAATACACCAAAACCTACTTGGCGAACATCCATACATCTGTTCAGTACAAGTGGATGGCTAAGTTGCCTTACTGGTGCACCAATGTATGTTCTTCAACAGGAGCTGGATTTACAGTCGCTTGACACAAGATGCTTATGCTTAGCACAAGATGTTATCATTGCTTCCATTTGGCAATCGCCAGAGTTACTGAATAGACTGTCTCATGTGCATTTGCATCGGATTGCCATTCCAATGGATTTAAAGTCGTTTTTCATGGCGACTCCCAGAGTGCAAAGTTATGAGTTCATGAATGTAAGAATCGGTGTCGATTATGTGTGCTACACCTTATCGAATCGCATTGACATCCACTATTTTGGTACAGTGTGTATCCCAAACAAACACGACCTGACCACAATGTCATGGATGCTTCCGCAAGTCAAGCGATTGGAAGTCAAACGATACTATGGACTACCAAATGTGTTTGATCAATTACCGGCTTTATCCGAGTTACAATTTTATTGGTTTCCTGGCCGGTTATACCCCCTACCGCTGGATGTTGACCCAATCACAAACATTCAACAAATCACCATCATAAACCCGGGTGAATCGCCCTTCAAGTTTGCCCGCGTCATCCAAAAGAAATTCCCCAATGCATCTATTGGCTACCAAATCATTACTCGGAGAAAAAGCGAAAACGTGCTGTAGGTGAATCACCTTCCCGAATCAGTTGTATCGGCACATGGAAGTTCAGAGACTCGTCCACTACTCGGATGCACTGCAACATCGGATTGCGCTGGATAGAGTGTATCAATTCTTTCGCTTTGATAGTGCACTCCTCTAACCTCGGATTGTCCTCAATAAAGCATTTAGATTGTGGCACGGAGCTGACATATATGACACGCAGTAGGGTAGGATGATCTCTGACCACAAATGGCATGTCCTTGCCCACAATTTCAGTGATTTCGTATTCCAGCACTTCCAAACGAGTCATCAGCTTCAAGGATGCCGTGAAAAAAGGCGAGGTTTCATTGACGAGACACAGGTGGCGCAAAATATGTAAAGTGTCACATGCAGCCCAGGCACACCGACACAAGTATAGACATTCGAGTTGCAGACACTTGGATAATTCAACAAAATGACCAAGGGGTAAAGAAGACAGAGCCAGAGTTTTGCACTGTAGTGACTCGAGTTTGTAAGTGTTACTGCGACAAAAGATAGTGATGGCCAGTAATTCGGTAACAGTCGAGGCTACTGCAGGCAAATAGGTCAATTCATCCACACACATTCGCAGAATCCGTGGCTTGTAACCCTCACAAGGTGTCAAGACGCCCAGTTTCAAAGTCGACACAGTGTTGATTTGGACTTCATCCACAAGCGGCACCAGATGATGTTGATGGGACTTGTATTGTTGTAGAAAAAGACTACGCGTAGCAGACCCCGGTTGTACCAGGTCCATCAAATTTGCTTCCATAGTACACATATAGAACATAACCTTGGGTACTTGGCGGAGTATTTGCATGTGTTCCGATGTTATTGTGAGACACCAGAGCTTCACGACCTCGACATGTAAAGCCGGTACTCGGGGTAGATGATGTATCGTAGTTTTGTGGATGCCGAGACAATGTACTTTATACTGATGCCACTTCGGGTCCCAATCAAAGTATTTCTCATCTGTGACCTTGAAACTGAGACCTGGTAGTATACAGTGTCTCATAAAAGGAAGGTCGAATCCTTTGCTCAAGGTCTTGATGCTTTCTTGGTCGCACAATTGCCACAAGGTCTTGACTTTGGTGCCAGCCATGTAAGTTTGTATTGCTTTGCAGGTGCAAAATAGTTGGAATCGATCGTCGATGGACAGCAAAGGCAACACGTAGCTCCAAACATCGCAAGCCATGGAACTTTATATATGGTCCCAAAAAAAATGGTATGGACACGGATGGAACTTGTGCTCACAGCGAGTAAAGGCAAAGGAAAGCGTCTCAAGGCACAGTTTTATTATGAGGGACAAGTATATAAGCAGGTAGACTTTGGACAATATCACGGATCTACTTATATTGATCATCAGGATACTCGGAAAAAATCTGCCTATCTGAAACGACACCGCCAGACCGAGAATTGGCGCGATGGTTACACAGCAGGTGCTCTGAGTCGATGGATTCTATGGAACAAGCCGACATTAGAGGAGTCTGTCATAGACTTTTGTGCGCGATTCGGCATAGTGTGGTATTGCATCAAAACTTCGGCGAAATAATTTATTGCTGATGTCTCCTTTGGGTTTTTTTTTCCCAATGGCAGATTACGATAAAATACTTGCTCAAGGCTCTCGAAAGCCTTTGTCTAGTGGTCTTTATGGTCAAACATTTCTAGTAGAGGACAAGTATGTCATCAAGCAGCAACGGTACCTAGACTCTGAATCGGATCCCTTTCACAAGGAGTCTGTCATTTACCGCTGGATTGACAAATTACCCCAACGATGGATGCATAGCATGTTTTGCCATTTACTAAGTTTTCGGTTTATACATCCATGCGATCTTCCCCGTCGCTATACCAAGTTGTTGCAAGGTACACGTCTAGATCAAATTCGACAACTCAATGAGGCGCCCAAGTGTGTAGAAATGTTACTGGAGCACAAGGGCATTCCCTTTGATTCTTGGCTGAAACGCAATATGCCTCATAGCAAAAGTCAGATCTATTATTTGATGCGACAGTTGGTCATGTTACATTTGCTGATGTATCAGGGCGGCTTTTACCACAATGACCTGCATTTCGAAAATGTATTGGTATCGCATGGTCCGTCAGACATCAAGGAAGCCTCTTTGATGTGGAACAAAAAGTCTTACTCGTGTAAAATCCAACCCAAACTTATTCTGGTCGCTATTGACTATGGTGAGGTTTCTGCAGTGGGCAAAGACAAGACCAAGTCAGAGCGAAGACTGCTCGATGACATGCGTGAATCTATAGCCGATTTGTTGCTGAAAAGATATGCCTACAACAATAAGACCGATATAGCCGGCGAAAAGCAAATCGCACTTTCCGAGACAGTCATTGTATTTCCACCGCGAGTCATTAAAGGCATCAAAAAGGTGCTGCAATCTTACCGAGATGTATTTGTGCGTGCGAAACAAAACGCCATGCAACTGAATCCCGAATATGAATCCATCTTTGAGGCCATAGAAAAGAATGTACACTATCTTGAAACCAATGCGGATGAAATGGTACGAAAGGCAATTCGACACGTCCAACATGAACTCCAGCTAGCACATCCAGAGGTCTTTGCAAAACTCTTTGACAACACCACGTTTTACAAGAAAACATTATTGCCAAGAGAGGAGGTCAGGACACTGTTAATGAGTCTTAGTATCTCAGAGCTATTAGATCGATTGTATAATAAGAACTAATCGATGATGTTTTCTTTTTTTTTCGGAACCTCTTAATTCTCAGGGTCATATGGATCTGCGTCCGAATGATCACTTTGTGTTTCCGAAACATCCTCTGCTCGAATTACCCTTGTTTCACTGCTATGTTCCACAATTTGCTCGGTTATTTTCTTTTTTATGTTCAGATGAGGTTGTAGGATGCAAATCGGATCTTCTGGTCTAACTACCAATTTGTTAAACTGAAAACGTTCGCTATAGTGGTTCAGATAATATCGTATGATTGTATCACATTGGCGATTTTCTGCCGAAAAATACAATTCTTGTGCAGCAAATAAAAATTGCATGATAGACTCATAGTTTGTGTCTACTATTTGTTCTGGTAACTGAATAACTTTTTGACCAGCAGCGTCTCGACTAATAGTAGGGTCTTTACCACTCAGTTGTATCCATATTCTTTCTAATAACATTATCATTGTCGGATGTGTTTCTATAGAAATCGTAGGTATGTGGCGTATTACAACGACAATGCACATCGCATAATATATACTAGGGTCGGTCAGAGCAGGGTATGTTTCTGTACTATTTTCGCTGATTTTCTTTCCATTTCGAGCCACATAGATGACACAGTGACAAAGAGCTGAGAAGCAGAGAAAATTCAAAGTATGGTTTGCTGTCTCAAAATTGAAGTATGTCTTGAACATAATGTTTTGGATAGTGTCAGGATATTCGTCCGAATATTCGTTTATCTTTACACTGAAATCGGTATTTATCTCAAAAAGTTCTAGCTCTTGATTATCGAAATCCATTTTCACTCGTTGGTCATATTTGTATGTATCTGCAATAGTTTTCTGTATGACTTCAATATGACTAATAAAGTCACCATTGCTTAAAATAGCATTCACTATCTCTTTTTGTTCTGAAGAATCCAAATTGGCCCTTGAAGATGGAACGTAATCCAATGGTGCTCCCAACTCTACGAAGTATTTTTTGCCCATATTTTTGGGCCTCTCTTTGTTGATGCATTGTGTCAGATCTTCTTCATCTTCTATTGCACGAATGATTCGCCCAAGGTATTCTTCGATGTGATTGAGTATAACATCTATTTTATAGTTCGGTTTATTCGGGGTCTCAGTCGAACCAGATTCCTTCTGGGGTGGGTTAGGGGTATCAGACGAACCAGAAGTCGTCTGGGTTGGGTTAGGGGTATCAGACGAATCAGAAAGCACCTGGGTTGGGTTAGGGGTAGGGTTAGGGGTATTAGCCGGAACAGAATTCCCCGGTGTTTTACTTTTTTTCGCGCTTTTGCCTTTAGATGTCATTTATCTTTCTACTGAATGGATATTTTTTTTTAAATGGATATTATCATTGTAGCACCAATGAACCAAATTCCGCCCGTCGCACTTGTGTTTTCATCCAGACAAACAGATGGTGTCTGTGTGGTGGAAGACTTGGATACACCTAGTGACACTCGAACTCACAAGACTGCAGCCTATTTACTTGGACCGTATGACCTAGAGCATGAAAAAGTTGTGTATGATGCCTATAAAATGTCCTTTGTCTATCGCCAGAACCCTGGTTACAAGTGGTTCACATTTACCCTGGGTTATCACCAATACGATACCGAGTGTCTCTTGTTTTTAGTGCACAAGGCAACGTTGGGTCTTGAATGGATATTCTTTTCGACACACAGCAAAGCGGAAGGTCATTGGCGTAAACCAGGACAATGCCACTATGATCACTCTGGTCGACTGTTAGCATATGTATCGCCGACATCTCACGCCATGTATCCTGATCCAGGAACCCATTATCGCTTATATGGTTTAGCCAACGATCGGACCGAAGAAAATGGCATTCTATGGTATGTTCCTGCGATTGTCATGGTGCCAATGAATGAACCTAAGGATCGTCGCAGTCACTATAATCAACCACTATTTCCTCCCAATAAGACCATTTCTTCACTGGATCGATTTTTCGGCCTATCCAAAGTGCAAAAATACCTCTAGTGTGTTTATTCACGTGGTCTCTTATGACTAACAGGAGTTGTATCCTCCAATTCATGTACATCTTGAATGATCCATTCACATTGTGTCGGCTCGGGCAATTCGGGTTCAAAGTAAGCAAAGACAACAATATTTGGACAATGATTGAGTAGCACCTCGTCGTCGGCATAGAAATGACCAATCTTGATCTGTTCAATAGTGTCGCAAAAGCCTTCCTTCTTGCCTCTGGAGTGCAGCATATCCATGACAAAGGCCCGATGGGACACAAGTTTGGCCACGCTGCTCTTGATGCCTTTAGTGGACTCACACACAATGCGTGGAATCCCTGTTTGGCTTAGATGTTTGACAAACTCGGACATTCTTGCCTTTCCGGTCATGTCGTAAATCCAGTGAATCGTTGTCTGTGAATTCTCCGCGTGTAAATACTCCCATACCTGCTTCTGCCATGCTTTGGGTTGTAAAGATCGAGCAAAGTTTGGTCGCGCATCAAAGACTGCGTTGCGCATGGACCCGCCAAAGGTGATATCCGAGACCTTTTCGATGCCCTTGATCAGTTGTACGAGAGCATCTAAATGACCAGAACCAAGAGTAAACAGACACCGAACCATGTAGATTTCGCCGTGTTGTTCCAGACTGACATCAAAGACATCTGTCATTGCTGCGACATGTGTTTCGATTTGACCAAGAATGTCCCTGGATGCTTGAATAGTGCTAGTAGCTAACTGAACTTGTAATTCGTGCATGTTTTTTAGTGGTTAGTGGTCGGTAGTCAGTGGTTAGTGGTCGGTAGTCAGTGGTTAGTGGTCAGTAAACATATAATGATACTATATACAACAATGAACACACAATAAAGAAGCAACATCAGAACCAGTCATTGAGTCGCGACTTTCCGGGTCTAGTACTGTAACTTGACTCGACTCATAGTCTTCGGACCAAGGAAAAAAAACGTCATGAGAGTAAATGGAGATGGTTTCGTATGCATGTTGAGGTCCGTGTGGAGACCACCATGTGACGACACAATCGATTCGGACTTGTGGTATTAGCTTTAATACCGGACGCAGGACATGTATATCCTGACACAGTTGCTTGAATTGTAAGTGTAGGTATACACTTTGGCGTACTCTTGCCAATAAAGCCAATAATGTATGCGCATGTGTATATCTACATGGATATATGCGTAGGGACTCGTAAGACACATCTTCGGGCAAATGTGTCACTAGTAGTTTGGTGTGATTGGAGGTGTCAATGATACTCATGAATCGCACGAATTTTGTGGAAATACGGCGTAATACTTGCGGTATCAATTCCCATAATGGCAATGCATGCAACATTGTGGATTCAAAGTACAGTGACTTTATTTGTGACCAACACAAGCCATGTATCCAGCACGATTGTAAGAATGTTTGGTTTATAAGTATAGTGTGAAGATTAGGCCAAGTTATAAACCGACTGACACTTGGGCCAGGGTCCGTGTCTGCATGTATGTCCACTTGGGAGTATAGGTCGTGATACGCCAAGTCTTGACCGAATAAGGCCAGTGATTCTACCAGGCTTGTGTCACAATGGGACAATGCCCAATGAAACCAGCGTCTCTCCGGCACTTGCAAACTTTTGAGTCGAGGGAAAAGCAACACATTGCAAGGATAGTTCATCAAGGGCTGATCGTGTAAAATATGTAGCCACGAGAGTTTCGGTAGGACTAGATCCACAGGCCAGGTAATTATTTCGGATGTGTCGGTGCTGCGAAAAGACACGGACATCACACTATCTTTACACACTTGGAGCAATGGCAGTAGATGGAGATGAAAAGACCCAAAAATTTGTAAACACTCCATGGTCTTTACAGTCTCTATAGTCTTTACAGTCTCTATAGTCTTTACAGTCCCTATGGTCTTTGCAGTCTCTTTTGTCTCTGCTGAGCCTTGTACTTGTAAGCGAAACAGCGAAGACAATCCGAGAAAGAAACTTTTCAGCGTCGATGGCAACACTAGTTTGATGAGTTGATTCACTTTTCCGTCCACCATGAGTGTTAGATGTTGTACATTAGGGTAGAGGTCCGGCAGGTGCGTCAGGTCGACCGAGTCTGAATTGCTAATGACCCTCAGACGCAGGGTCACCACTGCAAGAGACCTTTGAGCCATCGAATTCGGAAAGGTTGCCATGTGCACCACACGCATGCCAGAAGGAGCAATCGTGCGGTCAGACACATCCACCTGAAAGCACATGTGTTGGTGCAAATAGGTCCGGGTCGCTTCGCGCATTGTGCGACAACATGGCCAGATCGAAGATGCAATGGTATCCACAGAAAGATACGGCAAAATCTGCAACAGCAAATCTGGATGCATCGGTACCGTAAAGCATACAAATAAATATAAACGCTTGGCGGGGTTACACACACAAACGCGCCATGAGTCTTCAAGAATGTGCGTTTCAATTGATTGACATTGACCAGCATGTCAACTCCTCTGACATTGCCAGCATACGCATGTTTGGTCGGAGCTCGGACGGTCAATCCGTACTGGTCGAGGTCTTTGGATTTCAGACTTACTTTTTCATGAGCCGTCCCCCGAACATGACAGACCACCAAATCATGGACCGTATGAATACACAACTTGCAAAGAGACGTCGCATCCTGCAAGGCGTGGTGTCGGTCCAATATGTGCGGAAACAAGACCTGATGTTTTCGACCTCGCAGCTTCAGGAATATGTATGCATCAAGGTATCGAGTCCAAATGTCATGCCCGCATTGCGAACCATGATCGAAAAGGACCGCCTGTTTCCCGGGATTCAAACCACGTATGAATCAAATGTCTCGTATGTCATGCGCTTCATGGTCGACTTTGACATTCAGGGTGCATGTTGGTTACGTGTCCGTGGTGCTACTATGGACAAAGATTCGGGTCTGAACATCCAGGTGCACTTGGACGCGGCACACCATGATGTCCAGGCCTATTCACCAGAAGAATCAAATTGGCAGCACATTGCTCCCTTGCGTATCTTGTCCTTTGACATTGAGTGTGCAGGTCGCAAGGGAATATTTCCAGACCCCAACATAGACTCGGTGATACAAATCGGCATTGTTCTGAAGCATCATCTAGGGCATCAAGAGTCCAAAGTGTTGACGTATCGAGACTGTGACCCAATGACCGATGCAACAGTAATGTGTTATGACACGGAAACCGAGTTACTGGAGTCGTTTCGCCAAGTGGTGTGTGACTTTGATCCAGACATCCTTATCGGCTACAACATTATCAACTTTGACTTGCCATACCTACTCGAAAGGGCACAAGTACTCAAGCTTGACCAGTTTGCTTGTTTGGGTCGCATACCCAAAATCAAGAGCCAAGTCCGCACCTCGCTGTTTCAGTCCAGTCAAAGTGGAGCCAGAGAAAGCAAAGAAATTCTGATTCAAGGTCGACTCATTCTTGATCTGTATGCCGTGATTCAACGGAATTACAAACTACGATCCTATACCCTCAACAGTGTGTGTGCTCATTTCTTGGCCTCCCAGAAAGAGGATGTACACTATTCGGAAATTACTGGTCTGTTCAATGGCGACTCTTCCACCCGTCATCGTCTTGCTGTGTATTGTCTGAAAGATTCAGTCCTGCCATTACAACTGATGGACAAGCTGATGGTGTTGTACAATTATGTCGAAATGTCGCGTGTGACTGGCGTGCCGATGAATTACTTGCTTACTCGTGGTCAACAAATCAAGGTCATCTCCCAGATATACCGCCATGCTCGGAAACACCAGATCATTGTACCAGTGTGTCAGCCACAACATTCAGTCAAGCGCACTAGAGACGATAGTGACGATGAATCGGAACCAGGAGAAGGCTACGAGGGTGCTACGGTCCTGGAGCCTGTTACTGGATATCATCAAACACCGATAGCTACCTTGGATTTTCAGTCACTATATCCGTCGATTATGATTGCACACAACCTGTGCTACTCGACCTATGTTCCAGTGGCTGCTCGAAGCACTACTGACCCAAGCACCATGATTTATTCGCCCGATAATCAGCACGCTTTTGTTCGATCCACCACCAGACTCGGACTACTACCCCAGATCCTCATACACTTGCTTCAAGCTAGAGACCGGGCCAAAAAAGCCATGAAAGCCACCACGGATCCAATGACCAAGGCTGTGTTGGATGGTCGCCAGTTGGCACTAAAGGTCTCCGCGAATTCAGTGTATGGATTTACTGGTGCTTCTGTAGGACTCTTACCTTTGGTGCAAATAGCGTCTACAGTCACCTCTTTTGGTCGTGACATGATCTTGCAAGTCAAGAGCACCATAGAAGAGACCTATCCTGGCACGGTAGTCATCTATGGCGACACTGACAGTGTCATGATCAAGTTTGGCAACCAGCCTGATGTCGAGGAGTCGATGCGCCTGGCCAAGGAAGCGGCTATTTTGGTTTCGAGTAAGTTTGTGAAACCGATTCAAATGGTGTTTGAAAAGGTGAGCATATGTTTTTATATTTTCTTGTGTGCCTGATAAATATGTGGCCTGATAGAGTCTCTTTTGTGTCTAGTGAACACTTGCTGACTTTTGACTTTACAAAAGAGTGTTTGCTTACTAATCCCCCCATACATGTATTGGTGTCTCAACCCGAACCTAATGTCCGCGTGATACAAGACAAACACAACAACCCAGAATTGCATGTCTTATTTATGTTATATCCATCTTCGATGCGTCCTTTTACGACACCTTATATAGGCCTCATGCACGACATCAATGGCAATGAGATAGCACCCTTTGTTTCAGCTTGAAATATGTGTGTGTGTCCTTTCACAGGTGTATCATCCATATCTGTTGCTCAGTAAGAAAAAGTATGCCGGCATGTTGTGGACCGAACCCGATAAACCAGACAAGATGGACACCAAAGGCATTGAGACTGTACGAAGAGATATGTGTCGACTTGTTGGTGTCGTGGTGCAACAAGTCTTGGATCATCTTCTCATTGACAAGAGTCCTCAAAAAGCCCAAGACTATGTCAAGAGCATTGTCGAGCGTCTGGGTCGAGATGAGATTGACCTGAGTTTGTTGATCATCACGCGAACTTTGAGCAAGACCACGTACAAGAACAAGGAGCCACATGTCGAATTGCAACGAAAAATGATGGAGCGTGACCCTGGATCAGCACCTGTTACCGGAGACAGAGTTGCCTATGTGTACGTACAACGTGGAACCAAGGTGTTTGAAAAGGCGGAAGATCCCAACTATGTGATGCAACATCATGTACCGATTGACAAGTCGTATTACTTGACCAATCAATTGGCTAATCCCGTGGTACGCGTATTCGAGCCCATACTCGGATCGAAACAAGCAGCTTATCAGATGCTCTTTGCAGGAGTCGAGACTTTGACGGTCAAAAATCAAGTGTCTCGCGAAAAAAATACTATTCTGAGATACACCAAGCCCGTGGCTGTATGTCTTGGGTGCGCTGTCTCATTACCCCAGAAATCCACAAACCAATCTTATTTGTGTGCCCACTGTGAACCGAGAAGAGCAGAGATTATACACAAAAACTCGACTCGGTTGCATCAGGCACAGCAAGTGTATGCGGATCTCTGGATGCAATGCCAGACCTGTCAGGGAAGTCTGACCCAAAAGGTTATTTGTGGCAATTGTGATTGTCCGATTTACTACATGCGAACCAAAAGCACACAAACACTTAAAGAGCAACAGGAAGTCTGGACAAAATTACACGCTGATCAAATGTTTTGAAAATAAATAAAGGTGTCCCCCTATGTTTTGTTTGTCTGTACAAGTTTCAGTCCAGCCAATTCATCTGTCAAATCCAGCATATCCAATGGGTCTTGATTGCGGGCACGCTTTCCAATGTGTCCAATAGTGCTACTACTCACATGTACATAGTGTGGCTTGGCATATGGATTTTGCAGATAGTAGCGGACTTGTGATGCTCGCATATTTCGAGCCTTTGCGTGTATCGGCGCTAGGCGAGAGGAGTTCTTGACACGAGGGGTGACAAGAATACGAGGATTTGGATAGATGCAGTTTGGATTGGGTTCTTTGGCTAGGGCATACAAGGTTGCTATTGCTGTTGCATAAATGTCCATGTGATACATGACTTTGAGTAAAATATAGACTTCACTATACTTGTAGGGTGAGGCTTTGTTTTGGGTGGCTTGTAATGCGATTCTTTCACAACAATCATTAGCAAGTTGGATTTGGTTGACGGCTTTGATGCCACAATAAAATTTGCGCAAAAAGTCAGAGTTTGTCATATCAATAGGTACTACAGATATCGACATATACTTGGAGTCTGACTCTTGTTGATTAAGATAAGGCCAAATCTGTGCTGATGGGCACAACAACAAAGCAAGATCCTGTACCAATAAGCTAAAAGCGTTCGCGCCAATGATCACAAATCCATTTGTTGCCTTGCCTTTACTACACAACACTTTAATGTAGACCGCAGGTATTTCATCTGATTCTCCGTTTTGTGCGACTTGAATACGGAAATAGGGATCGAGTTTCTCCGCATTGCGCACCACGAAATCCATAAGATGATGAAATCCTTGTAAATGTATGTTCATCTGTGCACGATCCACAGTGTTGCGTGAAACATGATAGTCTATCTCACGTGCATACAAACTGGACAGTTTTTCTCGCAAAGAGGTGTCTTGAAGGTCATTCGCCTTGTATATATCTCGTGTGAAACGTGCCAAATTTTCACGCAAAGGGTCTGGGCGCACTGGCTCCAGTATGTCAGACACCTGCGATAGATCGGAGATATCACTTATGGTCATCTCATCCTCATCTCGCACATCATCAGAGATCTCAGAGTCTGACTTGTCTACTATAGACTTGTCTACCACAGTCTTGTCTACTATAGACTTGTCTACTATAGACTCTGCAGCCTTGGACAATGTCTCGTTCTGGTCCTTTGGATCGTCTGATAACTCTGCATCGTCCGATAATTCCGGATCGTCTGATAACTCTGGATCGTCCGATAAATCTAGGTCATCTATGATAGAGACATCATCTGATTCCAGCAGGTCTGGGTCCTCCGAAAATACGGAAGAATCATTATCACTAGTTCGGTTCTTTGCATATGGCTCGTCGGCTAAATCTTTGTTGTCATCATAGACAACCATATCTTGTGTGGCAATATCCTTGAATTTCATAATAAATGACTATTATCCTGTCCAGTATATATTATTTTGTCATGTGTTCGATATGTCAATCTCTTGAAGCTGCACCGGAATCAATCACTCAAATGATCATGCAACAAAAAATGACAGACGATCAACGTGTAGATGATTGGTACGAGCAAAGACGATATGTCATTACTGCATCGGAAATCGGTTCGCTGTTAGGGCATAACTTTTACAAATCAGCCGAAGATGTCATTTCCGCCAAGACCAATGCGATTGTGTACAAGGACAAATGTGGAAACGCTATCCATTCCGATGCGATTGACTGGGGTGTGAAATACGAGACCGAGGCTTTGGATGCATTCATGAAGGCAACGGGTCATAAGGTTATTCAAACAGGCTTGTTGAGACACAAAGACAAACCCATCATAGCAGCGTCGCCCGATGGCATCACCTACTGTGGCCGCACTGTCGAGATCAAGTGTCCTTATTCCAAAATCAGCAAGACCTTGAGACAGGTGCCGAAACATTATGAAGACCAAGTCATGGCACAGATGGCAGTGACTGGATTGACACAGGCATATTTTGTCCAGTTTCGTCCTCGTGGGTACGGCGATATGGGCCAAAAAATAGCTGGACAACCTCAGACCCTGATGTACATTACTGTCGACTATGACTCCGAGTGGCTGGAGAAAGCCTATCCTATTCTTGAATGTGCCCACAATGATATCACTCGCCGGGTGGAAACACACGACAAACCCATTCTTTTCGACCTGGATTCATGAAGACTTTATTTTGGTGGTCTTTGCGTAATAAAAACACTGAACAAAAGCATCGGCCAAGTCGTCTTTTTTTTTTAGACCTTGACTAACTTGCTGTATGCATTGTAACGCCGGAATGGTGGTCGCCAAGTGGTCCATTAGCACCACACTTGCGTTCTTGCGTCTTTTATAGTCGTCATACCTGAGTGTGGATGGGTCTAGCGTGGATGGCAAAAACTCTTTGGGCATGTGGGTGAACTTGGGTATGGAGCCCACAAAGGCAAAACGAACATTACTGCTGACAGCATGACACCAAGACAACAGTGCCATGGACAGCACACGATTCAGTACTGCACGACCGACTTGTTGTTCACACACTACGGTGCACGTCGAAACAAGTTCCGGTGTCAAAGGACTTGCTGGACTTTGAAGCCACTTGATCAGAGAGGTACATACATTTGCATAAGTCCGAGTATTTTTGTTGGGGTGAATATTGACCACATCAGCAGAGTGAAACACAACATTTCTATCTTGGGGATTAACAATCAGGTGACACCAAGCCAAGTTTACTATTCCAATATCGAAACTGACAATGTGGTGCGCATCCGTGGCAATTATTGGCTGCTGATCACTATTGGTTGCTTGGCTGTCTCCATGGCTGCTTGCTTTGCTGGTTGCTTTGCTGCTTGCTTTGCTGCTTGCTTTGCTGCTTGCTTTGCTGCTTGCTTTGCTGACTTTTTTTTCAATGGTTTTACGAGGCGCTTGTATCCTGGCTTTCTTGTTCTTGAGGATAGGTGAAGTCCGTATCTCTTTTTCTGGCTCAGTTTGATCGCCAAGTTGAGACAGTCCCTGCCGTAAGTCAGAAGCCATTGCATCAAATTTAGCTGAGCGATGGATGTAAGTAGGACAACAGCATTTAATTTCGTCGGAGTCGTAGTCTGGGGCACATACTGCAGAGTCAATTTGATAATGTGATGTCGACAATACAAATCAAAGAATGTCTTGGTGTGGTCATTGACGGCCCGCCGATAGGATTGAAAGGTTGCAATGTGTACAGGATTGGCAGAGTCTCGCAGCTTTTGAGTAATGCACTCCTCAAGTGTCCGCAAGCTGATGATCGCATACATCGGCAAATTCTTGTCCAAGTACTGCGCCTTGTTGGTGGTCAGGAACATGTACAGGCGAAAACACATGATCGGGTTCATGTGTAACCAGTCCAATACTGGGAACAAGTGGATCAACACTTCTTGAGTCATTTTAACATCGTCATACGGCGTCAAAAGCTCTATGGACGAAATTTTCATGAGGGTTGGGTCAGATTTTTTATATGTCATTCCTGGAGGGTTAGGGTTAGTTGAGAAAAATGACCAAGGCAGTCGGATCCAGAAGACAGGTGTGGAATGGTACAGCTGAGAAAACAGCAGGAGGGTTAAGCAAAACGGACCTGGTTAAGAATAGCTCTGGTGAAATCGTGTCGCGCAAAAAAAGTGATATGGCCAAGAAAAATCTGCGGTCCAGGTCGAGATCCAAGTCGCCTAGTAGAGGAAAAAAAACCAAGTCCAGGTCCCGGTCTCAGTCTGAATGATTTTTTATATGATCCGGAGTGTGTGGTCCTCTAGGCACATGGTATTTTCTCGGTCCAGTCAGTGGGGATTAGCTATTGTACTTGTCTTGGCTATCCTCATTACCATGCGTAGATCACGTAAAAAGACATCCAAGTATTGCAAATATAGGGTAGTGGATGGTCATCACTCGGTTATTGACCTGGATCCGACCACAAAGGACAGTGTCGAAATTGGATGGACCCAAAGTGACACTGACCAAAGCATTACAATACATGGTGTGATGATCGAGCCAAAAGATCTGGGTGTCCAAATATCAGAGCCTGGGTGTGAAGCGACCATGGTTGCACCGTTTCCTCGCAATTGTCGTATCACCTGTCGTTTGACTCCGATAGGCACATGTGTCCTGATGTTTCAGCACATCATCTATATGAGCAGTCGATCCTATACACCTCAATCTAATCTATTGGTCGAAACATCCTATACAGCTTCACCCTTACAAGACCTAATGGTTGAGTTGTATCAACGCTTGTGATGATTCTTTTATATAAGACTTGTTATTCTTTACTATACTTTGAGAGTTATTTTTATAATGTCCGAATCTAAAGCGGATTGGCGAATGAGTAAACAACACTCCACTGACTTTGACACTGCATTTTGTTCTCGCCACTCTTGGAGTGCGTTTCGCCAGTGTAAACCACGAGCCAAAATGCACCGTGCACTAGCCGCAGGCGTGTTGCCATTGGCCAAAGACTCTCTTGGTGGCTACTGGGTCTTGCTCGGCCGCGAATGTGTCGGTCGTACCGTGAGTCAATCGGGCTTGTGGTGTGACTTTGGCGGCGGTATATCGCCACATGATTGCTCGACCTACGGAGCGGCTCGCGAATTCGTGGAGGAAACATTAGGATGTGTGTTGGGTCATGTGTCCATTGCAAAGACCGTCACCTATATTTTGCAACACCGTTTGGCCATCATACAGTCCATGTTTGGAAATGCCAAGCCATATGACATGCATATTGTGCTCTGTGAATATGATACCACTATATCCACCTTGTTTGATACACGTTTTACAGAGTGTACACAAGCTGATACATCTGTGGTGGTGCACCCAACCAGACTGATGAATCCCGTGTTTTTGCCGGCCCGTGCCTTTAATCGGAATGGTCAGATTAAACAAACATTCAAAGAAAAAGACATGATTAGTTGGTTCCGATTAGATGAATTGGAAGACTCTGTCTTTCACACAGACAAAATTGGACTCAGACCCGAGTTTGCGCAAACTCTACACCATTATTGGGGTACCTTACAATCAGCACTGAAATGTTAGACCACCCTGCTTTTTTATGTTTTGTTACCACCCACCACACGAATCATGTATGCCACCACCCCCATCATACCGTCAGAGTCCAAGGTAAAGGGAATCCTACGTGATAGATGTGCTGCCGATGTCGTGGTCAATTTGTTTGTGAAACGCTTAGCAGATAGCCTGATTAGGCACGCACAACGAGGACAAGACTTGCTTGAGTTCCGTGTTCCTGATCGAATGACTGGCTATCCCCCGTATGTCCGCGATGCCGTGTGTCAAGAGATTCTACAGTACCTACAAGCCGCTGGATACAAAGACACTGGAATGCACCCAAACAAACCCGGAGTGATTGTGGTTCATTTCCCTATTCGTTCATCCGATAAAAACATGTTGGCTTTTACTGCAGTAAAATAAAAATATAAAATCAGTATAAAAAGACCAATGAGACATTTTATAGAGGCAAATGTTTTGGATTTTGATGAACATGCCAAGGTGTCCTCCACACCAGTGACTTTTACGCATGGGACACTGCGACATGTGTATAGTCGACAGGATAACATGGCCTTGTGGGTGGGCGCCAAGACAGCCTATCTTATTCGCAACAACTCTGCATGTATACTTAGTCCTGGTATAGAAGCTCAACGTCTACACAGATTCGAAAAGCGTTTGTGTGACAAAACGCAAGACCTGGAGGACATTGATCGTCCTTTACGCCTGAGTGTCAAATTGGTCGAAAAAGACTGCAATGTGTTTATCAATAAGCAGCCGACACTTTGGTCCGACATCAAATGCCATCCCGAATTCATAGACACACGAACCTTGTACATTTCGGGTGTGGTGTTGGAATGTAGTTTTGTATGGACAAATGAATCTCAGCAAGGGGTCAAGTGGACAGTAAGACAACTTTATTTCACTGCATCTACAGAAACAACTATTGCAAATTTATCATCGTCACTAAGCAACCAATCAACTCATCATGAGCGACCCAGAAGCATCAGCACTGATCATGGACACGACAACCACATCGTACCAAGTCAAGACCACGGCTCGTCATCACCATGCATGGGACCTGGGCGACTTTGCGGACATTGCACAGTTGATGCCGGATGTCAAGGTCCAGTCGTCCACTCAGATGTACTACATCCGAGACAAGAAAACCAAGGCTCCACTGCAGGTCGAACTACCAGAGGGAACAGTGACAGCCCTACAACCGGGTTGGAAAAGGGACAATGGCAAGGAAATAGTGGGCAAGATGGACACCAAGGCGTTCACCTATTTTCACCCGAACCCACAGGACTGTCCGATCGAGGTTTCAGAACTCATGAAGAAGATGCGGGACTTCGAAATCCAAGCATACGAAGCTGTTCGTCAATGCGCAGCTGCTCCTGCCAAATGGAAGAAATACACGACCATGGCCGGTGTCGACGGTGCTTTGAGTGTGGTCAAGGACAACAATCCCGATATGCCCGTGTCACTGGGGTTATCCTTTTATTTGACCAAGGAGAGCACCACTCCAGACAATGCTTTTGTCAGTGTCAAAGCCAGCTACAACAAGCGTTTGTACGACCGCATCAAGGGGTTGAGCAAAGGTGCTGTCATCAGGGCCATTGTGGAACCCATGTGGGTATGGGTCGGTCAAGGCCAATTTGGTGTGGCATGGATTGTCCGTCATCTTCTGATCAAGAGCAATGTAGCAACTATTCTTACACCAGCATGGAACAACGAGGACACCAACACGGATGGGACAGAGTTAAGGGTAGCTTCACCAAATTCCAAGGTCCCAGGAGAAGACGGCGAAGAACATGACGCAGGTTAGTTATTGCTTCAATAATTGTGATATCTCCCCGGGTTCCACTTCTCTTTTGTCTATGTCAAGCACCCCATCAACTAAGTCCAAATCATCTGGGTCTATATCATCTCGGTCCATATCTTCTGTTTTGTTGGGTTCATCATCATCATCAATCATAACATCATCATCACCCATAACATCATCGTCACTGTCCTCGTCGTCTTTGACTAATTCTTGCTCCATATCTATTATTTGGTCTTGGACATCCTTTGCTGTATTATTCCTGTCATCATCATCATCATTATCACTTTCAGAGTATACTATCACTTCATTATCTCCATCATTGTCTTCTTCAGATGGCAACAACTCGGACGAACCCAAGTCCAAACGGTTCAAATCTTCCTGATCTTTCAGGTCTTCCTGAGCGTCCACCTCTTCCTCATCGTTCAAATTAGTGTTTACATCAAAAGTAAAAATCTTGCCTGAATTTGCGAAAAGTTCGTATATTTCTTGTGTGTCAGTCTTTCCATAGATGTGATTGGTCCATGTAGCAATAATATCTTCAGCTGAAATCATTTTGATAGTTGGGTACATACTAACTACATTTTGTATAAGAGTGGCATGGGCCTGCTTGTCATGAAATTCAAGCAAAGCCTCAGTTGCATTCTGCGATTGCATGTAAATCTGGACATTTTGCAGAGACCAAATATCAGCATAAGACGGAACCTCTGTTTGCTTGGTGGCAGAAGCATATATAACAAATACCCCGAGATAGGGGTTGATGTCACCAAAGACTTGAAACTTTTCAATTGGTGTTTGCTCGCGACCTGTAATAGTCATGTATTGCGGATCTAACAGAGTCTTTGTTGGATCAATAGTAATCGTTACATGGTTATAAGCAACCAATCTTTGTTGTGGTGTCGCGCTAAGGGGTTCATATCGAGCAAGTTTCCAATGATCGTCGTGCCAACAAAGGATATAAGAATCCTGGGATAATTGTGTGATGAATTGACTATATAACCAACTGGCTCTTGCCCAGACCCATAGTGTTTCTTTCAAACCATCAATTTTTGTTGCAGTGTCAGTTGCAATGTTGTTGCCGTCAGGGTCTAAGAATTTTTGTTTCACGTAATCACATATGTCATTGACCTGAGATGTGATTCTTTGACTGCAATCCCATTGATCAATCTCTTCAAGCTTGTGAGTGAGCCATGCGTCCCCGATCTCGCCTTTGGTCTGAAACCCAAGCAACTCATTGAAAATGTTTTTTACCTTGTCACTTACACCGAAAGAGTTGATTTGATCCTGTTCTTCAAAGATTTTCAAAGCCCCTTTGATCATATTTATCACCACTTGTTTACTCGGGGGTGGTGGCAAATCTTTTGCTCTCTTGTATTTCTTTAGCACTATCGTTTCTTCCTCGTCATCACTATCGATGATACGACGCCGTCTTTTGTGTCGATCAAATACTAATGTAACTGGGGTTGGGTTAGGGTTTGAGGTGGAGTTGTCAACTTCTGACGATGATACAGTTTCACTCTCTACAGTGGCTTTGCTATCAAACAATGCTTTAGTACTATTTTCTGCAGTCGGATTGTTATCACCTTGCAGTTCGGCAGCAGATACAATGTTGGTACACTGCAACTTCAAATCATGTATAAATTGGTTCCAATCGTCGTCAAGAGCCTTTTCAAGATATATTCTAATGCTGTCCATAATGGATAGAAAGTTGAGCAAAGCAGCACCTGCACAGACCTGACGATACATGTCCATTGTTGGCGTCGTGTCTGATTTGGGTTTAAGTCTTGGCAAAATAGGTATTTTGCCTGGTTTGATGGTCATTTCAGTATGAGCACGAACCTTCAATGCTATTTGTGCCAACACGACATTGCGAACGTGGTTGGCAATACGAACCACATCGAGCGAGCGTTCCATGTCTTGGCGAGTCTCCCGAGTTTGATCATCTATTTTTTTCACTAATTCATTCATACATACAAAATTGTATCCCAATTTAGTGACCAAATTATCTTCTTGCGTGTAAGTTTCTATGACTGATGGCTTCATAACCATCTTACTCAGATGAACTACAAACATATTATAGAAATCGTCTTTGTTGTCAATAATGAAGAATCGCATCAACAGGGACAGGAATTTGGGAAAGTTATTGGTGCTTATCAAAATGTCCATGGCTTTATTGAAGTATAATTCGAGCACTGGTATGTCACCAGTGGTTTGCAAGTATGTTGCACCATCAACCCATTCACTTGTGGTTTGATTCCAATGCATCTCTTTCATTGCAGCATCTTTATAGTGGTAATGTTTTTTACTTTTTTCTATTGCTGGGTTGAAAAGAAGTTTCAATTTCTCGATCCTTCCTGGATGTGACAGAGCACTAAAGTCAGAATTAGTTTTAAGGTAAGCATCCATTTGTATGTGGATATATGCGAGTGTATCTAAAACCCCTGCTGGAATGAGCTGATTTTTGAGCAAGTCGTCCACAAACATGTCGTGCATTTTTGCATAGAATTGTTGTACTTTTTGGTCATCCAGAAATGTATAATGCTCGAGGCAAGAGATGGTGGCTGTCTCTACATTGCCAGTATCTGGGTCCGTCCATCGTTGTTCATCATCTATATAGGGAATAATAGCTTCCTTTTGCCCCAATAAATAAGATACATCGAAAAAAACGGATTTGCTATACTTGTTGCGTTCCTCGGAAAATCCAAAAATGTTTGTAGCATAATATTCACATCTTTCGTTGCATTCACCTGTAGTATTTTGGGTCTCAATGGTCGTTTGTTTACCATTTAATTTCAACAAGTACATATTGATGACATTCCATGAATAGGGATCGTTATTGTATCTCAGTTTGCTCCATATGCTTTGAAGATCCTTTAGCGTATCATCCCCTTTGACATCAAGAGACACGAACCTATGATATCCTGTGAATCTGATGGTTTGTGATTGATATCCAAACCTTTCTTGCAAATCATCCAAGTCATCCGAAGTCAGGCAGTTTGGAGTACTAGCATCCGAAGTCATCCGAAAGAATATTTGATCCATGTACCCACTTTCGGGTTCTAATGTGGGCAAAGTTTTTACATTCAAGTCCTTCTTTTTGTATCGCCCAACTTCTGTCAGGACACAGGTCTGGAGGATATTTCTAAATTTAGACCAAAATTTGGACATCTGGTCCAGACAATGAGAGTATCTTTCCAGTTGTCGATAATAAGAGTCGGCATCGATAGCAAACCTCATGCCTGTGAGATTGTTTTCAATTTGCTGTTTTAGTTGCATACATTCCTGATATTGTGTCTCTGGATAGATTTTTGGCTTTGTCCTGTCATCATATCTAAAGTAAGTTGAAATCATTTGTACCAAACCAATAGGCCTGGTTATATCTTCTAGCTTTGATATGATTTGATCGTATGTATATTCTATTTTTAAACTCCCTGATGGTTGTACCATTTTAACGAGTAATATGGTATTCTCCCCGTATTGCTTTTTTCGGTCGGCCAATGGTTGAAAAACGGGTCCAATTGTCCAATGAATAACATTCCTCAATGCAGAGATCTTATCTAATAGTGACTTGAAGTCTGGTTCTAAAATAGGGGCTAATCGAAATAATTTTGTAGGCTGAGAGTTATATTCTGTCATAAGATATTCCCAGTTGGGATGATCATATCCATTGTACTCTGTTTTTGCATCAGGACCCATCAACTTTGCGAGTGCCAATTCGCGCAAATGCTTATTCATTTCACTCAGAGAAGAAGGCTCGGGGTCGAATTCGTCAAACAGCGCTTCGGCACAAGGATTGAAGGATTTGGTTTCTTTCAAGGCAATCAGAAATTCACCTTTCTTGGGCCTTCTGATGTCTATGATGACATTCTCATTCCGAGGTCCGAATTCGATCTTAGCCACCACTCCATGCCACTCATTTGGAGTCATCTTGGTATCATAGGTCTGATAATTATTTGCATCATTCAATCGGGACCATGTTGCAAAATCATACAAAAAGTATCGTGTCAATACAGTTATGGTCTGAAGGTAATCATTTATCATGTCATGGCATTTTGAGACAAGATCGAGTAGGTGTTCTTGACATATACATTCCAATACATGCAATAAATGATAACATAATGCAGGCTTGACGATCAATATATCAAGCCATTTACACACGATTGGTTTGGGATTTGGGGTTGAATCATCGACTAATTTCAGCATTTCTTTAATCTGTCTTGTCCGTAACAAACCAATAGTGTAGACAGTACGTGGTAGGCCTTCTGGTGCAAACGATTTCATTACTCTTGTTCTAGGATCATTACCCTGCATTTTTCCAATACCATCGACAAGTCCGATCAAGTTATCTCGCATCGCGGTAACCACCAAGCCCACTAAACAAACGACCACAGCAACGAGGTCTTGGTCTTGTATGAGAGACTTTTGAGTAGACACGCCCGATTTCAAGAGTCCAATATCTTCGAGTAAATTTTGTAAACTCTCAGACAAATGAGGTTGAGATTCAAGATATTGCAGATAGGTATTCACTTGATTTTTTGTCTCGAGTTCATCTTCCTTTTTAGTTGTCTTTAGTTCATCCACCTGTGATCTGGTTTTAGACGCCATTGCCTTACAAGTCACAGAAAATATAAAAAAAACAAACCATACAAGTCTGAACAAAAAATAAAATGGACCTCAATGAAGAGGGGTCGTCTCCCAAAAGATCACGTACGGATGACGACTCAGACGATGATAGTCACGAGTCACAGCAAACTGTATTGGGCTCGGTGGTGAAGACTCTATTTCTGGGGGACTACAATGACAATCGTCACATTGACATTCTGGTCGCGGTGTTACGCAGTATTCATGTGCCTGATGATCAAGTGGAGCCGATAAACATGGACGCATTAAACACGATTGTGTGCTGTTTCGCGGAGAATTTGCTACGGGATGCACGAGACAACATGGACATGGCTATTTGGCGGTATCTTGGACGTATCGCGTATGAATTTGCAGACTGGCGAGACCACCAACAAGTGTTTGATTCGAACAGACGATGTCTGAAATATACTCTGTTATCTCAAGACGAGGTCGAGCTCTGGTTCAAGACTTTTCACATGCAAATGATGACAATAGTTGAATACATGGAACCCCACAAGAGCAATGCACCGACAGAGTGTGCTTCGATTGACCTTGTTTGTTACACTTGTATGGATACCAATGAGCGGTTTCGGACCTCGATGAATTTGCACTATGTACCTAGCTTTTCGGAGTGTGTGGAGCGTTTCACCCAAAATCCCGAGACCTTGGAAAAGCTCAAGAGTGGCTTGACTTTCAAAGACATGAAAAAGGAGGTGCCTTTGGAAAACTTTTTGTATGAGATCTATGTCAAGTTACAAGGCTATAGCGCACGCATTTTAGACGACAACATCTATTATCCAGTCTATCACAAGGGGTACAAGACTCATGCGTATGAGCTGCGGGGATCTATTGAACAAGTCATTCGCGGCTTTTACAGTTTCATTGATCATCCTCATTTGATGCGTCTTGTGATGCGCAACACCATGTTGGTGTCTCAGGCGTGTGAGCTGATTGAGAATCAACGCCAGGATTATTACTTGCCGGTGTACAAACCTCATCGCACTGCATGGTCTTTTGCAGATGGTGTATATGATGGCAGCAATGATATATTCTACCACTATGCCACACAAGCAAAAGACATTCCAACCAATCTGACTACATCTGGGTTTATCAATCAAGAAGTTGGCGACTTGTTTGGATTCGAGAGTTCCTTTGGCCAGCCAAGCAATCCCGATGACTTTATGGACATTCATGTACCGAATGTCGACTTTATCATTACGTTTCAGCTGTACGAGAATATCAATCATCCCACATCCGATGAGGAAATGGCTGTGCGTATGATTTGGGGTCTCATTGGCCGTCTGTTCTTTCCAATGTCATCAGACTCGATGCAAATTGCCCCTTTTCTGATTGGAGCCGGAGGAACAGGCAAAAGTATCATCATTGAGCTTATACGATCTGTCTACGAGCGATCTAAAACAGCCAATATTGGACCCGATTCCAGCGTCTACTTTAGTTTGGAGAGTGTTTACAAGGCCTACATTTTCTGTGTGTCCGAGGTCAACGCAAAGCATGGTCTAAATCAACAATTGTTCCAACAAACAGTGACAGGGGAGTCTGTGTCGATCAATCGCAAGAACAAGGTAACGATCGATGTGCCATGGGATACGAGACAAATATGGGCCATGAATGCCTTACCGCCGTGGCAAGACACATCTGGGTCCCTATCGCGCAGACTGTGCGCTTTTCCATTCACACGAAAGCCAATGCCACCCAACATTAAGCTACAATCCTTGACGATGCAAGAGCGAGCGAGATTTATTGTCAAGGCATGTAAGGCTTATCTGTGGTTACGTGCGCGAGTAAATACTGAAGGCTCACTCGAAAACCTGATGCCTCAAGTGCTGAAAAGATTCCACCAAAGCTGTGTCGACCGATTGAATGGGGTCAACTCGTTCTTGAATGATGCGGACTATGTGGTCTATGGTGCGGCGGAACAGTGCGAGTTGACGGTCTTGCAGCAGGCCTGTAGTCAATATCTACACAATCGAGGCATGGAGCGGTTGAATCAGCGAGACTTTACTTTTGAAACAGCAGTCAAAAATTTACCAGGGGTGACCATGGTGCAAGAAAATGTAAACAAGAGAACCAAAACAGTGTCAGTGACCATGTTACATGGCATCGGATTGGTACATTAGGTGCGTCCAAAAAGCTTGCCCAAACATTCAGGAGACAACACTCGTTCGTTTGCTTTTATGTTTTCGCCAAATTCCGACGGAATCTCATTTGCAGCTTGACTAGAAGACGATGCAGACAAAGCCGGTGGAACATTGGTGGTGGATGGACCCGCAAGGTTGGATGGCATGGCCATATTGTGCGAGGGAGCTCCATACAATGTGGCTGACATATTTGGTCGACTTACTGGTCTCTGACACATTAAACTGAGCACATAATCAAATGCGTCTTCACCTTGCATCAATTTATTGTTTGCTTGATCATAGATGGCTGGAACAACTGTATGTGGACCTCTTTCATAGCTCGAGAACCATGTTTGTTCCACATTCAGATCGGACCGGACCGTCTTTAGCACTGCAATAAGCTTAGTCATGTGTAAGCACCATTGGCAAGGACGGCTTGGAGGAGCAAGATAAAGAATATAATGGCAGGACATATATATATATATACAGGGAACAATATAGGTAGGAAATAAAAATAAAAACAATTCTGACCATTTTTTTTATCTAGTCTCCCGTTTCTCTTTTGCGAAAAGAAAAGGGTAAGATGCCAAAAGTTGGATCCAAAGGTGATAAGATTGTGACCAGAACCAATGAAGTTGTTTTCCACACCTTTAGTAATTCGGTCAAGACTTCTGCAGGTAACAAAATTCACGTCCCAATGGATGACACCAAATTAGTTCGCACTGCTAATAAAAGGTATGGTCTCACAGCAACAGTGGACAATGTAAAGCTTTTCACATTTATCAGCAAAGACCTGGCAGACTCATTGCAGAGTAATCATCACAAGCGAGTCTTGTCATACAAGAATTAGTCGTCTTAAACAAAAAATAATATATGTATTGCAAATGCATGCACACTGGTTTTCCATGCAGGCCGAGCTTACTAACTACTATACGAAACGCATTGAGCGAATTCAGAAAGAATGCAAAGAGAATCCCCCTGACCTGTCCTGGTTGTCGGAAGGTGATACAAAAATTATTCAACATATTGGCCAGACAGAATTTCTACAATGTGAGTTCGCATTGGCTAGGTCTCTTCATCGGCATGTGTACATGAACGAGACCCCGAAACTTGAGGTGGTTCCTTTGACCAATCACATCAAACCATCTCAGTCCAAGGTCTATGCTGTCTTGATGCACTACATGCAGCCTGTCGAAAGTCGTGCAATCGTCTTTGACAGTCTGCATTTACAAGGTCTGAGTATTATTGGACAACACTTGATCCTCTCGTCTGATCGAATCTTAGAGTGCTGGAATGAACATAAAGATGTGGAAAAGATGGTGAATATGATTGTTGTACACATGTTACAGACCACGAAACATCAGTTTCAACTTGGCAAAGTCAAGGGAGCAGTTGAGTCTCTGAAGAAATCATTTGAAACCTTTTTCATCCATTGCTGTCCATTGTTTCAACATCTGGTGGTGCATTTATATCACATCTGCCCAAATACGTCGCGGGCCGATCCGGTGTTATTTGGGAAATGGCTGGATCATGCCATTCGTACCCTGACTTGTTTGCACCAATATTTCCGATTCGACTCGAATTCGCAAATAGGCTTGGAATTGATTCGAGCGTTTCAATTGTGTAGACACGTCGACCACTACGTTAGTCTAAGTACTCAGGTCGAGTACATGATGACAACTCTGAAAGGTTTAGAGGCAGAAATCATTCCCGAAAAGCAATACATTCACAGTGATCACAGTACTCTTTGTGGCATGATACAGTACTTTGGCGACACAATATGCTCAGAAATGTATGATGGGCCGTACTCCACGTCCTTACTCATTCGCCAATTGTTGGTGCAAATGTGTTGGCCGATCGTGGTCAACCAATGGATACACAAGGAATGTAACACCGAAAAGGTCAATCCTTTACACTTTATGGCGATTGTGGATCTGTGTAGCACTCACCCGGACATTCAACTCGGCATGTATACAGTAATGATGTTGTGTTACGGCTCGGAGAACATCAATGGCCTAGACGCCATGGACTCATTAAGTGATCTGAAACCAGGCACAAGCATTTTGACACGTTTGCTCCCCAATCCCATCACCAAGGAATCACTCAAGCAACTATACCATGATCTGCAGCTTATCCAAGCTCTCGGATGTGAGGTATTATATGACCTGGACAAGCCATTAAAGTTGAGCAAGATGGGTGCACAAATTCAGACAGCGTTGAAGAACATGAAAAACCCAGAGGTTGAGGTCACACTAAACGATATCAAGCATGTGATACATAAACGAGCTCACAACTACGAGGCATATATATACCTGATGCAGTCCCGATGGATCGATCCATTGGATGGCACAAGTGATGATGATCAGTAGCCATTCTTTTTTATGTTTTCCTATTCTTTTATTTTTTCACTGGTGAACATATATGAGTACCTATAGTGGCAGTCAAGTAAAATTTCAACCAATCACAGTGTCTGGTCCTCTGTATGGAGAACATTTGGATGACATTCGATCTCATGCACAGACACATCAAATCGATTCGCGACTACAGGCGAAAGAGTTGTCTAAAAATCCATATATGATTGATCTACAGTTACAGAGTCTTATTCATCGTCAGCAATCGAGTCAGGTGCCAGACTATTTGTTTCGTCGGGGTCAAAACCATCAGCCGGCACTCGCACCAGAACCATTGAATCACAATGATGTTTTACACCAGTACTATACTCATGAAAAGCCGATACGTTTTATGGGTCGAGAGTCGTATGTTCCTTTGAGACGACCACACTATTCGAACATTCGCGACTCATAAGGCCCAACAAATAAATATATTTGGAATTTTTGTTTTCAAATGTTAGGGGTATCGCCGTTTCACCACATCTATCATCACAATAAACTCAAGGAACGATACCAATACCTTGAAAGAATATGTGGTTTACAAGCGCGCGATCAAACCAAAAAGAGTGCTCGGCGATCACGTAATAGCATCCGATTGTCTTCAGACAGTCGAAATAAACTAAGACTTTTTATGCAATCCGATCGTCAGGTGACGGACAAATTACCGGACGGCACACTGTACACCTCGTATTGTATAGACTTGATATACTTATATTGGTCGGAGTACAAATCAGGGTTAGGGTCTCCTCTTGAACTCTAAAGACATGTACACTCAGTATCAAAGCCTCTGGGTCCCCGAACATATGTCATCCACGATTGAGCGCCTGCAAGACATGTGTCAGTTATCCGTAAGAAGTTATGACATGCGCACCTCGCAATATGTGATCAAGACGGAACAGTTTTGGACCATCAAAAATAATCATGTGGTGTTTCCTCGTTACTTGGTTGTATCGGACTTGGATCCATACGAGGATCGCCATGATCCGGCGGACCAACATACGAGACCTCTCAGATTCCAAGGGACTTTGCGATCAGGTCTGGATCAACAAGACCAGGCCTCTGCTAGCATGGTGAAACAATTGAAACAGTGTGGAGGCGGGATCCTATGTATGCCACCTGGTCGCGGTAAAACCGTCACGGCTTGTCATATTTTGGCCGAAATGGGTGTGTCTGCCGTGGTATTGGTTCACACACATGAATTGGTGGTGCAATGGCTGGAGAGGCTGCCCCAATTTTTGCCTGGTTGTCGTCTTGCCGAATACAAGAATCAGCAAGTAAAACCTCTAGGCAACTATGAGCAAGTCGACATTGTAGTTGCTACTCTACAAACCATGTGTCTTGCGCATACCAAGGTACTCGACAATGTGGGTCTGGTTTTGGTCGACGAGGCTCACCATATTTGTGCATCCTCCCTGCGCCTTGCTTTGGAGAAATTCAATGCCCGATATACTCTTGGCTTGACTGCAACCCCTGACCGCAAGGATCAACGAACATCCTTTCTCTACTGGGCTTTAGGACCTCTTGGTTTTAATCTTCAGGTGCCATATGACCTGCCAGTTCAAGTACTGTCCATGCAGCACGGCGACCCTGAGCTTGGCACCAATTCATTCAAGGTGGTCGAATCGCGATTGGCCCAGGATGCCTATCGTGTGTACCAAATTCTCGATCGTGCCTTTGAATGGCTGTCCAAGTCTCAATTGTCTGAACGCAATGTACTCATATTGGCTACACGTTTGGATGTGGTCAGTTTCGCCTATCAGCATCTAGTGGAGGTCATAGCCCCAAAATACTTGTTGGACCCCAAGACCATTTATCGTCTCGATGCAGGAAAACAAAACACAATCGCAAAACTCAAGGGCAAGATTCTCTTGAGTTCAGACAAGCTAGTCAACGAAGGGTTTGATGTGGCGCGTCTCGACACTTTGATTCGATTGATGCCAACCAACGAGGTGAAACAAACCGTCGGTCGCATCATGCGATCCTGTCCTGGTAAAATATTGCCAGTGTGTGTGGTGGAAGTGGATGACCATGATAGCCCGATGCTCCACAATATGTGGCGCAAGCGAGTGAACCACATTCAGTATGGGACTCGAATGTCCACTGGCAAGTACCAGCCTTTTACTACTGGAACTGTTACGCTGCAAAACTTTGTACTTGAACCCAGTTCATTAGGTCCGATGACTTTAAAGAAAAAATATGGTGGCTGGTCTCGAAAATCCTGAGCATTTTCTTTTGTTTCTTGTTGGGGTCACATGCATTCCGATATCGAACACTTTTACTTTGCAACCACACATATACCGACTATAGTCTTATTACATCGGTATGCATCAAGTGACTTGTTTCAAAGCATCCATCTTTTATACACACAATTGTGGCCAAAGGCTGTGTATGAGCGTCTTAGATCAGGACCAGTGTATGAATGGATGTGTCGATTAGAAGACCCAGTGGCCTATCTCAGTGAACACATGGACTATCCTACACTCAAGGCCTCGGGCTTATTGGACCAGATGCTCGAGTCCGACAAGTATCTAACTAGGCATTTGCATGAGTCTTTGACCATCATAGATGATTTGAGGCGGTGTTGTTTTCAGTGGTTTGCCATGTTTCCAGTCCTTTTGAAACAGCAAGTGATAGTCCATTGGTCGGATATTGAATTAGTGTATGCTCATCGAAAAGAGTTGGCGCCATTGTTGTTGAATCTATCCTGGGATCGCGTCCAGAATACTTCTGATTTGATTCGCTGCATTACGCAATGCAGGTAGCCATTATTTATCTCATGTCAGTGGCTTTACCTCATATCATGGTACCATGCAGTCTTCTTCACGCAAAACGTTGGCCTATTATGCATCCAAACTCGAGGCACTCATGGACGACACTGTACTCATGGCATCTATCTTCAAGAAACCTCTAGAGACGCAGCATTGCTGGTACGACACTTGTACCCTTCCGACCGATAGACCGCCTGTTTCGTTGCCCTTGCGTTATAATGTTCAAACCGACCAATGGGAATTCGAAGGTACCTATTGCTGTTGGGCCTGTGCAAAACGTTACAATCATGACTACAAAAAAGGAGACCCATTACGCACGGAACGCGAAGGCTGGATTAATCAACTTGCTCTCAGATTGGGCTATATCACACATGCACAAACCGTACCGTACGCCTTGCCACGAGAGTCACTGGCGATATACGGAGGTACATTATCGATTGAACAGTTTCGCCAGCAACCAGAATCCATCTTGAATCGCTACAGCCTACGGAAATGGAACCCAATGTTTATTCCCTTGGTCGAAATCGAGCGTGGCATCATACATGATCCATCTCCGCTTGCAAATGTATTGGTCAATAAGGACCTGAAGCGGTCGAAGCCTAAGCTAAGCATCAAATCGTATCCGAAGCGTATGGTGGTGCATACCAAGGATGAAATGACAATACACCCGTGTATGGATATTCCGCCATTGGAGGACCTGCAACGTGTGTTGTGTTTACCAAATACCACTCCAGAGTCTAGCTTTGCCCATATGATGCCCGTCACAAAAACTGTCGCACCTAGTGTTCATTTACCAGTTGCTATTGTACCCAAGAGGACTGAAACCAAGCGTAGTTTTTTCAAGAAATAATAAACACATTACTCGGTCCTTTTTATATGTGGGTAAGTCTCCAAAAGTCCCCAATGTTTTCTGGTCTACATAGACAAATTCATGAACGCCCTTATGCCATCACGACTCAACGATATGGTCAGGATATAGAATACCGCCGGGTGTTTGAACCAAGTCCCTTACAGTCCCATAGACTGGAAGCGGATCGTCAAATGCATGGATACATACCCGCACGGCGAGGCGAGGCAGGATTTAGACGCCAAACGGGCATCAGTGAGTCCCCTTGGACTAGACAATACAATCGAGACCTGGATCGCAAGGTGCGCGAAGCACAGGATCAACAAATGCACAACATGTTTCTGTATCAGAAGCCGGATCAGAATACCATGTCGCCATTATTCCCCATTCTCGATGGTGGCAAAAAACAGGGTGGGCGTAGTGTGAGTTACTCAAACGATTTTGGTCATCAATTCGGCGATACACGCCAAGCTCTGATGTGTGTCCAGCCTCAGCGAGATTATACACCCGCGGTACTTGGTGGGTCAGCCGTGACCAATCGACCTGCTTGTCATTCCCATGTCGGGTCCAAGGAGTTTGAAATGGATCAGGTGCAACGAATGCACGGGTACCATGCGGATCACCAACAGCGCCATCTCAATGCAGAGTCAGATAGACCTCAAGTGCCTAGTATTGCTTTAAAGCCATTACACCAAGCACAATCCTTGGTGCCCATACAACCCTATATGGCGACTGTATCAAACCAACCAGTGAGACACACGACTCAGCAACAACCTTTGCATCCACATTCTGTTCAGCCATCGATGCACACGCAGCCGACCCATGTTGGCCGAAGTCCTACACACCAAGTTGCTGTGTTACCAAACATCCATTCACAATCCTTAAAACCTATGCAGTGGGTGGTTCCCGTGCTGACCAGCATTAAAACGCCTCATGTGATGACTCATTTACCACCTACTCCTATACATTACACCGGCCCCAATCATCCAAAACACGAGGAAACGTTTCAGTCCCATCACACCAAAGCACCATGTCCATTGGATACACATACCCCACACGCAGTGATGCAACCATCTTATCCACATCAACAATCCGTGTCCTCTCACATGGATCCAGTGCCTGTCCATTTACAAGCAATCACACCGGATCGACGTAACAGTGCTTTGATCCATCATCCAGTCGAGTCCAATCACGGCATGGCACGCCCGGTGATTCCTCTGGTTCACCATGCGTTGAATCCAGACACTGCAACCAAACACATGGAAACTGGTTCGAATCACGTCCAGCCCAATAACCAAATGGTCACACCGCATTTGGAACAAAAAGCATCCTTGGCGATTCCGACTCAGGACACAACCATGGCCAAGCCACTACGCGAAGATCATTTTACCGACGGTATATCCAGAGGACCAAACTTCCGAGAAGAGTCACTTACATCGGCGCAAAATAACCATTTTACATACACAACGTCTCGTTCGCATGATACACCAGATCAAGTCATAGACACGCATCAGGCAGCTCTGACCAAGCAAGTGCAAGTTGCACGAAGACAAGATGTGTTTCAAGACAAACCCTTGTCCGATAGGGTATCTGAAGACCGCAAAAGCATTCGGTGATGTTTAACATCAACAACAAAGTATATGCTATTTTTTTATCACCACGACACTCTATCACCCGACAAACAATAATGGATCTGGTCCCACTCGTGCGTGTTTTGCCTTTTTCTCGATCCAAAAAGGAAATGAAGCCAAGTGATACGGCAATATATCAAGACGGTTTATTGGCTTGGGGCAACATGAACACGGCCAGACATCACGGGGGGCTTTTTGACGATATCCTAGTCACAGCAGAGGAGTTTCCATTTGAGGATTCCCTTTTTGTACAAAATGTATTGTGTAACACTGTTCGACAGCCACCTGTAAAGGTGTATCACATTCCGATATCAGAGGAAGTGCGAAACAATGTCGTCAGAGAACAAAACAGTTTGGCACAACCCGTACACAGTGTTGTGTGTGTAAACCAAACACCCGTGAAAAGTATCATACAACCTATTATAAAGTCCAATCAACTTATTCTGAGTTGCCTATTGCAGAGGCGTCGCGTACTAGTGGTGTGCATGGCCGGGCGAAATAGATCCACCGCAACCTTGTTGCGATTCTTGTTGCTGTTGTCTGCACAGCGAGACGTCACGGCCAAAACAGTCACTCCAATGCTTCTGGATGCTTATCATCATGGCAAGCCTGGTAGTGAACCCTGGTCCTGTGAGGAATGGGAGTCCTATCTATCAAGCAAACGCGACTATGAAATATTTCCATTGAATCGAGTACAAATAGATAACCTGTGTCACACCATACGTGAAATTAATCTTGACTTTACTATGAATCTACAGGCCAAGCCGAAACAGAAAGCCAAAGACAAGCCAAGTCAAAGTCATGATCCAAAGTCACTTGCTACCTATCCATCATCACCGAAAATACCAAGTGTTAAACTCACTCAGGTGTACACTGGTAAGGCAGGAGGAGCAGTCCAGAGTTCATTGTCGACCAAGAATCGGAGCACTAAAAGGACAATGATTGCATAAGCTAGACCTTTGCTATAGTAGAGTGAGTCGGCCGAAAAATGATCTTGTTCCACTCGAGGTTCAATACACGATAGTAGCATACATGGAAGCAATAGAGTCAGTGCTGCGACACCTAATAGATACCATTTCGATTGGACCACTTGATAGGCTCGTTCCATGAAATATTAGGCTCCTTTATGGTTCAGATTGGTTTGGGTCTCGACATAAAAAGTTTTCTGTTTAATATGAACCAGATCTCCTTTGGACCAGCAAGTAAACCAGAACGACCAACACAATCACTGATCCACCAAGCGTGAATCCATCAATCACCTTAGCGGCCTCCACTGTTCCAAGTGTTGGGATAGTACTTTTGTCTGCTGGAGACCCAGAGGTCGAGCCTGAAATTTTGTACGAATTGACCAACCCAAGAATGCTGGAGACCACCAATCCGACACTGACCACTGCACCAACCATCAACAAAACCTTTGCGTCAACCATTTTTCTTTGTTGTGTGTTCAAACCTTTCCGGCTGAATAAAAAAAAAATAGTCACCTCGTTTTTTTTCGAATGCAAAAAATACACAAGGCAATAACGATCGCAGTCATATACGCACGACCCAGTATGCAGCATTGATGATATGTTGTATCCACAAGCTGGTTGATCATGCCATCTGCTCGTGAACAAGACCGAACCTTACATTCAATGTACCCAAAGATACAACTATAAAGGCCAGTCCACCATTTAATGAGGAAGAGTCCACCAAGCAGCGCGAAAAAAACACCAAAATCTGTCTGAGGAAACAAAACCGGTGCAACTACCATGTAAAACAACACAACAGGCACAAGTATGTTTTGAATGCATCGTATCAAAAAGACATGCTGTGTCGGCTCTGAAAGAGACATGTCCGTAAGACATGCTGTGTCTGAAAATATATATATTTTTTTTCTCAATTCTGGGCCAAGAGGACTGATGCTCGACAAAGAGGACAGGTGGTCATTTGGTGTCCAATAGCATCGATGAAACTGAGAACGCCAAAGCTATGACCGCACCATAGTTGGATGCACTCATGAGTTCGTTCCAGTTTGATACTACATTCTATGGATTGATTTTCAGGGAGTATAAACACACACAAGCTACTCGCTCCTTGTGCTGGTATCGTGATAGGCCGGAATTTCCAATGTAAAGTGCGCATCAGGAATAGACTTTTACGCACAAAAGTAGTCATGAGGTGTCTATTCATCAACACGCCACTGTGCAATGGATAGATCTCCTTGTTTACTGCATGTAGTATCGACTCTGAAATATTATGCGGCACACAATCGTTTTGAATTCGCTGCACAGATGAATTGAATACCATTAGGGTATCTATAGACATCACCGCCGGTTCAATAGACTGCTCCACGTCAAATCGAATGGGATGACAATAAACACTTGCATCATTGGCGACATATACCATGGAGGTAAAATCGCGATTAGAAATAAGATATACTTCGACCTGTCTGGATGGAAGTTGTCTGACTTCGAGTCCGCCTATTCGACACATGATGATAAAGTTGGAAAAGGCATGTTGGTTTGGTATAGCTGCCCTGAGACCTATTTGTTGGGGCATGTCTCCTTGGTATGCTGTAAGATGTAACACTGCGCTAGTCCCTATCAGACAGCCTTGGAATAAGAAGATATACTGTGTTAGAGATTCGAACGAGGAGAACAAAGGACACTGGATACAGCTGGTATACTTGCAATACCCTTGGTCGAATTGTTGCTGGTGAACATGGTAGATAGGCTGTTCTGGTGTTGGATCTGGTTCAAAAGAGCTAAGTAAGGACCCAATGACTCGGAACAATGGCTCGACATGCTGCCCAATTTCAGACGTTTCGTTCATTTTTGTGACGACAAGGAATAAGAAACCAAGCCATCATATAATTGCTCTTTGCCCAATCCAAGACATAGTATAGTGGCCCGCTGCTCAGGTGTGGTCTGCTGAGAGAATATTTCCCCAATCAAATCAATCGACAGAACCCCAAGTTGTTGATTACTCAAAGAATCCAAGGTCTCCTGGAAAAAGTGCTCTATCAGCCAGCGCCTGTATTCTGGGGTCTGGCTAATTTTGTCCACCACAAACGAAATATTTTTTGGTGTCAGTAGAGGTTCCAGGTCATCTATGACATGATCTGCTACTTTGCTTGGTCTATAACCCTTATCTATGAGTCTGCGTATATATTGCCCAGATGGTTTCCGTTCAGACCCATTTGGCCATTGAAAGGCGTATTTCGAAAACTCGTGATATTGCATCAATGCATCAGGCCCACTAAAGACACTCGACGCAGCGGCCTTTATTTCATCTGATCGAGTATGCTGAAAATCTTTGGTCAAAGACATGCTACTTGTTCTTGGTTAGATCACACACACACACCATATATATATTTACAGCTGAGCATACCCATATCGCATTGCTGAATCGCGCATGGCTTGGATCGTATTGGGTGATTCTTCATTCCAGGCTCTGGCAGGACTTGGTTGTGATGGCATAACTTGAGGCTCCAGTCTCCGAGGCATTGGACGGACAAGATTCGATTCGGGTGATGAACTAATCGAACAAGCAGCTACAGGAGTTGCACAACAAAGCACTACAATCAATGCCACGGTAGCCCAGAAACTCCATCTGGCCCATTGACACTCGCCCAAAAGTGAGCTGCCCATCGCTTTCAAAATTGCTTCATTATCGCCCATCGCTTTGTCTTTAATTGAGTGGGATACAAGTGAATAAAAAAAAACCAACCATAAAAAAAATTAAGGCTTGTTGTATTCTTGTCGCTTGGTGTCGAATTGATAATGAGCCTCGATTAGCATGCGCTGCAGAACCGGCTCCACCAGAGTCAATAGATGGCCCCAGGATATGGCATAGTCCGTATGCTGGGTCTTGCACTTGTCCGAAAAACACCGGACTCGGATAAACCAATCCTGGACTTTGAGATCCTCTGGCTTGTGTCGCATCATATTGAGCCATCGAGCTGCCCAATCGGCCATGGCACCTAATTGGCATTCCACTGGATGCTTGCCGGTTGCATCCAAGGTCTTGATGTCCTGATTGATCACAGGCAAGATGACCTGGAAGAAAATGTTGTTTTTGCTGTGCATCGGATCAGTGTTTGACTTGAATGGACATTTGCGAGACGCCTCATTTTTGACCGGATTCAGGTAAATGTACAGAAAGTATGGCAGGGTTTTGACTTTATCCAGTAATTCCGTCTCATGTAGACCAAGTGGCACAACCTTGAGTATCTCTGTACGAACACTGTCTGTGACACGGACCATGAATGATTGCACGCGCTGAATCTCAATGTCTTTCCATCTCCTGATGCCATCTTTGACCTTTGTTTGGTATGTCAAGGTAGAAGCCAATTGATCCCAGTGACTACTTTGAGTCAAATGTTGGCTGCTAGAAGACTTGGTGGGATGGACGGTCATATGAGAAGTCGTCCATGGATTGACACACTCGGCTAGACTGGCTTGGATTCGATCCAAAAACAAATCATCCGACCCTCGTCTGGCTTCGAACACAAATCCGACTTGACCTTTCTTAGTGTCCAGTGTGGGGTCCATGGTATCATCGTCACTTTTGGACACCTTGCGCTTGCGCTTGTTGAGTCCACTGACAGTAGATTTGATATTCAGGCCCGCGGTTGGAGTCATGCGATATTCAAATGGTTTCTCGTGTCCTTCTTCCCCACAGGCAACACACGCACCATTGGTCTTGATCGAAGTCAGATAAATCATGTTGCGAACACGCAGGTCGTGCTCACCAGTGTCCATCAGCTGGATTTCAAATCCAGACTTGTCCGGTGACACTTGGAATTCAGTCGCATTGATGAATTTCTTGTCCGACTGCAAGTGCTCATAGGTCCACGTATGGGGCCAGTAAAATTTGTCAATGTGAAGATAGCCCATCATGTCACACACACAACAGGTTGCTCGCTTCAAAGACTTGTTTTGACACTCGGGACATTTCTCGCACTTGAATGATCCCGGTAAACGCAAACCTTTGTTTGGGTTGATGGGCGAGGCATCAATCAAATGAGACCATTGTACGGGCTCCTGGGAATCCATGGCATTGTACAGCTCATAGGGTTGTAGAGGCATCGCCTGGTCCAGATATTGGACCAAATTGTTTCGTATATTCAACAAGTCCTTGATGGTCACAAATAGTTCCGGCGCATGTAAGTGAATACCAGACGTGTAGATTGTAGTCATTTTGTCAGAGTTGGGACCAGACCCCACCACTTTTTGTCCAAGACCACCCACTCGTTTGAGTCCAATGATACTGATGTGCATGTTTTCGCCATGGTCAGGGTAACACTGACGCAGAAACTGAATCAGGTGCCTGATAAGTGTTTGTACAAAGCCCTCTGGTTTTGCAAAGTCAGCCTCGAGTTGTAGCAAATTGGCCTCATTCAAGGACTTGATGTCCAACTCAAACCATACTCTGAGGATGTCAGTCCATTGGTGACCGTTGATTTCGACTAGATAGAATCGAGGCAGTCGCGGTATCACCTGTAGTGCATAGTGCAAGAATTGATCATCAGACCAGTCTTGGAATGTCTGACATCGATATTTGTACTGTAGCAAGTCATGGATCGACTTGGGGCGAGGTTTGCTTACATTAGTCTTGACTTTAGCCACTTTGGACGCAGCCAATCCAGTGTAATACGCCTGCATGCTTAGACATACATCTTTTGCATAAGCCTCCAACATTTCGCGATGTTTATTCGGAGCCACATAGATCGAACATCCATCCATGGCCAAGACAGTAGCATTCTTTTTGGCTGTGACTGTGGTGACACTTCCAGTCGAGGTCTTGTCATACTCACTCTTGTTTGGGGTGCGGGTCTTGCCCCACATGATGTGACAGTCATCCAGGTTTTGGGCCAGTAAGTTGGACATTGCAAACGAGTTTGGCTGGTATACCGCCCTCATCAAATGGAGACTCATCATCTTTTCCTTCTTTGGACGATTCACACCCACTCTTTTTAAAAAGGAGTATGACCTTATGGTAACAGCGGTTCAGATTGTAAAATCATCGCTCTTCTAGAAGCAAGATCCTTTACAAACTCGGCCAATGGGGTACGCAAATCTTCGGACAACAGCAGTTGTGTCGAAATATCCATGGAGAGATTGGCAAATTGGGACGATGCGACCCAATGTCGGTCTCTTCGCTTATCGAATTGATAGTATTTTTGGCACACACTGGACAAGGTCGTGATACCTGTGAATACAGTACTTGTGATATGTAATGCATTAGAATCAGTGGACAGTTTGCCACTGGTGGTGATAACTTGTAACATGGATGCGACAGCACCACACAAAATACCTGTGAATGCAACACTGCCATCATATACACTCAGTGTATGTGCATATTCTTCGTGTTTTTTGGCCCTGGTCTGCAAAAAACTTTGCCATTCTTTGATCTCCTTGATCACCTCTGCTGTCCATTTTTGGTCACAAGCCATCTAGTGCCTGTTGATGCATTTCCGTAGATATATTTTTCTTTTTCTTTTTCCTCGTCCCGTCTTTACTGTAACGCACAGTCTGTACATTTTCGTCGATGTCGCTGGTATATTCTGGGTCCAGGGCCTGGTCTGCAGTGTATAACGACCGATAGGCTTTACACCCGACATGAAATCGAAACCTATGAATTCGAGCCTTGTACCAATACATGCATTTGTTGACCACATGTTCGTTCGCCGTGCAGTCGGACACCAATACACCAAAACTGTCTGTGAAGTGCTTGTAAATGTCGCAAAATTCAGATGTCTTTTTGATAAAGGAGAAAAAGCACTTATGAAGACGTTCCTGGTTCTGATGACTATTGTCCTTGAGTGCAAAGAAAAAGTCTATTTGACCGCGTAACTTTAAGGGCACATGCATCACATATTGAGACGCGAAAACTACACCCAGACCGCGATGTCGACCCATGTTCATAATGTCAATGATGGTCTTGTCTTTCCATATGGTGTCGTCAAAAGACAGATCGTCTAATATCAACAAACAAGAAGAGCCAGTCTGCATTTGTTCCTCGTACATCTTTCGCAGATAAACAGAGTCAAAACCATGGCGAATGAACATTTTGGGCACCGCTAAATTAGCATAAAAGCCATTTGCAGATTCACTGCCGGACAATACAACTACTTTGCGAATATGTCGGTGGTGGTACAAAATATCGGCAATCAAGGTCGATTTGCCTGAATTGCGCTTACCATTGATCATGACAATGTGCCGATTCAATTGCAGCTGCCACATGGAAAACTCGTGCAAATCAGGTGGTTTGAACACAGGAATCATTATGCGTCACAAAACCAACTCTCACAGTGCAAATAGCTCATACATGAATATATTATTATGCGTCCCAAACCAACTCTCACTCGATTATATATGATTATCCATTAAGACCGAATGAGTGTATCCAAGTCTGCTGTAACGAGCTTTTGTACAGGCAGATTCCAGCCTCTGAGTGTGTACTTTCAGGACATCACTGTAGATGACCTGGTTTTGATGATTGAACGACTCACCCTGGAAAGGTTTATTAGTGTTGTAGTTGTAGAAAAGGCTTACCGGTCTATTGCTACTTTATTCTTGCTCGACTTGATGACCTCGAAATGGTCTTGTGGTTTGAAAATACCGAACCAAGTGGTGTCTCTTGATTTGAAAGACAAGGTTATGTCTGTCCCAGTGGAATACATCTGTGCACTCATTCGGGAAAATATTGGAACGCTCAAGTCTATCAATTTTAGTCAAGGCCAGATTGACAATTCGTTTATGGAGCAAATTATACCAGCCCTGGAAAAGACATCTTTGGACCACGTGGATCTAAGTCACAATCCCGATTTTACATCACCAGAGTTGAAGCAGCAATTACAAAAATATGTGGCTAAACCTGTTGTGTATTAAGATGGATGCATTGTTAGAGACTTATCACATCACTTTTCCCAAGGGGTCCAAAACCAAGCAACAATTGCAAGAAGAGTTGACTCTGGGTGAGAGTGTATTGGTCGAGGAAAATGGAAATCTGTTTCGCAAAGTCCGTGTAGTTGTGGTGCACATCGCGACCCCAGAAGGTCATGAATTGCTACATGTATGTAAAAAGGATAGTACTACTGGTCGTATGTTTAGGCACACCCCGAGACCAATGAGTGAGAAAATACAACTGAATGAATCTGTGCTGGATGCTGCTAAGCGAGGTGTACTTGAAGAGCTTGGACCACAGATGTGCGACCATTTAGGGTTGATAATACCAGATCAAGTGCCACTCATTCGTCATGAAAAGGGCAAATCCACCTCCGGCAAATCCACCTCCGGGAAATCCACCTATGGTAGCCTAGAATCACTCTATGAATTGTATGATGTTCATGCTCAGGTCGACACTCTCGAGGACCTTGGCCCTTTCCAAACTCTTGAAAACAATATCTTTATTCACTCTTGGATTTGGCATTAAAAAAAATCGCTATTCTAGAACATATTCTTGGTATAAAAGATCTAAGTAACTCACAACACTCTCTGAACACCCGAACAATGTCTGCTGTTATTGTCATCACGGGAGCCCAAGGCAGTGGCAAGACCTGGATTGCTGAAAAACTGGCTGACCTGGACTCCAACACCTTCACAGTGGTCAACCCAGGCATCATATCGCGTCCGTCGTTTCTGACCGGTGTCGACATCTGGGAGGTCAATACACATTTGACTCACAGTGACAGACCCGTCTTGGCCGTGTTGGATGTGCGTACCCCAAACCAGCAACAGATGTCTGTAGACCATTGTATCTTGGTCAACAATCGATGTGGTGCCAAAAAAGTTGCTGATGTGGCAATCAACATTGAGACTGATCAAGAATACCTGACGGATCTCAAGGTAGCCTTGACGCGTGTACACTCTGGTCGTATGTAGCTTTTATTTGTCTCGGAAATCAATCTGTAATAAAGCTGTATAAGACTCCACTATATTTGTGATGATGCTTTCAAAGTATGGATCCAGTTTGGTAGGATTGGGCTGTAGAAAATGTTGGAAAGGCTCAGATCTTTTGCAGAATACAGGAAAGGGCAATATGGCGTCTAATATTCGCTTGGACATCAGACGACTCATAAAGTGTGAGTCCTGTGCAAATAGTTGCTGATGAAAGATAAAGTATTCGACTCGTGCTGCAAATGATAGTACATCATACAAGGTTGTCCCGGATGCGTCGATTTGTCTTGCTCGTTCAGACCATGACAAACAGTATTGTTTGAGTAGACTCGAAATATGCATGTCTTGGGATAAACACCGACACCAAGTCACCAAAGTTTCGTAGCTTGGTACGACCGATGAGACTTTAGAAGTCACACGTCCAGGGTAGATGTCATGCATAAGACTAGGGAAGTTTGGGTGATTGGATATGGTCTGCATGGATTGAATCCATTTGAGGCACGTCAAGCGCGTACATCGTTTCCATTGGTGTGCATCCATGCGATGAACCTCATCCAGCACTGATTGGACACTTTGCATGATTTTGTACACTTTAGACTTTGCATGCATATATTGTGTAGCCAGACAGTGATACAAGCAGATGGTTCATAATCATCTCCTTTTTTTATGTCGTTATGGTTTTTCAGGGTTAGCTGGCAATGTTTGCTTCACCCACAAACCTATCAGAGGTGTATTATGACTTTTGGGAGTGTAATGCCTCTTGTGAATACATACGTTTGGATGTGCGACCCCACAAAAAAAAGCGAGTAGCTTCAGTGTGTATATGTTTGTCCCATCATTTATCGGTGTTGTATGACCTTTACTTGGACTATTGGGTTCGGTGCACTATCAAAAGGTTGCGCGAGCCCTACTATGTGCGGTTTATACACTACGATCAACACACTGTTTTTCGACAATTCATACAATCCAATGACTGCTCTCAAGTGCTGGATACTTGTCGTGCCTATCGCGTCTTGTTACAGTGTAAAAAGAACTGCCAATAATTAAAGAGTTTGGATTATTATATCATGTGGTCTGTCTTTTCTTTTATCATAGCATTCATGCATGCAGCGTCCACCACAACACCTAAATCAGCCATACAACGATGCGCTTCTCCGTCTGGCTCGACTGGGAGCCGGGAGGACAGACAACGTCCAAGTTTCACCACAAGCTTTGATGGAGGTGTCTCATCAGATGAATGTGGCTCGCCCCATCCAGGGAAACAAAGTCCTCCTAAAATCAGTAGGTCGGGACAAGGTCGATTGGCCCAACAGCAGTCTATTTCTCACGCGACTGAACCAGACCCTGACCAATGTCACCGAAATACACCTCAGCAACGTCGAAATCCCAGTAACGAACTTGGTGATACACAACAGCAACGACCGATTGTACATCTCGGAAGCGGCGAGGGGACCATACGACGAAACTCTATTCGAGGCTCGTATCCCCCACGGGAATTATACGGCACCCGACCTAGTGAACATTCTCGGCCCTTGCATCAACGCAGCTCGACCTTGCCTTACTCAGGGCCACGCCAACCCTTCCACTTTCAACCCGGTAAACACGTACTCTTGTGTATACGAAGAGACGTTTACCAACACAATAAGCGTTGGTGTGACGAACTCGGACACTGTCTCCTTTTCCGTCCACAATCCGAATACCAACCACCATCAGGCGTCTATGCCCCTTATCGGGGCCGCGTGGAACAGTACCAACAGGATGCTGACCTTGAATACGCGGAACCCAGTGCACGGGATCGCAACCGGAGATACGATTCAATTCCTGACCCTCATAGACAAAGACAATGGAGTCCAGATTACATTACAACCCCAGACTATCCGACTAGGTAATGGGATGACTGCAAATCCATCCACTAATGAGATCCAGGTGTCCTTACCCACCTCATTCGTGTGGCCCTTTACCCAAAATGTCTTGGTCAATATGCAAGGTTCTATTGTCACTGCGAGCATGGAACGCAATCTAGCAAAGGACCTCGGCTTTACTGTATCCATGCCAAACGGGTCTCGTTTGCAGGTCGTGAACATTGGCATTTTTTTGGTCACCTGCACTCTCATCACTAATATACCACATCGCATGGAGCCTGGGTCGATCTTTCGGTATGTGGCTGATAACCAATCACGGGACGATTGTGTCGTAGTGTCTGTGATCAATGACTTTACCATTGGAGTTGCCATTGGCTCTTCACCTGGATGCATACCAGGTAGCATGTTGCATGTCTCACCTGATCAGAACTACTATCTGATACATAAAACCTCCAGTGCGATAGATAGTCTGCGAGTCGCACCAAACAAAATTGACCTGTCTCGTACTAAACGCCATGTACTTATTCGATGCCTACTCAATGGCTCTCAAGAAATCGGCAACGTGTTTTTGCCGAATTCCAATATGCGCTTCTTGGCTCAAGTGCAATTGCGTGTGGCGTCCAATTCCATACAATTTTCGACCGACTCGGATATCATTGAGGGTTCCTTTTTGTTTCCTACACCTGTCAGCAAGGTCGATTCTATCCGTCTGGAATTATATTCGGATGATACCCAAGAACTTTTTGATTTGCAAGGAGTGGATTGGTCATTGGTTGCTCATTTTGTGTGCGACAATGAGGGAAATTAGTTTGCGAAACGGTTCAAAAATATGTCTCGAATCAATGTGTCCAAGCAATCTCTTCTGGGTTCTAGGATGCCAAGTGAATTGATTTGACCATACACATATATTTCGTCTTCGGATATTATATACGATGGTGTAAGTGGGTGAATAAACACTTTTTGTGATTCTTGATATGCCTTACTCACGGACACACGAATAACATCATTCCGACTTGAAATGAAGTACATAAAATGGACAGGAACCATCATTTGACATCCCAGTCTTACATTTTCATAGGAAACATCTTGTGTTTGTGTATGTAGCATAAATATGTCTCTAAAATGTTTACCACGTTCTAGCCATTGCCCTAGCAAATATTTATCCATGGTTGTGTATGTGTCACTTAAATCAAAAGTGTTTTCCGGCCAAGTAAGATTGATGAGTGGGATCTGTTCCAACATAATTGGTACGGACATCATTCTGCGAATAATGTAAAACAAGATTTGATACTGTGACGTTTGCAGGAATTGATCGTTCTGACACATAGGTATTAATTCGTTTGGTATGACAGTAGAAAGTCCCTCGCCCTGAATTGTATATTGTGTAAAAAAAGTTTTCCATTTGGCATCCTTATAAGAATGGCATATCCATTTGTAACCCATATAACCTACCGAAGGATATAAATACGGGTAAGGATCTGGTATCTCAATTCCATTATCTGTCATACACTTATCGACTATTGTCTTATGCTGATACATTTTGGGTTTTGACCTATGATTTATATAAAATAACTATTCAGACAAAGCTAAACGTTTTGTGAGCAAATCATAGATAGCCGGGTTACGTCCATCACGTGGATTACTAAGACTGGTACGAACGAGAGATCCATTCAGAGGGTCCATCTGTTGTTTTGATCCATTGCGAAACTGTGTTTGGAAACCAGGGACGACACGATTATAATTCGGGTTGTGGGGTGCCTGGTCTGAGAAGTTTTGGCCTACCCATTTGCGATGGATGTATTCGGCCTCTTTGGCGTTAGGCCTGACCCATTCGATTTTCTGTGCACCTGGATGATCGCACGGCGTAACCAGTCTATTGGGCTGGACTTGGGATGCAAAATCGGTTAGCGGAGATGGGTGTTCATAAGCACTCAAATCCAATGTAGACTCGTACCGAGTATATGGATCATAGAAAATAGGGTGGTACTGTGGATCTTTACGTGGTTCGTAATGATAACCTGGCTGATATTTCAAAGAAGACTGGTACATAGTACAAGACAGATCCGAAAAGTGTACAATATAATAAATAAGGCATAAACTGACAAGATAATTAGCACCTAATGCCATTCGCAACACCACTGGATCAGATGTTTGTGTGATCACAATGCATACAAGAAATGTGGTAAACAACAACAGCAACATCCGAGTATTTATTGCATTATACTCTTGAATAAAAAAAACTTTTATTTTCACTTCTTGAGACCTTCGAGAGATTTGACGACACTGAACATTGACATCATATCAAACTTGCCCTTGTTCTCGGATAGCATATTCTTCATCAGATGGAACACAGACACCAGATTAAGGCTGTCCATAGAGCCGCAAATGGTCTTACTCAATTCCACTGAGTTTTGATGTTGTGGACCAAACGGCGGCAGGTTGCTAGCGCGATCGCAAACCTTGACGATGAGGTCGAGATACCGCCAAACACATTCACGCAAGTTGTCGCTACTCATCAACCAAAAGGCAGCGAAATTGAAGCCAAATGGTTCAAATTCAATCCACAGTTTAGGGTCCTTGTCTGCAATCTGTTTGCGAACACGTTCACTCGAAAATGTAATGGCAATAGTGTTCATCAAGGTCATGTAAAAAATTTCAGTGATACGATGCATCACTTGGACAAACTCGGTCACAGATGTAAGCTCCTTTTCCATTTCAGGATGCATTTTTTTGGCCTTGTCGATAAACTCAAAGACCACTTCATCAAAAAGCGACATCAAGACGGCAAATTGTTTCTCCGCATCATTCGTCTGTTCGGTGGACATTTTTTATATTCTTCCTTGTCTCGCTCATACACATAAAATTGTCTAAGCTGGTTATATACACACACACACACACACACCATGGAACACTTTTTGCCTGTCATGACATCCAAGGCTTACGGCAAATCGCCAGAGAATGACATTTTGTGGTCCGATCCACTCGTACAAATCATTGCGACCGATCAGACAGTACGCACAATACAACAGCGAGGGAACTACAGCACATCAGATGTGGTCAAAGAGATATATTACTTTTTGGAGCACTATTGTCCCCGCGCAGTATCCAATATGGTAGATGATCGTGTCATTGGCCAATATGAACGAGCACTGAATACAATTGAAAAAAAAATCAAGGAAAGATACCATGTCCTTCGAGACCGAGATGAGTATCATCGCCGTCGAAAGTTGTTTACCGATTTACATGATCCACCCAAGGTGCACGGCATTCGGCGATCTGCCATAGACAAACGCACACCATTTATGGGTGCTCAAACTTGTGATTCCAGGCTACAGGACTCTAGGCTACAGAACTCTAGGCTGCAAACAATACCACTGTCCACTTCCATGAATATAGACAATTATCACCCTGGACTAAGACAGCCAGCTGTCATGGCACGCTATACAGACGACATGACCACAACCAAGCTATACACACGACACATTCCACTTGAGCTTCATAGGATGAGTAATCGGCGCCAGTCTCTGTGGATATGATACATCGCACTTACTTATTTTATTTAGCCATGAATTCGAAAACATTAAAATGAGTGTTGTGCCAAAAAAACGTAAAGCGTGTGACGCTGTAGTGCCATTTGCATCAGACGATGAACTCAAAGAGTCTGCGTACAAGCTTTTTGAGACCAAAAAACAAATTCTAGTCTGCGCAGAGCAACTGAGTAAGCTGCGAAAAATAGCAGAAGTCGAATCAAAGCGTATTCAGCTGTACATGCAAAACGCAGCAGAGCCTGCATTGGCAGTGGATAAGGATAAGCTCATTTACCATAAAACTGCTGTCAAAAAGCCCCAGCCGACCTATGATGATGCCTGCACTGTAATCAAGGAAATCATGCCTCAGATCGATCTCAAGATTATCGATCAACGTGTAGATGCCATTTGTGAAGGCAAAAAAGAGGTAGTACATAGCATCGAGACCCAAGTATTGATGTTCAAAAAGATCTAAGATACATGTATTTCGTGTCGCACAGACAACGCCTAGATTTTATATGTGTAACTAGAGTGCAACTTTGGAGTATAAACTTTGGAGTAGACATAGAGTTTCACCAGAGTTTCACCACAGTTTCACCAGACTTATAAGACTTTTTAGACTATAAGACCACAAGACTATAAGACCACAAGACTATAAGACTATAAGACTATAACCTGAATCAAAGCTTTATGGAAAATAGTGACCCTGATGATGATATTCGTCGCCTTGTTGCCATTTCTTGTGATGAAAACGAAAAAGATGGACTTGGTGCTGGTTACTTGGGCCCTTTGACCAGAGAACCAGATACATCGTCCTCTAGTGACAGTGATACCCACGAAAATGTCCAACCCATGCAAGTGCCAATGGAAACAGTCAATGATTTGCTACCCATCGGGTCAGTAAACTCACTTGCAGTAAACTCACTAGCAGTAAACTCACTAGCAGAACAAGAGTCATCTCAGGTTTTAACACAGAGTTGTATTCCAAGTCCTGTAGCGCCGCCAACCAAAGTATCCAACCAAGTTCCCACAGACTCCTCGACAGACTCTGCACCAGAATCTAAAAGGCCTTTTTTTCGAAGTCAAAAACCCAACTACAAGTCTAGTTATCGACGTACAGATACACCGATGCGCTCCGATAGAGAAGCACAACAAGCATCCTGTTACCTGAATGACATTCGCAGGTATGGCTCGTATGGTCTCGAGTACAATAAAACGCTTAATGCATCGAGTCCTTTGAACGAACTGAGAGATGAGTGTCTTAGCCTGAAGGACAAGTATAACGAGCGTTTGACCACCATGGGGTACAAAAAGGGCACACTTATATTGTTGTCAGGGATCGAGACCTCGACTACACGTATCTCGAAGACATGGAAAACAGATGCCTTGCCTGATCTCAAGGGCCTGACTCGCGATTTTGCAAAGGAAATCGACAATTATGACGACATTTTTGCCGAGTTGTATAGTCTCTATGGTCGTCAAATGCATATGCATCCATTGGTGGCTCTAGGTCTTGTGTTGAATGATGCCATACAGAACCAAGCCAGTACCAACCGCAATATCAAGGCCCAGGTGGAGCAAGAGAGAATCAAGTGGGAACGAGACATGGCTTTTAAGCAACTGAGTCAACAGTCTCAACAAGGTCAAGTATTGAATCATTCTGTGGATGCTACCCCGAGCAGTGATTTCCTGCAGCGACTGGAGGCCACGAGACTTGGTCAAGCAGTTACTAATCAAGCCATAGCTAATCAAGCCATAGCTAATCAAGCCATAGCTAATCAAGCCATAGCTAATCAAGCCATAGCTAATCAAGCCATAGCTGGTCAACCAGTTGGCACTAGTCCAATTACTAATCAAGCCATAGCTAATCAAGCCATATCCAGTCCAGTTAGCACTAGTCGACCAATGGACACTCAGCCACTCAGTCCAATGTCTGACGTGAATGTGTCGAGTCCGATGAAAAACATATACAGTCCAATAGACAACCAGAAGGCGGCCGAATCACCAAGAGGATCAACCATGAATCTCAGGTCTCCTGATGGCCGTGTCATACGTGCGCGAATAATCTAACTTTTTGAGACGCACGGTTTTTTTTTTATATTCCAGAGGATCTTGTCAGTTTTTCATTTCTGTATTTGACCTAAGAAAAGTTTTGTAAAGATGAGTCAAGCCTATAACCTCATTTTGTGTAACAAGGGAGTCCATGACTCCGAAATGCACAGGACTCCTAACCAGACCCATTTCGCTGATATCTTGACTCAATTCACACTGAGTGCAGAGTGGACAAAGGAAATTGTGGGTCAAGAGAACGGTAGTAATCAAGGTATTGCATCAAACAAGACCGAAGCTTATACATCTTTCAATTTGCACGAGACCGGAGATGCATTGTCCCGTCTTTGGATTCAGACATCGTTTCCTCCATTGACTGCAGTTGGAGCGGCAGACCATATGCACTTGGTCAATGCCGCGGCTTATGCCTGTATCAACAAGGTGGAGCTTAAACTCGGTGGGTTGCAATTTGATGTGCAAGACTCTATTTTGATGCACATTATTTATGAATTGACTACTCCTGCCAGTGAGAGATCACCAGAGGAAACAGGAGACTATAGAGATGAGGCTTTGTTGATTGCTGCGGCAAAGACCAATCAAGTGTTCCAAATCCCTGTGCAAATGTGGTGCTTTGATGAGGATACTTCACAGAGTCTGAAGATTTGCGCTTTGGGTAACAACACCATTCACCTGAATGTGTATTGGGACACATTCGAAAGTTTTATTGTCAATCGCGGTCAAGACACATGGGATAGTGCCCTGGTTGCAAATGTGAAGCAACAATTGTCTCAATCATCTAACAAGGTTCTCGGTCGCTTCCACTTCATGGAGGAGTCTGAGCGCAATTATTACACCAATCATCCCATTGTCAGTATCTTTACTATTTGGCAAGACTCGGTAAAGGACGTTGCTCCTGGTACCATTACTGATACCAATCGTCTTGGTTTCAATTACCCTACTACTGCTTTCTTGTTTGCAGTGCGCAACTCTGCATGGAATGATGGACAATACTACCCAGCAAAGATTGGTACCAAGGACAAGTTCTGGCTCGGAAATCCCCAAGGTTCAGAGACCTTGACCCAAATTGATGTCAAGATTAACAACAACTCCATGTTGCAGGGCTATGGTCAAAACAGTTTGCACATGCGTACACATGCTGCCAAGTACGGATTTGGTGCGACACCCAGACAGCCAGTGTATTGCCTTCCTTTGCAAAAGAAGGCACACAAGAAGCATAACATTGCATCGGTAAATTGCTCTCGCTTCGATAACATTCAAACCTCGATGAAGCTTGGATACACACAAGGCGTTAATACTATCTATACATTTGCAGTGTCTAGAAACTTGTTTACTATCGACACTGGTTATGCCAACAAGCCTGTGGCCGCCTAAGCCTTTTTTTTCTTGTGTGTGTGTGTACTCGGATAATAAATATCTCTGCGCTTCCATATCCACTGGATTTTTTTGTGTGTGTAGGTCTTATATTAGGTCCACTCGACTCGAGACATGGCGTCTCCGCAAGACATGAAGTCGAAACAAACATCCATTGATTTGTGGTTTCCCTCCTACTCTTGTCCTAATCCAAAACCACGGAGAGCAAAACGCAAAACTCCAGAAGTAGTGACCGTCGAACCTACATACGAGGAGCAGCCCGTGGTTCCCGTAATGACTCAAGTCAGCGTAGCCAGTGGAATACAGGTCTGCAGCAAAGACATCTTGTTGACCATGCTACCTCGCAACACCAAACTGGTCGACTATACATTTGTAGCTGTGCTCAACACCCCCACAGAATTCATCAAGGCTTTGGAGATTCTCAAGGAGATATTCAGCATATTGTATTTGAGAGTCTCCCCGCAATGCATTAGTGCCGATTCGATTGACAAGACGGAAACCATGGTCGTATATCTTTGGCTCGAAAGGCCAGGGTTCTCTATGTTCTATCATTGCGATGACGACAAACCCGAGACCCAGCAACAGACTTTTCGAATGTGTCTCAAGGTCAATGAACTGGCTACCCATTTACGCAATATGGGAACATGCAGTTCCGTGTCTCGAAACACTTCGAGTATGACCCTATTTAACGACCGCAAACATTGCGACAAGATGGGTGTATGGTGTGGCGCGACAGAAAAGGGTGCAAACACTACCAAGTACATTCAAACCTTGCGTTTGCCGATGCAGCGAGTGGTCTACTCAAACATACATTTGTGCGCAGCTATTCAAATGGACAGTAGTGTGTTTCGCAGCTCCTTGTCGGTCATGAAGACACCCAATCGAGACATTGATGTCTCGTTTCGATTCATGTTCTTGGGCGACATTGAGTCCGATGAACCGAATATCGGCTTGAAACCGATGCTGACGATAAGTGGAGGATCCCCAACAAGCCCAGCCATAACAGACATTGAGAATGTGTGCTTTTTCGCTCCGACACAGCACGAAAGCCAACAAGACACTACTGCGCGCATGATTATCGACCATGCCGAATGGCGAATGGGTTGTATGCCTCGCAAAGAACATCTCACAGCAGGAGTGGCACCCAATACCTATTTGTTACCTTTGTTCAAGTACAACATACACATGCTGACCAAGATTACCAGTGCGCAACATTTAGACCCCAAAGTGGTCATCTACATTGATGTTCGAGGCGCCTTGATTATACGCTACAATATGAAAACACTCGGTACTATTGTGTTTATTGTTACACCCAACACGGCTGTGCATGGTGAACAAGGTGCCAAGTTTCAAGAAGTCGATGATACAGACGTCATACAAGCTAACCCACACGATTCGGAACACTCGGATGATCCAGACGACGAGGAAAACCAACACTTGCAAGACACTGGATTTGAAGACGACCTCGGGTTTGAACAGGAAGTCGACCACGATGACGAGTGGGAGTAAATCTTGTCGACACAAGATTTTTTTTTATATATATTACAAACACTTTGTACGGGATCAAAGGCCCTTTTTTTATATACGTTTGGTTCCTTTTGTGTTCTCATGTCATTCACCAGCAAAGGAAAAACTGTCGCATTCCCTTTTCGAGTCGGTCCCATTCAAAAAATCTTTGCAGACTCGCTAGACCGAGAGGAATCTGTCAGTGATAAGGTCTTTTCGCGATATGATGCAAGTACAGGAGCATACTTGGATAAGAAGGGTGATGTTTTAGATGTGGATAATACTCTGATCAAGAATTTGAAGGAATATGGATCCAATCAGGGCATTAATGATTCCATCAGACTCATGACAACAGGCATCTCTGCATCTATCTTGGAAACTGCTAAGGCTACACAAGTCTCAACAGCACCGGATGGCATCTTTACAACACAATTCAAAACTACAGTGTCCGACAACACCAAAACATACTCACTGCCTGATGAAATGGTCAAGACTTTTGAGAATCCAGACGATTTCGTTTTGTCCGATTCCAAGGGGATTGCATTTCGTAAAAACATTATTGACCAAGTGGCTTTGCAGGGGGCCGAGCTCATACAACACATGTTTCGCCTTAGTGCCAAGTTTTTACAGAACAATATGGCCCAGAAGATCATGTATCGCACCAATCAGGGGTATGATGAGATGGGTCTTTATCGTATAGTCTTGTATTGTGATATGTCGGATACGCGATTTGATAAGTATTACGACCAGTTCAAGAAATACTTTAATGTGCGAAATGTGGCTGAGATAGCATCGGGTGACAAAATGATCCCCTTTGTTTTCTTGCTCATGGTATTCCGATCGCCCGACAGCAAGACATCCCAATTGACAAACTTGTACATCAAGTTTCAACAGGATCTGCAGTTTGAATATAATCAGTACATTGAGCCTTTGATGCGCCAGGCACAAAACACAGACTCGTTTCCCTTTAACCCTGAAAATGTTCCCCCCAATTTCTGGACCTTGCAATATGCAGACCAGGGTATTGAAGATTTGGCCGCAAGAGTGGTCATTCGATCCTATCCTGACTTCTTCCCACCACTGGACACAAATACTCTCGAGGCAATTTGGAAGTGTGACAAAAACATGGTCCCTTGTTTCCAATTCGAGCGAGTCGTTGCGGCCATTGGACAGGATATGCTCGAAATCATTGCAAGAAATGAGCCGAGCTATAAAACAAACTGGCAGAACATTACAGATTTCGCGGTGCGCGAGGCCATGACAAGGTCCCCTTATTCTTTCTGTAACATGCTGGCACCCAAGGACTGTGCTTATCCTTTGCCATTGTTCGTGCGCAACCTCTTCAATTCGAATGTCAACCACAGCAAAAATACACTCATGTCCCATACAAAGGACGTTGTGACGTATTTTGTGTTTTCGGCCAATGCTGCTCTTCGTAGTGCCAACAAACGTCTGGCTGAGAGTGTCTTTAGCAAAGAGCCAACCAAGGAAAAGTTCCCCGCGAACGATCAAATCACTGCCATTGTGTACCATGTGGTCATAGCTTATTGCCTGTACCTCGAAAAGGACAATATCAAATGGACCAATCCAAGGTACGAATCACAAAGTCACCCAAGTCCATGGCAAGTGTTGATTGAGCGATGCAATGACGTCAATTCGCCAAACACAGCCATTTCAAATTACACGGGTCTTCGTCGATTCATTCAACATTTGGATGTCTTGTTGTTCTCGTTTGTTGGTGGTTACATCATGCAAGCAAATGATCAAGTGAGCGCCACACACTTTCGAAAGATTCGTGTGGCATTGCTACGCATGGGCTTTTTGGACACAAGAGATCTTGGTCTCGAGTATCAGAACTTTGTCAAGGATGCGAATGCTCCTGGTTTGATTCATCGTTTCGAGGATGCTTTCACTAACTACAATATGATTCGATCTTCCGTGGACACCATGAGTCTGGTCAATTCCGGTTACACTCCAAACAAACAGCCCAACTTCCAAGACCCCCAATTTAACAAACCCACATACATTGATGACATTGCCGACCAACAAAGAACTATTTCAAGGGGGTCGAATGTTGGTGGGCGAGGTATCAATTCACAACAAAACTGGATTGTCCCAGTTGATCCTGCGGATTGGACAAGGAAAATCAAGGCCTTAAAAGATCTTATCGCAGTCAAACGCAAGCAATATGCAGGCTTACGAACAAAAGACAATTATTCTATCGATCAAATCTTCCAACAACTTGAGACCACTATTCCTCGTTTGGAATTTTTCAATGGGACGCAAGACACAACCGGGATGAGAAATTATTTACTTACTGTATTGACTAAATACGCCGATATGGATTGGCCAAATACATCACGCAAAAAAACAAGACTGGAATCAGACACACTGCCTATACACTTTGCAGATAATGACCAACTGCCTGAAGATATTAATGGCTATATTTCAAGGTTTGACCAATACAGAGATTCAATCTATGCATTTTCTCCGTTTATGCACGAAGACGAGTTTGATGGCATAATGGACCAAGATACATTGAAAAAAATCAATGACCAATTGTCAGATCCACCACAATCAGACCTTGAGTTTGCATACAAAAGTGCTGTCAGTAATATTCTTACGAGAACCGAAAAGCTCGATGAAGAGAAACAAAGTCTGATTTTGAAATTACTGCTGCAACAAGTGGAAGATACTAATTACATTGATGAAAACAAGCTGAATGGTTTGAAACCAATTGCCACCGTAGCGTTTGCATTTGATCCTAGAGCAGTTATGCCCACCCTAGAGCAAGTTATGCAGCCCTTAGAGGCTACCGCGCTTGAATAACTTTAATGAAAAATTTTATTGACTCCACATCAAGAACAACAAAATGGCATCAGGAATAAAATTGGCTTTTGAAGAGCCCGTGGTCAATTATGCAGAGGACCGCACCAAAATACTGGACCGTGATTGTATGATCCCGGAAGGACAGGAGTTTGCATTGGTTTCGTACCTGGAGAATAGTCCGTTTGCCTTGCGTGTACATGGATGCTTTGCGAGTGCTGAAAAAGCCCGCGAGTACATGGACACTTTGGTGGAGCAGATGACAGCAAGACAACGAGTCGTGCCCAAGTTTTCCACTGTATTGGCCACTGGCTACTGGGTTCCATGGCCTCCCAAGGCAGAGTACTTTACCAAGGATAACTATCACGTCAAGTCCGCCGATAAGGACCTAGAAACTACATTGCAACACTATTACACCGCGCGACTCAAGGAGCGTAAGGAGCTAGTGGAACGAGTGTTTCAGGAGACGGATGGAGTCGATTATGACGACATTTTGGACCTCTTGACACCCAAGGAAAAAGAATTGTTGCGATCGCAGAAATAGCTTGTTTTTTTGCCTCTTTATTTAGGATCTGATAGCTCCTACATTGATGCTTACTTGGGGTGTGATGTGTAGCCCGGCAGTCGAGCTGCTGCGGCCAAAGTCTTTTTGATCAATAAAAGTGCGATGATTTTTCTGATGATAGTCGCGTGTATTAATGGCTCCAAACTGCCTATTGGTAGGCCCCGCATAGGTACGAGCAAGCTCTGAGTGTGTCAGGTTGTCTTGCATGCGTTGAGAGGGAATATACAATGTTCTATTGTGCTCAATGATTTTTCGAAAGTCCAACTGGGGCACTACATCCTTGTGTGTTCCTACACGCTGGTTCGCAACAAAGGGCTTTTGGTCATGCAAGTATTTCATGGGATCTGTCTGAGGCATATCCCCATTAATGGTGCGCAAACGTTGCATAGCAGACTGATCGGGATGGTAGACACCCGAGTTCGGTATAAGAGCCTTATGTGGAGCATGATCTGCGTGTACAAAGGTCTTGTGCACAATTCTCCTGTATGGTTGGGGTGTACCATCGGGCAAGAATCCAGACGACTTCAAATGAGGATTTAGATCCACTTGGCGAGAGTGGGTCTCATACGGCGAAATTTCATGGCGCAACGACTCCCTAGACAACTCGTGGTTACTATGCAACCTTGATGGTGGCAAAAATGAAAAGGGGTTCTGGTATTGCATCTTTCTTTTTTTTACTAGGTGGGGACACTATGAGAATCCGCACAATAAAATAAAAATGTTTCGTGACAAAACATTTTCTGGTCAAAACACAAAGAAAAAAAATTGATTCTGTCACTTAGTTCGTTCCTGTGACTGTCAACCCAGAACCATAAATGTCGACGTAATAAACCCCTGATCCGACAGAGACTTCAATGATGGTTCCAGCAGGAGGTCCTGCAGAGAGTGTCAGTGTAGTAGCAGAACTTCTGGTAGTTGAACCCAAGACACGATAACTGAGAGACGATGCGCTCGTCAAACGAAATAAACCATTGGCCACAGTGGTATCGACCGCGAACCTCCACAATCCTCCTTGCAGACTGGTCTCAGTTGCAGCAGGAAGAGTGATCGCAAAGCCAGACACCGATGGAGTCACAGTAAACATGCTATTTTTCAGACCTGCATTCAGGGTAGTAGCCTGTTTGATTTTCTGCACTCCCTGCGAGCCACCATGCACCACCCATCGTGTGCCATCACAGCACACACAGAACAATGACCCAACTACAGGGGTTGGATAGGTGTATGTGGTCTGATCGGTAGCCAACACCTGACCCGAATCCGAGTGAATATTGAGTTCATTGGGTTCTTGTGTTTGCAAGATCAAATTGTGGCGGACAGTAGATGTCGCCAATAATTGTGTGCACCATCCATTGCTAGTTGCTACATTGGGTAAGGTCAGTGTCAAGTCTCCAGTGGTGTTAGCCAATTCGACCACACAGTCATTAAAAGTCGGCTTGAGTGTAGCACTCTGGGTCAATAACAAAACCTCCTTGCACTGCTCATTACGCAGTGGCAATGTCACCAATTCGTTTTCAAGGCTCATTTTGCTTATTTTTTGTAGGTTCGGTATATATATATAAAAAATAGACGCTTGCCTTCAACCCTTGCGAATAAAAAAAACTTATCGTACCTTGTTTTTTTTTTATCGAGAAGCAAATGCTCTGCCTCTTGTCCTTTTTACCAAATACTCCTCTCTCAAGGTTTTGTTTGTCATGTCCGAGCAGCAACTTGTCAACATTCAAGAAGTGTCCAAGAAATTGGCTCATTTCACCTTTGCATACCGAAATGCATTGACACTGACGGCCGGCATGCACCACAAGATCATTCAATTGAACACAACCAGTAATTTGACTGTAACACTGCCTCCAGCCGCACGGCGTTCGGACTTTATTGGATTTAAATGTCGCTTTTTGGTCAAGGGAGGCGGGGCTGATTTGACCTTTGCCCGAAACGGCAACTCCTTAAGAGCAAGTCTCAATCATGGTCGTGTGCCGATAAGTGACGCAGATGTGGTTATCACAGCCATTCCTAACTCTACAGTGGTTTGTGCTTTCTGTGATGGTGTCAGATGGTATTTGACTGCTGATGTTGTACCATCCTCTACTTCTGAGTTGAGTGCACACACAACTGGCTCTGGCTTACTTAGTGGAACACGCCGAAATGGAACCATCTTTACTATCACCGGAGCCTCATCTGACATAAGTCCTAATGCATCACAAAACACAGGAAGATGGTTTAGGGTTATTGTATCTGAATCGTTTGCTACAAGTGCAGATTTTGCTGTCACAGCCTTACAGGGTACTACCATGCGTGTGGCTGTCGTAGGAAATATGGACGTTTCTTCACCTACTAATAATGGATCCAATACATGTACGGCCTTGACCTTGGGTGGGTCTAGTAGTGGTGAAGAAGCTTTGGTCGGTGATTCTTTATTGCTTGTATCAGATGGTAGTAGATGGACAATAACCGGTATGACCGCAGGGAAGGTTACTCTTGCTTAGTCTTAAGAGGATGGAACTGTCACTCCGTAAGCGAACCAGTTTGTACCATCACTGAAGCATCGAATAACTACACCAGGCCGAATGGATATAGTGGCAGACGTCGAAGTAGCGGCTCCTGAGACAGTGATGACTCGTAGTGGGTTTGTACCATTCGATGCCAAGGTCATTTGTGTAGCAGACCCCACAGCAGCGACTTGAATCAAGAATTGAACACCGACAGTAGCAGCTGGCAAAGTCAAGACAGGTAATCCAGACGTCACACTCAGAGAGTGAATTAGTGTACTATCCTGGATTCTCAAAGTCGCTGAATCAGACAGGGTCACCAAGTCATTGACACGCCCCGGTCCACGCACAAACCAAGAACGTCCGTCGCAAAAGCACCAGTAACAGGACCCAGCAATGGGGGCACTGACTGTTTTGACCTGAGTACACTCTACGAAGAATTGATCTCCATCATTGAGCATAATGTTGGTGGGCCGTGTTGGCGATGGCACAAAGGACAAGTTGCCTGTAAAGTTGGTGTTGGTGTTGGTAATCAACAGATAATGCCATTGTCCAAACACCAATGGACCCATAATGACTCGTACACTCTGATTCAAGTCTAACTCGACCACCTTGCCAGCCAATCCAAGTGTAAGCTCGACATCGTCAGAAAGTGGAGCTGTAAAAGACTGACGATCATTAAAAAAGCTATGTGGATTTACAACTTGTTGTTCAGTAGTCATTGGTGTATTGTTTATGCTTTTTTTTTACTCGCAACAGAATATCTGCGGATAAAAAAAATCTTCTAGTCTGTGTATTCATATAGGGCAGGTGAAACTTTTTTTTTCCGGCAGTGAGTCGACTCGAGATATCCATGGCCACATCACAGACAAGACTAGTGGATCTGTATAGTCTAGATCCGATTGCTGCAAAAAGAGCAGTCAAGCCGATTGAAGTCAGAGGCACTGTTATTGAAATCGACAAACGATACAAGGATCGTCTCGGTATTCACCCAGATGCCTCTATCTTGCATTTCGTGGATATCTATCACGACTCGATTCCTGTCGAGGACCACCAGACCATCACAGCCATCGAAGGCGAACAAACCAAACCACGCAAATCCAAAGCTGGTCGAAAACAGCATCGTCGTCCAGCCATCAAACGAACCTACGATCACATCAAGCGCATCGGCGTGTGCGACCAGTGCCAGACCCATGAACACATTCTTTTTGACTCCAATAGAGCAGAGATTGTTTGCTCGATGTGTGGCTTGGTCAAGGAACAGGTCGTCGACGGCAAAGACCAGAATGGCTTCAGCCACACTGACTTTCGACATCGTCTATTCACCAAGCGTGCGAGAACTGCGACGACGCCTTGTTACGAACATAAGAGTCACTTTCGCGACATATTGATGCAATGTTTGGCCGAAGAAAACATGACTACGATGCCCCCCAATCTCATTGAGGACATGCATGAGCACATACACATACACAATATCGACATGAAGACCTTTACCCCTGGAACCTGCTACCGTATCCTGCATGAGATGGGGTTGACACACTTGTACAAGCACAAGGTCAAACTTACCTATATGCTACTCAAGGACAAGAAGCCACCGACTCTGACACAAGCACAAATCAAGACCCTGTATGCCGATTTTGATCGCGTGAAGGAGCTATGGGACATGATTCGCAACCACCCCGACCATCCACGAAAGAATCTGCTGTCCTATTCGTACATTTTGTTCAAGTTGTGTGAGATCCACGAATGGTACGATGTGTGCGAGGTTTCCTACTTGCTCAAGACCAATTCCAAGCTCAATAACTTGGACGAGTCTTGGTTCAAGATTTGCACGATTGCGAATTGGCCTTTTATTCCTTCTCCGTCCTTTAATGAACACTTCAAAGGTTAAAGAGACGCACGATATATATTGCTGATTTTACACGCTTGAGACAAAAACACTTGCACATTCAGATCTGCTTTGATAAAATTGCATAAAACACAACAAGGAACAACATTGTCATAGGTATACCCAACATTATTATCCACTCGATCTAGCCCTACTGCTCCATAGAGACCACAGTATTTGCACCAGGTCACTCCATCTTGATCCAACCGCTCACATAATTGAGCTTCATCCAACAAACTGGTCACATCCTGCTTGAGTGATGTGATATGTCGTCGACGCAATTTCTTCAAACGCTGTGTCACACTGGAAGTACAGTCATAGTAGGTACTTTGCTTCGGATCCGGTGGTGATTTGTTTTGCTGTTCACACACGCGACACATGTGGCGACAAAATGGTACTAAATCGACTGACGATCCAAGCATTCGCTGGCCACGTCTAGTCATAGAAAAACAATTGCTACATAAATTATGGCCTTTTTTTTGGGGTGTAAATGAATCATTACACAGCAGGCACAGCATCCGGGAGACTAAAATGAGCGCTATAACTTGTTGCACCTCTTCTCAGATTATTCTGAGCCCACTCGTTATAGTGTTGTACAACACATGATAAAAAGTTATTCAACTTTGCAGCTTCTGGCGAATCTTCGGCTATTTTCATTGGCGCTACCGGCTGTGGTAGTGGTTTAGCCAATGGTGGTACCATCGAAGTTGGTGGTGGTGTTTGCAGTGGTGGTGTTTGCAGTGGTGGTGTTTGCAGTGGTGGTTGTGTTGGTAGTGGTGTTTGCAGTGGTGGTAGTATTGGTTGTGATATCTCTTCAAGTACCTCTGATGTTTCCATGGTGTCACCAGTCGAAAAGTATATATACCATGTTTTATTATACGAGTCCTCAATAGTGAAGCGACCCATGAGCATCTCCTCAAGACAATTTTTGATGCAATTCGTGTTAGCTGATTGAAATGAAACGACAGTATTGTTTGTTGTAGTATATGTGAATTTTCTTTTCAGCTTGAAATATCGTTCCTGATTGGATACAACTAGTTGGATCTTATAATCTTGTCTATTTGCTGTTAAAATCAAATCAGCCAAAAATTCCCTTAATGGTTTTACTAGAGATCTCGCGGTAATCATGCCAAAAACTTGTTTCGATGACCTTGTTACATCGTCTGACTTTTCTATAACTTCATTATCCCATGACGTCATTGTTGACTGTTTTATTCGAATGTAATAAAAAAAAAAGGTCCTTACTTTTGTGTCTCCACTTGCAATAATGTAGCCACAACATATTCAAATGCACCATAATAATCTGGTGGGGATGTAGTCAAGAATCCATTCCATGTAGTATCGATTTGACTCACCTGTTCATCGTCAATATGTGTTGCTATGATGGATTTAAAAGCCAAACCAACGCAATTAATTATATTATCGTTTTGCATGGCTTGTATTTTTTTTTGCAATTCATCGAGTAGTGTGACAAAATTATCGTCAGTTGTATGCATCAAGTATTTTGTAATTCCATACAATGCAATATATGAATTCGCATAATAACCTGCGTTGGCTATTATAAATTTTAATGGTGTGTCTTCTCGGGCGTATATGCAAAACCTGAGTATGGTATCGAACCATACATTCGGATCTTGGCTGGTGTTTTGCAAAATCAAAGGCCAGAAAATAGGGTTACACAATTGTACCATGAAAGTGTTATAACAATCGATCTCCAAGGCTGACAATCCTGGCATGACTTGTGTTAGTTTTAGTATTAACACATCAGAAAAACTTGAAGCTGCGATTAAAGAGGCAGGTAGATGTAGTGTCGCTGAACAGTCTGTTCCTTTGTCTCTGTGAGTACTGAATTCTTTTTTTCTTGTTTCAATTTCTTGTAATAATTGCTTATCAAATCCACCTCCAATCTTCCTTAATGTTTGTTTGTTTGGTGGGGTCCATTGTATGCTGACAGGTGATACTTGAACCTGTGTTTTACCCTTGCAATAATCTGATAAAATTTGAGCTACGTAAGCATTAGCTTCGTCTTGGACGCTGAGTGTTAAAATGTGTGATAAAATAGCAAAAGAGATCTGTTGTTTCACCGTCTCATCCGATACCGTTTGGATATGTACCAGAAATGGATAAATTTTGGCTAAAAGACTCTCAACCATACGCTTTATGTCTGGTTGTGTGTCAAGTTGGCTTAGGGTATTCGAAACATTTTTGGGTACAAATGTCGTTTGTTCACCGATAGTATTTGGTGGTTGCTGTTGCTGCTGCTGTTGCTGTTGTTGCTGTTGCTGCTGTTGCTGCTGTTGTGTTACTGGTTTTGGTGGTGTTGCTGTTGGTGTTGCTGTTGGTGTTGCTGTTGGTGTTGTTGCTGCTGGTTTTGGTGTTGCTGGTTTTGGTGGTGTTGCTGTTGGTGTTGCTGTTGGTGTTGTTGCTGCTGGTTTTGGTGTTGCTGGTTTTGTTGGTGGTGATTGATCAGGAAACCCCAAAGCCATCAAAATAGGTTTCCAGTCAGCCAAGGTAGATTTAGTCCACATGTCAAGGCTCGGGCTTAAGGTTTTATTTATCAATCCTATCAGGTACTTGAAATTTCGACTTGTGTTACTTTGTGTGTTGATTTTTGCTAAATCATCTAAGACACTGATAATGGATTGGGTTTGATTCGACTTCATCAGGTTCGTTATTATTTCTGGATTCTTTTTGATATGAGTAAGCAATAATTGTTGTTTTTGATCATATGTTGTAAAGTTTAGGCCAGTGAACTGTGCGTTATTTTTAAAAGCCGCCTTTAGCCTGGCTTCGGCTTTCATAGGTAACTGTGTGAGATCAGTACCCAAATCCAAATCCAAGACCCTTTGTCTGAAATTCAGTTCGGCTGTTATCAACAAAGTAATCTGTGCACATGGACTTAGTAAATTATTATACAAGTCAAGTACTTGTACTATCTCTTGGTCTGTAAATGAAGGTTCATTCATGATACTGACCATTGTTCGACAATCTTGATATCTTGCTTGAAGTGATGGAGACAAAAACCTATATATAGTCTCGAATTCTTGAGGTGTACCTGCTGCCTTTAAAAATGCTTCTAAATTTGTTTGCTGTTGTTGCAAAATTTGCATGTGGTAAGATGAATCGACCTGTGCCATTGCGGTTTGCAAAAAAGTAAACGATGAATAATTTGTGGTCCCTATCGTAGCCGCTAGAGAAGCAGCGCTTGTATTACTGCCAGCTGCTTGTAGCTCTTTCAGCTTTTCGTTGGCTGCTATATATTTTTGATTCGCAAGAGCCGAAAGGGCAGACAAGTCTTGTCCCATTATCACATCATAAACTGAAGCCTTGTAATCTTGTGTCGGAGTCGAGTGCAAGTCTACCGTAACCTTCATACCTTGCTGGCGAAATTGTGTTAATGAAGCAGATTTCAGTAACTGGTCGAAAGCTAATTTACTGGTCAGCTGATCGTATTTCTGTTTCGCATATTCTGCAAGTTCGGTAATTGTTAATTTTTGTATCAGATCAGTGTAAAACGCGTCTCCTTGTATTACAGACGAAATACCATTGCTATAAGTTGCCATATTCGTATTGAATTCCTGATCGATCAGTGTACGACACTCGCCTATGAGTTTCTGATACATAGCAATGATATTTTTGCTGTTATTTCTGCGTCCATAAATTTCCAGCACGGCTTGTATGTCTTCCATAATATAACCGAAATCAAGGTGCATCACGGTTCGTTGTATACGATAATATTTGTCACAATCTTGAATATACAGACTAGCTTGTGGGTGGATTCCATGAGTGTCTATTATTTCAACCCACCTGGCCAACTTTTTTATGTCATTGTCTAAATCAGATTGCTCAAAATATGATTCCAGATCCTGTCGTTTGGTGTTTATAAATTGACCTTGTTCAGACACATTTAAGGACTGCAAAAGTTGTTGATTTTGTACTACTTGCGTCATATCAGTCAACTGTAAGAGTTGTGTCAATGCTGAATTATTGGTGGCTCCTGACATTGTCGTACTTAGTGGTGGTATTGAAATTTGTGAGATCCTACCCTGTGTGGTTGGCTGTGCTGGTTGTTGCTGTGGTACGTGACTAGACATTCTCACCACAGGCACCGATTTTGTACGAAGGGAACCACCAATAATTTTATTACTTAACCCAGAACTTTGAGTAAGAGTCACCTCGTCGTCATAATCAACGTTATGATGTCTAATGGTGGTTTTAGTGTTACCAGAGATGTCTGTCGATGGTAGGATCTTAGACAGACCCAGATGACCTTGATATGTCATATCGGATATTTCTTCCAACATTTTTTGGATGGTTGGATCTTTGTGACGCTTGAAAGCGTCTCCACTGTCAGGTGTTTTTTCGAAAAAACATTGATACAATTGAAGTCCAGTATTTGCGTTGACATATGCCTTGAGTGACTTCATTTGATTTAACATATGGGGTCCATAAACATACAACGCACGATATTTCTTATCTTTCTGTTTATTTGTGCTTATCACACCTTGTATGTTGATCTTTGATGAATTGAGAAGTTTCCATCGGTTAAAAGTTGTATCCCAATCTTGGAGGTATGAATTTTCATCGACAATTTCAACTTGACCTACGTGTTTATCTAAATATTTTAATAGACGCATTTCGGTTTGCACAAGATCTTCATTGTTGACCTCAACAAGGACTGTGCCTGTCCCATAATGCGTCAGAATTGTCTGAATATTTTGTTCGACCTGTTCAACTGAAGTAATTGACTGATCATTTGCATGGACAAATGGTTGGTGAATATACCCTGACAACATAAATAGGGGTTTTATTTCTGGTGGACATGCGCCATCAGATTTGGGTTCAAATAAGATGAGCTCTGGATCACCAAGGAATGCCGTATTCAAGACATCTTCGGGCTTGAACAAACGAGCGAGTGTATCTTGATGAATTTTAAAGTACTTTGCTGCCTCCTTTGATCTGTATGAAGAACGCATATCCACAATCGGCTTTGTTTTGAACTTTTTAAACAGTGCTGCTTTCTTTGTGTCCCCACATAGTTCGTCCATCAGATGACCAATCTTATTTTGAATCCAAAAATTGTTGTGCATATCGGTCTCTTCAATCGGAGGTAACTTATTAACCGTGACCAAGTCATTAAGTGTTTTGATAATCTCGTTAATGGCTGGCAATGAACTTAACCCATACACGATATGAGTCGTTTCCAACAACCTCAAAAAATTCGGTGAGCATACTGAGCTGTTTACTTTTTTACTAATATTTCCGCCAGTACCGAACCCCAAAAGCTGTTTCATTTCATCACTAAAATCTTTGGACACTTTGACATCCATGATTGTTTGTCGAGTCTGAACATACGATATAATAAAAAAAAGAAGCACCACCAAAAACATGTTATTTGTTTGTGGATGCTGGAGTCTTCATTGGAGAAGGCTTGGTTGTTCTGACACGATCATGCAGTTTTACTAGCTCTTGACGAATGTCTTGTACGGAATTCATGTCTACTTGGGAGCCTCGCCAAAAAAAAGAATAATAAAAAAAATCACAAAGAAGAAGCATCACTCTGAGAAATATTCGGTGGTTTTTTTGGCATTGACCTCGGCGCGCATTTGTTGCAGTGTCGTCATTTTCTTCTCCTGCTTGTCAAGTAGCTGACTATAATGTTCAAGTTTGTTCTTTGCGTGCTGTTGCTCTTCCAAAAGCTGTTGATTCCTCTGCTCCAACAACGCAAGTGATTGATTGAGTTTTTTGGTGGATGATTCTATCTGTTTCCTCTTTTCTGTGATCGCTTGTGTATTCTCGCGTAGAATTTGTTGATTGGTAGTCGTAAGATTTCTATAATGTTCGATTTTGTCTTTTGCCCTGGAGATGTTGTTTGAAATGTCTTTTTCTTGCTTGTCAATCTCGTCGGCGACCTTATCGAGTTTCTGTGGTTCTTTTGGCAATTTACGTCCGGCTCTAGCAAATACAGAGTCGGAGTAGTCCATGGTTGCAAAAAAAAAGAGAGGAAATCACTGACAAAACAATATATAAAACAACGACCAAAATAAAAATAAACCATGGATCAAACACAATGCGATCGCAGTGAGAACTTTGATGTGGAAGATGAGCCGGATATGCTTGGTCCGAGTGAGGACTATATCAGTGGGGATATGACCCCAGCATCGGCCTCAGATCTAGATAGAAAGATCAAAGAGAATAGTGTGGATTTCACCAAGGACATACAGCCAGCGCTACAAACATTTAACCAATTCAAGCAGTTGATGAACACACATCTTCAACATCTCAGTGAGCACACAAGGGTGCTGACGTACATGACAATGTGCCTGAAAATTGGAGAGAAAATGATGAGCAAAATGAATCCGCAAGAAAAAAGCCTTGCTGACATGTACCGTATCGTCATCTATGCGAGTCAAGTCATCTCGCCACTATACAAAACGATGCTGAAGATCGTGCAACAGGCAGCACGCCATCAAAACACGAGTCTGTATGCCTCAAATAGTCTTGGGGTGTATGAGCATCGTATCTTTTTGAATGGACTTGACAAACAGCACATGGTTCAGCCATCGACCAACACACGCAAATATGAGTTTCGAGACCTTGACTTTGCAGCTGCGGCCAAGACAACATGTCGCAAACAAATGTTAGATGCAGGTAGATATGCCTTGCTGGTCAAAAGTCTTGAATGTTGGGGCAATGCCGCCAGTTTCGATGACTTTTTGTACCAAATAGAGAAGCAACTGAGAGGTCAAATTGTCATGCCTCTGACGCAAACAACTATTGTCAATTGGACCACGAAAATGGTGGTACAGCGCTACATACATAATTGGTTATACAAACAATGGGACCAAGAGAAAATGGACCAAGTTGCTCAGGCACGACATCAAGCCCAGATGGACATGCAGTCTATGCACCCTGGCACACCAGAATACCAACAACAACAAAAAATCAGTATGTACTACTTGCCGTATGAACTCTTAGTGCCCGGAGCAAACTCGGACAATATCGTGCACAGAGCCTGTGCTTATCGAAGCGTGATGAAAAACCAAATAGAGGTGCCAGAGCCCCCAAAAAATAGTCGCGAGTCCTGGGCATGGTACTACTGGGTCCGCCTCAAGGGGCGCGACTTTGCCCATCGATTTCTGAAACAGTTAGTTTTGTGTGGACCCAAGTCCTTTACAGAACGACCAGTGGTTTTCTTATCTGGTGGTCGCATGGGCAAGGGGGCTGTGCTGCGAGCAGATGACATGACCATGGATAAACTAACCCCATACATTGAAGCATTGACTCAGAACCCAGTATTGGCACTGAAAGACTTGGAGAAAAATGTGTCTGCTTCACACATACAATCGTTTCTACACCGGATCGGGATTCGCCAGCGACAAACAAAACGAATGGACGAGCGACTAGGACGAGACAATGTCCGTGCAGACATGCGTCGATTCGCAAAATGGGTGCAACAACAACACACTGTGGGACAAGATGTGGATGCTGTATGGATGGATGAGACCACTATATCGCCACATGCCGTACACTCGACTGCTTGGGGGTTGCAAGGGGACAGCACGCCAGTATATGGGGCCAAGTACACAGGGGGTATATACAATATGATGTTATCCATGGGAAACATTGGCGAGCATACATTTGTGCACTATATGATTTACAAGCCACAACACAAAACAGTGTCGGTCGTGGCATCTACATTGGTAGGCACTGGTCCCAAGGTCAAGACATACGGTGTGTATGCGACCATACTAAACTACTTGTTCAATCATTGGGGGGAAAACTTGCAAGACAGTAACTTTGCGGCGCCGGTGCAAGGAGAGAAGCAAATTGAATGTTACCTGGAAGAAGTGGTGATGCAGCAACAAAATCTGGATCCCTTGGCAGACTTTCTGGCGGCCCAGCGCAAGAAATACAATCGAGAGAATCAGCCTTTGATGTTCATGTGGGATAGTTTCTCGGCACACTTTGCCCAAAAAATACAAGACTCTAACCATCGGGCTGTCTACAATCACGGAGGCGATTTATTGCGGGCCATGTTTGAGGCAAAGGGTGTACAGCATGTGCAAATGATTTTGTTGCCTCGTCACACCTCTCAGTTCAATCCATGTGAGCGTATATTTGCACTATTGAAGCAACACCTGAAGAGATCCTCGGCCCAAAGAAACAAGGATCAACTACCAGAAACCCAGCTGTATGATTCCATACACGACTTTATCGATCGCATGAAGGATTCTACCGTGTCACGACTCATCTATGCCTGCAAGTACAATATCAATCAATGGACACCACATCAGCGAGGTGTCAGATTTGCAGATTCCAAAACATGCAACAATCCCAGCACGCGAGTCAGTGAGCCTAGTGATGAACAATTAGTCTGTGCGTCCAAGGAGTCTGGAATTATTAGCAAATATCTTGCACCGGGATCCAAGCGCTGGCATGTACTGAGTCCATTGTCTACCTTGTTTGAACCGCAAAAGTCGTTTGTTCTATCCCGATTCACTGATCATTTCTGGGATCATCAGCATGACATCTCGCCGGATTTGTCTGCTCACTACTACACCTACTCAGGCTATGGTCTAGACCACTATGTGCAATTGGATGAAGCCGCAAAAAGACAGTATACATCCGCACAAGCCAGGATAAAATGGATTCAGGAACGAGTATATGGATCCACGAAATTAGATCAAATCGTGCGTATTCCAGCCTCGTATTGGTTGCTTGTCCTGATATTAATGGGGATTCACAACCGATGGGCTTTGGTACCCGGTGTCATCAAAGTGAAACAACAATCCCAACAAGACAAGAAAAAGTTTATTGAGCGTGTGCTGATGGTCTATCGCAAATATGTCAATCGTCAAAAACAAGGACAAGTCGAAATGTATGCTCTGGTGTCTACAAGTGCACGGAAAACAGCCGACATCAATTTCATGTTTGGTCGTTTGACTCCAGTGTTTAACTCGTTTTCCAAACTCGATGAGCACCTGAGTGCACTGTTGATGTCCAGGAAAGCCTTGACTAAATCGTCCATCTTGCTCATACCAGGAGATTGGGATTCCACCCAAATACAGAATGCTGGGATGCGAGACATCAGCTCGATGATGTGTGATGGATCAGACCTGGAACCGCCACAGACATCAGCCAGGGCTTCTACATCGAAACCAAGTCTTTTATCGGTCGGACCTCTACCATCGAGGCCCAAGGTGAAATCATCTACACCAGATGCTGCTTTGCCGAGTGCTGCTTTGCCAGTCACTAGATCTTTACGGACTAGGGTTCCTGTGAACTATGCGGACATGGAAGAAGAGGACGCAGACGACTCCGATTCTCAAGCACCAAAGAAGAGAAAAAGATGATGCATACACTTGTGTATTTTTTTTTTGCTTGATGATCAATATTTTTTTTATCGACATGCGATCTCCCTTTGAAGTTCCTTTTTTTCCCTCAATTTTCCTTGGTCACTACATTATGGCTCGTTCAAGATCCAAAAGTCCATCCAGAGTTCACCTGCAATCTGTCAAGTCGGGTAAGCGCAGCAAGTCACCCGGACGTAGCAAGTCACCCAAGCGCAGCGAGTCACCTGGACGTAGCAAATCAGGCAAGCGCGGTAAATCCAGACGCAGCAGATCCCCTAGCAGAGCTTAAAAAAAGATACCACCTAGCTTTGTTTTTTCAGCCTGATGGACTCGGATGGCTTGATATGGTATAGAAACTAAGAGCTGTGCTAATAGATAGTATGATAAACAAGGCGAACCAAATCGAATGCCAACTGGACTCATTCAGTTTTGGGGGTAAGCTGAGGTATGAACCCCAATGAACCAGGTACGTATTGGATTCATTCATGGCATGAGTGCAAACGCAACAGACCAGACAGCAAAAACTCATCAGCATCAAGGCCGATGGACCATTAAACACTTTTGCCACACTGGACCCACCGGCCAAGACAGGTGCGCCCATAAAGACTGCCAGAGCACAACCAACGGCCAAAATAACTGCAGCAAGAGCCCATAAAGAGTTCTGCACGGTCTGTTCCGTCGAATTCGACACTGCAGTTTTGAGACTCTGTGTTGCATGCGATTGTTGTGCTGAGTCCTGGACGCACTTGAGGTTACTCTGTAGTCCAATATCTTGGTCGATGTGCAGCTTTCCCTGGAAAGTCGAGTTATGACACTGAAACTTGTTGACTCCAGACATGTTTTTGTAGCATTTCGCCAAGTGTTGTTGTTGAACTTCGGTAAGTAAATTCGTCTGCAAATCATTGATGGTCTTGCTTGTTTGATTGTTTATTGCGAGGCCCACACTCTGGGTGGTTTGTTTGATCTGGTTGATGAGCGATTGATCCAAGGTGTTTTGGGATATCTGTTCAGCTACGGCCTTTTGGTATGCCTCTTCCGAGGATACGACTTTACAGGACTGATTAATGTCCACCATGCTGTTCTCGCCAATGACACAGCCATCAAAGTTGATGTCATTGACACACTCATCTGCACTGGAGGACTCCATGAGTGCAGTCTGATTCATCTTGACCGCATCGTTAATGACTTGTTTTGTTTTCTGTAAGATGGTCTGTGAGGTAAACATGTCTTATTTTTTTTGGCTTTGGACAGGTCAGAATAAAATAAAAAACTAGAAACGAGTCTTGGAAAAAAGCCGACCCTGTAGATGATCGAAAAAGACGGCTAATTCGATATAGCCAAGGTCTGACTCTTTGAGACGAAGACGCAGAGGAATAGGAATACAGGGCCAAAAGTTTTTGGAAGGAATTCCGGTGCAACAATCATGGTGCCATTTGAGACACAACAGCACACAGCCCAGAAGAACCCGACATTTATTGAAAGGAGTTTTATGGCTGCATTGGGCAAAAAGATCCCATATGTCACAGACCTCCTGTTTGGTCCATTGGTATTGGCGAAACGATTGTATTTCTAGTGGTATGTTGGTGAGCATATGAGCTAAAAACACATCCAACTCAGTCTCGGGCACGCCCAAGCATCCGTCATCCCATGTGTCCACTGTAGGGTGTCTCGGATCAAAAACACTACGATTTTGCTGCAATGCGATGGCTTGTCGTTTGTCGCGACTGTAGAGTAGCCAAGAGTCAATGAGGGCACTCATACAGAGTTCCATATCCTTACAGTCATGAGAGTACCGCAAAACCAGGTGAAACATGAGGTCACTGAGCCTTGGATAAAATGGTCTGCCAGGCCGAAGAATCGCTGGTGCGAAACAAAACAGTCTGAACACCCAAGGTAGACTGGACACATGAAGGGGCCGTCACAAACACTTTGGCCTGTTGGTTGGTGCACTGTATAGGAAGGTCTTGTACTTGATGTTGGGACTCAATCCAAATTTCGTCGGCGTGCATCAGAGCCTTGAGAACCGGTATATTGCGAAACACAATACTATGTGTATGCAAAAGACCATTCAGTTGATGTAGTCTCGGCAGATCGACAAGAGAAACCTCTTGTAGCTTGTTCCCAGGCCAGGTGATGGTCTCGAGACACTGCAAATGGTGCAAATGTATTCGTCGCAAGTGAGTGAAGCTGTGAAAGTGTAGATGCACCAAATGAGCACAGGACAAAATGTGTAATTGGGGAAACTGAACCATGCCTGGAGTCATAAATGCAAGTGTGTCCAGTCCCGGTGGCAAATGACATAATTGCATCAACTTGGGTTTGGCCAACAATGGCAACTTTTCCAATCGCGGATACGGCTGCAAAGCATACCAAAACTCTATGGAGCATAGACCCGAAAAGAGTAACAAGTCCTGTACCTGTATCTCAAGCCATTCTGCTGCAAAAGCAATATGCTGAACATGTGTTAACTGTGATGCATGTTCCTTCAGATCGTTCCATTCGGTTTGAGAACTAATAGTGACGCTACATGGCTCTGAGGACTTTATTGCATCGGATGCGGTGAAACAATAAATCAACATTGCGTTGAGAACAATGAGTGCAGCTTATTTATGTGTCTCTGCAAAAGGATCAGGAGGAATACATTCAAAAGCCTTTGTGATATAAAAAACAACATGTCTACTCAAGTTCAAGCTACCAAGTCGACCAAGTCTACCAAGTCTACCAAGAATCTGGACACTGTGGACACTATGGATACCACCAATGATACCGAGACTATGGATGCCACCCAAACCACCCAAACCACCCAAACCACCAAAAACACCAAGACCTCGAAGACCTCGAAGACCTCGAAGACCTCGAAGACCCCGAAGACCACCAAGCGTAAGCAACCCGAGGCAGAGTCGGACATTTTTTTGGATCAGCCGCCCACGGGACTGTCGGGGTACAATGTCGTGGTGGTCAGCTCTGGTGTGCACCTCGAGGACCTTGTAGGGACAGACCGAGCATTTGGTCTCTTCAAAGAAAGTGGCCAAGTGCAATGGGATACACAATCCCCGGCCCTGGCTCTATTTGTGCACACAACAGCAGACCGCATTCATCAGACCATCAATGCCCTGAATCGTTTGAATGTGACTTTTGATCATTCCCAGATTTGGAAGGAGATGGAAAGTAGCTCGGCGTCTACTGTTGGCCGAACCACGACTACTTCTTCGGGAACAGGCATTGGAGTTGGTAATGGTGTGCCCTACTCGTCGTATGTGCTCTTGGCTTTGCGAGGCTCGATTGACTTGGCACACAACCATATGCCAAATCGGATCATTGCATCTCCATCGGAAGCCGAGAGCCAATTGTTGGACATGGCGGCGGATGCATTTTCTTTGGATCGTCGTCTGTACATTCAATCGTTTGATGTTACCAAGTGGGAAGCAGACAAACAAGCAGAAGCACAACCCTCTACAGACGACAACGCCAAGTCAACCAAACCGAAAGCCCAAAGATATGTGCGGTCTGCCGAATATGACACTGTATGTCTTGGCAGCGAGAGACAATGGTTTGTCAGCCATAAGCCATTCACCACCAGTACAGCACGCAAGCGCAGAGTTTTCTCTGCTTGGTTGAGTAATGCCAAGATCGAGGACCTGCGGACTCGTCAAAAGTCGTTTTACCGCCTGGTCAATCGCAAGTACGCGTCTACGACAGACCTGGAGACTCGACAACAAATTTGGAAGCAATATTTCAAGTTTTTGCCTGAGCCCCAAGAACACTCGGATGCGTTGTATGAGCTGGCTGATTCTGAGCGCTGGGTTCGCCGTTACAGAGCTAGATTTAATTACTTGCGTCACAAGAAGCAAATTGCTTCGGGAGTCGTGCCGAATGCGAATGCACCCAAGAAGCCACGCAAGAACAAGGGCTTTGCATCGCCCATGCCTGCTTCGGAAGAGATTGCCGCATTCATTACACAATCGTTTCCCGATGAAGTGATTGAGCGCGACGCAGAATCCAGACCCTTGTTGGCTCGAACTCGTGCCGTCAAACTATTGAATGAATACATTACCAAGACCGGGCTGAAAAATGGAGGAACCTATGAAATCGGCAAAGACGCTCGGCTCCAGACTTTACTGGGTACATCAGACTCGAACATTACATTCTTGCGTTTGTCCAAATTACTCAATCCTCATTTCGCCGTGTCCAAGGCACCGAGTGCAGTGTGATTAATTTTATCATTCGCTTTTTTTTGTCCAAGGTCCAGTGAAATAAAGAGAAAAATGAAGGAAGCAACGACAAAATTATGCTGCAAATTTGTAGACAAGATGATACAATCTAGGGTATCGCGCGAGCTATGGAAACAGGCAAGCCATGAAAAATACCCTGCTATTGGTGACACATGTCCTATAAACTTTGAACCATTTGATGAATACACCAACAAGCCCTATATGCTGTCGTCCAACCCCAATCCAGTATTTTTCAGTGCACAAAGCTTGGCGCAGTATTGGCATCTATCCGGCAAGTTTGTCGATCCTCTCTGCTCGCAAAAAGTATCCTGTATAGATGTGTGGTGCATTAGTCATATACTCGGGGATCCTGATCTGCTATATCTCTACCGTGCGCAACAGACAACAGTCTATACCAATCCAATCAGCCTGAATGAACACATTCCTTTCTTGCTTATAGTGTTTTGCATTCGCATGGGTCGCATTCTGTCCTTGTATGGTTCACCAACCCCGAGTCTATCACAGTCACTAAGAGACTTTGAAATCATTCTGCACAATCGAGCCATTACACACCCCGAATGGTTTAGTGCGGACATTATGTTCTGCTTGGCCGATTTAGATCGACTTCGTGTATATATTGATCCACAAGACATACATCATGATCAATCAACTGCTATTGTTCAATCCATTGCAAACTTGCTCGCGGATGTTATGACTTAAGCACTAACGCTTGGAAACGATTCATTTGATACTCAATAGATGCTTCATTGACCTGTTTAAACTCAAGATCATATTTCTTGCTGTCACAATATGCTTTCATTGTGTTCAAGACCACAACATACTGTTCTAAAAAGGTTTTAAAATCATCAAAGTAATTTTTTAGAAGAGTATTGTGCAATTCGATCATCTGTAGACCTGTTTCTTTGTTGGTTTGGTCTTGATTCAGGGATTGTATTAGTGTATGATAGTGACTCATTTGGGTGAACACTTCTTTGTTATTTGAATAGAAATCGTTTTTCGGATCCTTTTGTACATTCAGTTCATTATTTATGTATTCTAGTTGTCGGTCACTCATTTCTGTGTCTTGCTGAGAATCATTTGTTCCTGTCTGCTGTTGTTCCGACTGCTGTTGTGCTAGCTGTTGTTGTGCGAGCTGCTGTTGTTCCGACTGCTGTTGTTCCGACTGCTGTTGTTCTAGCTGCTGTTGTTCTAGCTGTTGTTGTGCTAGCTGTTGTTGTGCTAGCTGCTGTTGTGCTAGCTGTTGTTGTGCTAGCTGCTGTTGTTCCGACTGCTGTTGTAGATACTGTTGATATTTTTCGAGGTTTGCCTGGATTTCAATTTGGATTTTGTTTGATTCCTCTTGTAAATATTGTTCAAGTGACCCTGAATTAAACCAAAAATTCAAAGAGCCTTCTATATCACCAAACTTCTTGGTATTATCTTTTATCATTTTTGCAATGAATTGCTGGCGGTTAGGAAGTCCATTCGGTACAATATCATTTGTCAATGCAAGCATTTGCTTTTTGAAGTTTTCAAATAGGGTTGAGATCGTGTTTTTGGCTTCTAATTCTGTCTGTGACTGATTAATTGTGACTTCAAATTTTGTTCTCTTTGCTGTCGATCTTGTCCCAGTGGTTGGCTCAGATTCTTGTTTTCTTTTTTTTGTGGGCAGGTATTCAGAATTACTTTTGCTCTTGTAAATGGTCCATACAGTTTGATTCCAGTTATCTAATTTCAAGGCTTGTAAAACATCTCTTGTTTGAAATTGGCCTATGCCTTTGTTGCTAACTTGTATTTCACCCATTTGATCCATTGCTGTTTTATTCTTGGAAATGGTATCGACTTCAGCTTTGAATGTACTGGTTGAAAAGCGTGTGTATGCGAAATCTGAGGATTTGCTATCTGATAAACATTCGAGCAAACCTTGTTCGTCCAGTGTTTTCACTCCAATAGTTCCAAGAAGATGGGTCATGATATCCTTGTGTTGGCGAGTTGGGGTTGATAGATCATCAAGGAACCCAAATAGAAAGGTAAGAACCAAATCTCTGACGGATTCTAAATCATCCAGGCTGTAATGCTGTGAACACATAGGGTTCTGTAGCGTCTCTATGCGATCTTTTTCAATATTCATTCGTGTACATATTTCGTCGCGTGTCGTGTCGGAAATGTAAAATTGATCATGGTACGTCATGGAGGCCATGTGTAATAGCATCATTTGTGCGATACCTTGGATGTTGTATGATTCCCAGGACATGATTATTTTCCCGGTCAATAGTGTCACAAGAGTTGCACCAATGATAAACTGGTTCGCTAATGTGATTAGCTGTCTGCATGAATTTTTTATAATCATCATATCGTCTGGCATTATTTTTAGAACTTCTTCACTAAACACAAACATCTTGGAGACATCCTGTTCCAATAATCTTCTCTGATTTGCATTAAGTTGAATATTTTCGAAAAGGGGCCATTTACGTTTTTTTTTGTTACACTCCATGATGGCTGCTTGATAATCAGGCCAAGACAATGATTGCAAATGCTCCAATGTGCCCCAAAATTTATTGACCGCTTCGGCGTCCATGATGATTTCGCTGGTTATCAGGCCAAATAAAAAAAATAGCCAAGGTCCGTCGATAACCAGTAATACCAATAAAAAACCATCAATGAGTCGCAGAGAAACCATGATCAAATGTTTCGAGTTGATGGATGCAGTCGAGAACAAGAATGTTGATGTTATGTCTTTATTGCAAAAGGATCCTTTTTGGGTGGAAAGGCAGACATTGTACTGTAGTATTGTCAAAAAACTAGTTAACCGAGAGCACATTATAAAGATCGTCAAGGCTTTACCCAAGTCTTAAGCGCTACACGAAGTACATGTATCGAGAGGCAATGTAAATTTAATTGGATCTGCTGCTGCTCTGGTCCGCAAGTAATACATGCCAGTCTTTAGACCCCCTTTCCAGGCATAGAACAGCATACTGGACACCTTGTTTTGTGTTGGTTGCTCCATAAACAAATTAAGACTCATAGATTGGTCAATAAAAGGCGCACGTGCAATAGCCATGTCCAGTAGCACTTTTTGTTTGATTTCCCAGACCGTCTTGTATATGGCTTGGATGTGCGCGGGAATCATATCGATGCCTTGGACACTACCATTACGTGCTACAATGAGGTCCTTGATTTCAGTAGACCACAAGCCTAGATCAATGAGATCCTTGACCAGATGTTTGTTGACCATGGTAAATTCGCCGGCCAGCACGCGGCGAGTGTAGATATTTGAGGTGTAAGGTTCAAAACACTCATTGTTTCCTAGGATCTGCGAAGTAGACGCAGTCGGCATCGGTGCAACCAAAAGAGAGTTGCGTATTCCATGGGTCGCGATTCGCTGGCGCAACCCGGTCCAGTTCAAGGCCAAATCTGGTTTGGGGTCCCACATGTCAAATTGCAGTATACCTTGGGACACTGGCGAACCATGATAGGACTCGTAGGTACCATAAATCGAAGCCAAGTGACACGATTCATCCAAGGCGTAATAGTACAAAGCCTCAAAGATGTGGGCATTGAGCACACCAGCTTCCTCGGAATCAAACGGTAAATGTAGCATCATAAATACATCTGCGAGTCCCTGAACACCGATACCAATAGGTCGATGCCGTAAATTAGACACGGAGGTCTCTGGCAAAGGATAGTAATTGACATCAATGATGCGATTCAGGTTTCTGGTCACTTGTTTGACTGTTTGGCCAAACAGATCAAAGTCAAAGGTATTGTCCCTGACAAATCCAGGTAAGGCAATCGAGGCCAGGTTGCAGACTGCTATTTCTTTGGGTGAACAGTACTCAATGATTTCAGTACACAGATTGGAACACTGAATGGTCCCGAGGTGTTGTTGATTCGACTTTCGATTGCAGCTGTCCTTGAATAGCACATACGGTATACCTGTCTCGATCTGAGTGCTTACAATCGCTTTCCACAAGTGTTGAGCCTTGATGGTCTTGCCTGGTTTGGACCTCTCGTATTGAGTGTATTGGCGCTCAAAGGCCTCGCCCCACAAAGAGGGCAGATCGGGCACATCACTAGGACTAAATAGAGTCCAATCAGCGTCCGATTCGACACGTCTCATAAACAAGTCACAGATCCATAGACCCAAAAACAGGTCACGAGCTCGGAGGTCTTCATTGCCGTTGTTTTTTCGTAGATCCAAAAGCTCATAGATGTCAGCATGCCAGGGTTCGAAGTACACGGCAAAAGAGCCTTTGCGCTTGTTTCCACCTTGATCGACATATCTTGCTGTAGCATTGAAGACCCTGAGCATTGGTATGAGACCCGATGAATAACCACCAGTTCCATGGATATAAGAACCAGATGCTCGTATGTCCTGTACATTGATACCAATACCACCAGCATGTTTGCTGATGATGGCACATTTCTTCAAAGTGTCATAGATGCCCTCGATCGAGTCGGCTTGCATGGTCATCAAAAAGCAGGAAGACATTTGTGGATGTTTGGTTCCGGCATTAAACAATGTCGGAGTGGCATGTATGAATAAGCCTTTGCTTAGAGCTTCGTAGGTTTGCAAGGCTTGTGTAATGTCTGTGGTGTGTATACCCAAGGCAACACGCATCCACATGTCCTGGCATCTTTCCAATGGTCGTTTCGTGGCCTTGTCCCGTAAGAGATACGATCCCAGTAATGTTTTGAGACCAAAGTACGTGAACTCGTAGTCGCGGTCATAGTCAATTGCGAGTTCGATTGCTTGGGAGTGTTTATTACATGCCTGCCAAAAGTCTGTCGAGACCAGATTTCGATCATAGCACAAGGACATGTTTTCCATAAAGGAAGCACAGGTCTCCTTGTGTAGATTCGACACCAATATACGTGCAGCCAGAGTCGCATAGTCTGGGTGTATGGTGGTCATGTAGGCTGACATCTCTGCGGATAGATTGTCGATCTGGACGGTCTCAATACCATTATGTATTTCATTGACCAGTCGCTGGGTAATCATCACGGGGTCGACATACCTAGAGTCCAGACCCTTACACAAATGCTGCATTCTTTTGGTGATCTTATCAAATAGGACCCGTTCACTGGTGCCATTGCGTTTGACCACAAACATCTTCTAGTCTTGTGAAAGTGATATAATGATCTCGTTTATTCATCTATATGCACAATGTGTGTCTGATCCGATCGCAAGCTATCCGAGCTACTGCTACGTCCAATGACATACATGGTTGGTTTGTGTGTTTCCTCCAAAGCCCGCGCCAAATCAGTTTCCGAAAAGGAGAGAATTTTTTTGAAAGCCGATGCCTTGCTTTTGTTACACGCATCCATATCTGACTCAATTCGCATAATCACACGGACAAAATCAGTCGACATCACGTGCCAAAAAAAAATCTGATGGGAGATAAAAAAAAATCTTTTTCTTGTTCCCAAAAAGTGTCTATTTAAAGAACACCGCTTAGACTTCTTAGGCCACACAAAATGCAAAGATTCCAAACAAATGATGACCAGGTCATTGAGGTTCCAATGCCTCTGGCACCGAAATTGGGCAACCTCATTGAAGTGGTGATGCAGGAAACCGACACCAACCAGGGAATACCTTTGCAAAACATCGATGCCAAGACCTTTAAACAATTGGTCGAGTGTGTGACTATATCGGAAATGGAGAACAAGGAACAAGCCAAGATGCTTGAGCTCGAGTTTATTCGTCGTATCCCGTTTCTGGAACAAATCGCTCTGATGGAGGCAGCCAATTTCTTGAACAATGGAGACCTCATGAAAAGGATCGCCCCTGTGATCGCCGGACAACTAAAAGGCAAGACGACCGAGCAGATGAGAGAAATGCTTCAAGTGGAGAACGACTTTACTGCAGAAGAGATGGAGACAATCAAGGCTGAGCAGGAGTGGCTGATGACTCAGACCAGGATTACTGAATGAATTGTTGCTTTTTATTATATGTGGATCCAAGAAAGCACAATATTTTTTTGAATTGGGTCATGACATTCATTGATGCTTATACATCTCAACCAACTTCGCGGCGATACAATACATACAAGAAAAAAGGTGGAAATGGTTGTCGCGATACAAACGGCATAGAAGACTTTAGCTACAAGTATGAAAATCATATGGGATTCAGTCCAACAACATGGTATTGTACCAAGCCTGATCCCACTTTGTGTAGTCTCAATAATGACAATAGCCCAAGTCCTGCATTTCAAGGGGTCAAATGGAAAAATTCTCAGGTCCAACCATCTGTCTATTGTACATTCGACACTGACAAAATAGACACTGTCGAAGAGGTCAAAAACTACATATATAGTCCTAATCGTGAAAAACAATTTAGTACCTCGGATGATAGTTATCATACACTGATGCGTGCATTTTGTAGTCGTCCAGCCAAGGGAAACTGTATGCCTGATCCTGTGACCAATCAACCCCAAACCTTGTGTTCCCGTATGACCTCGACTGGAGAAGAAGGCACCATATGTCGTGAGTACTTTAATACACAAGAGAATGGCATCAAGGATCAAATCATGGCTAATTACTGTAGCTCCAATCCCACTAGTAATGATTGCAAATGCTATAATCGTGAATCGGATGAGTTGTACCAAAAACTGAGTGTGCTGCAATTCAACCCTGGTTGTTGGTACAATCCCTGTCGCAATACAGAGCGATATCTTGTGCCATCACAGATGCGCGATTTAAGCACATGTCCCAAGTCTGTATGCGCCACGATACAAGACTTTCGAGGTGCGTCCATTCTTGGCAAGGCAAACATTGTAGCTAACACACCGTGCACAGACTACCAAGAAACAACAACTCCCGTTAGTCCCCCGAGTCCTGTTAGTCCCGTTAGTCCTGTTAGTCCTGTTAGTCCGGTTAGTCCTGTTAGTCCCCCGAGTCCTAACGATCCAAACCATCCATTGACTCCTGCGAATCCATTTACTCCAAGTGACTCCCAAGCAGACACCCCCAGTGTGGTGGACAATATCCCTGCGACAGACCGAAAAAAAATAGCCCTGGGTGGCATGGCAGTAATGGCGGCTGTTTTGTTATTGGCATTGGCTTTTATATTGTAGCTCTCTTCTATTGCTATATGAGTCAAACATTTAGCGACTTATCCGCGACCGAGCGTCGTATTTTATTCTTCAGTGTGTGCTTGCCTGTTCGAGGGGCTCTGTACTATGCACTTTGCACTCATCCATATGGTCCCGGTCTTACCTGTGCGCTTGGAACAGCATTTCTAGTCCGATCTTATACAGCATCAAACGTCGTATGGTGGAATCGTACACTCCATGGACTGATCTATTGGGCGATTGGCCTTGCTGGTGTGATTGATTCTCATTGGATGATGTGGGGATTCGGGATAGATATTATGTATTCGATTGTTGCTAGTATATTATACCAGTAGTTTTTCTATACACCCACCCCCCCCCCATATTTTTTTCGACCATGCATCATATTTTCATGGATCGTTTGGCGATTCTGTCGTCTCGTCTGCCTGAATCCCATGTTGCGGGGGTATTGACTTTGCAGACACCTCATTATCAATCAGTCTTGCAGCGACTGAGTCCAGACATGAAGTTAACCCCGCATGAATCACCATCAGTCGGGGTTCAAGACACTGAGTACTTGCTCGAGACCGCCAAGGAAAAAATAACATTGAGATTTGCCGAACCTCCTAGGATTCTACGTACCGGCATGGTCCTAGGGGTCGTTGGGTGTAAACAAGACTCTGGGTTTCAAGTCGATGATTGGTGTTTTCCGAGCCTCAAAACCGTACCTTACCCAGTTACCTCCAGTCGAATATGTGTATTGGCCTGGTCCAATCACACACAGCTTCAATCATTGGCGTCGTTATTGAGAGCTGATGATCACCTAGTCCTGTTTGGCTACATACAGGATGATACACTTGCCGAATTGTCTACTTTGGTCACCATGGTTTGGGTATTGCCGGTGACCTATGAGCACTATAGCAATCCGCATTTACCTCAGCAACCAATGCATGCGTGTTTGTTTCGCAAATCATTAGCGACCCAACGAGTGCGGTTAGTGACGAACCCCTTTTGTTGGCAAGGTTTGCTTTTCTGCACCATACCTGAGCCCGATATTGCACTACAATCGAGTCTCCTGGTCAGTGATCCTCGTGACAAGCCTGGCATAGGGCCCCTTGGCAAGCACACAGACTTGATATTAGAATCTCGACCAGGCCATGTGTTTTGCAGATGGCTAAATGGCAATCAAACTGGGGATACTATCACCATGATCCAAGATCAACAGATTTATGTTTGGTCAAACAATCAAGTCAGTGCTTTTATATTCTGAAGAAAAAAAAACACAGAAAGAGACCAATAAAGAAGACAGCTTACAATGCAAGACACGAGTCGATTCGTCTTATTTCCCATTCGCTTTGAAGAAGCATGGACCATGTACAAACAAGCCCAGGCGAGTTTCTGGACAGCAGAGGAAATCGATTTAAGTGAAGACTACCAACATTGGAAAACCCGCCTCAATGCAAACGAGCAACACTTCATCAAGCATGTGCTGGCATTCTTCGCAGCATCAGACGGCATTGTGTTGGAAAATCTGGTGACTGAATTCATGTCTGTTGTCCAATCCGCCGAGGTTCGATGCTTTTACGGATTTCAAACAGCCATGGAAAACATTCATGCTGAGACCTACAGCCTACTCATAGACACCTTTATCCGCGAGCCCGAAGAAAAGAACAAGTTGTTCCAAGCAATTCAGACCCTACCAAGTGTGCAACTGAAAGCAGAATGGGCCTTGCGATGGATTGATCCTCAGCGTCCATTTGCAGAGCGTTTGGTTGCATTTGCTGCAGTCGAGGGCATCTTTTTCTCGGGTTCCTTCTGTGCCATCTTTTGGCTAAAGAAGCGGGGTCTGATGCCCGGACTATGCTTTTCCAATGAACTGATTTCACGCGACGAGGGTCTACACACCGACTTTGCCTGCATGCTGTTCAAGCATCTACAACAGCCCGTGGATGCTGCAAAATGTCAAGCCATATTGATGGAAGCTGTGGCCATTGAAAAGCGATTTGTTTGTGAGTCATTGCCTGTGGACCTGATTGGCATGAATGCACCAGCCATGTCCGAGTACATTGAATTCATTGCCAATCGTCTGTACAGGAGTCTTGGATTCGAGTCCGTATTGTATCCATTGGCGAAAAACCCATTCAATTGGATGGAGGCCATTTGCTTGACTGGGAAAACAAATTTCTTTGAGCGACGTGTGGGCGACTACCGCAAGGCTCGGGTCGGTCTTGAAGCGTCTGAACATCGATTGGTGTTGGACAGTGAATTCTAAATTGCCTCTATTTACCACCATTGCATGGATTGTTGTTTGTGTACTTTTATTTGTTCTATACTGGACGTGGAGGCTGGCAATCGAGGTCCATTCCACATCCAGGCATGTGGATATGCCAAATCCATGTAGATAAACCTTTGATCGGATTGTGTGAATGGAGTAAAGATATCATTGACCAAATCAGTGATGGGTTGCCTTGTATCATGTTTTTGCACAAAATTGGAACCTCTACTGGACAGTAGCATGGCATAGGTATTTGTTGGTATGGCCAAGCATTCAAACATCAAGGACATGAAGTGTAGTACATCGTGTGTTGCTATTTCTGCTGGCATGTGGTCATGTACATGTGCTACAACAAGCAGAAACACACGACAATGGAATGCAAAGTCTTGTTGGAATTGATTACGCATCATGTCACTATCCATGACAAACTGACTCCATGGGTATGCAGGTTTTGCTGTTTTGCAATTGACCAGATTATGGATCTCATACAATGCTCTATTCAAGCCGTATCCATAGTCTCTAAGACGATGACAATCCGGTCGTATATAGCAAGGGTCAATAATCTGTTTATTGACTTGGTAACATTTACGACATTTCGCACACGGTAAAATAAGTCCAATCTGGTGGAAAAGATCATAATGGCACGCACGATGTGTTTTCACCGGCTCGAGGGCGTAGATAGAGTGTAGTGTATACCAAGCATATTTGCCCCAGATTCGCTGATTCATGGGTGAATTTTTTATATTATTGCTAATATTTAATTTTTCCCCCATTTCTTTTTTTTTCGCAGGTCAATATGTCTACTTCATACCTACAAACACATAGAAATTTTAAGCCACACGATATCAGCAGACATATCATTCAGAGAGCAAAGCAACACAATCGTCAAAACGACCTGAATGGGGATCGAGCAGGTATTCACCAGCACGATAGACCTCATATCCGTGAAATGGAAACTCGTATCATGTACCAACAAAAAGGATTCGATTTGGGGCGATCGGTACCCCAGCGGACCCGCCAATTGGTCCAGGACATGTATCGCCGTAGCCCCGAGTTGAGTCCCCGTACACCCTCTAATTTCATTCACCATGCATCCACGGCAGTGTACATGCCAATCAGCTACCAGAGTCCACCGGCTTGTGTCCAAGGTATGTCCGGCAGATCATAAGCTGTTCATAGCCATTCTGTGCCAATGTTTGCCACGCGTTTTTGAGGCAAATCGACAGTGACTCGACAAGGAAGGCTTATCATTTCCACCAGCTTTTGCAAACGTTTCGAGATTGCCAGGGTCATTGGTAACTGTTTGTCGATCTGAACTTGAGCAGTCGAGGATGCTACATCCATTGAGACCAGCCAAGCACTAGTCTCACCAGATGCTTGTCTGATCTTAAGCATTTTGGGCATGCTATAAGTCGCGGCCACTGGTCTGACGACTAATCCTTCGGGGTAATACAACTTGTCAGGAGCCAGACACAGAGATTTGACCTGGTCTATGTGAGACACAAATGGCGTGTAGTGTGGCAAGTAGTGCAAAAAGCAGTACTCTTGTGGCAAAGTCTCGCGAAATAGTCTGAGACGCTGATTAAATGGCATATCAGGTGTCGTGGTCGAGACATCAAATACAAACAATACTATTTGTATGTTTGTGACTTGTTTCTTTGCGGCGGCGGATGATAAGGCCAAAAATGCATCCGCACCAGATGCAAATGGTTTGGCATGACGTGTCAAGGCGATCAATTCGCCTTCGAAATGGACAATGCCTTTGGACAGAAACTGTTGGACTAGGGATGTATCCAAGGATGGATGCACCAAATGATTCAATACAAAGCCTTTACGAGACCGCAGACACAATGGATCCAAAGTCATCAGAGCTCGATGTCCATTCAGTTTGTGACTCCAACAATAAAGCTCCGGGTGTTGAAAGGCATGACTATTGGCTTCAAGACGACCTGGGGCTGCAAATGGTGCGTGTTTGTTTTTTTGATAAGATTGCATTTTTCTTTTTTTTCCGGACTTACTCGCTATATAATCGTGTCAGATGGAGTAGGTGCTGGTAATTCTACACTTTGTACACTAGGTTCAGCTGATGGAGGGGATGGTATGTCTGGTTTGAATACTTCTCGGTATCGTTTCGATATATCACCAAGACACAAAAACACAAATTTGGTCGTTTTGGAATTCATACATCCCATATTATTATATATCGAGCCTAAAACCTCAAAACCAAAAAAAAAGGTAATAAAAAAAATGTCTCTGTGTTTCGATGGAGTGGACCCAGGAGTGTATGTAGAATTATATCAGGACTCGACTGTATGCAATCCTCAAATGGGCGAATGGTACCGGCCATGGATAGGTCCTATACAGTCCAAGGTATGTGATGTATGGTTCAAGGCCACAAAAGCACCACTTTTGCGAGACGACATTGCATTTGTGCGATGTTACCCGATTGTCTACAACGATACGTGTCAAAGTGATACATCACAGATAAGTCAGAACGACAATGTACAGAAAGGATGTCTGGGGCCTTATCGTTATCGCATGACTCGCTTTGTTCATGTCATTTGCTATCGATCTGATCTATCGGTCAAGTACAGTGTTCGTAGTTGGAGTCGCAGTGCCGCTGATCCTACGACCGGACAGACTCTCATTGGTTTGTGCTCGGCAGAATGTCCCGAGTACACACACGCCGTGTATGGGTTGTCCTCGGGTATCATGCCAGTAGCCAAACCCGATAACCTGGCCAATAACCAGACTTATTTAGTGTTTTATCGAAACGATCACAAGAGTCCTGAGCTATTTGTGAGTGATGTAGGTCCACAAGTTCAAGGAATTACGCCGCAACCATATCGCCCTGACTATGTAGACCTGTACAGTGCTAGTCTAAGTACATCTTCACCCATTCAGGTTCCTAATTGGCAAAAGTCCTTGGTGTTAGTGTACTTTGCTATTCTATTATTATTTGTTACGATTGCGGCGCGTCGTTAGTCATCAAATGAGAGACTGCATTCGACATCGATTTGGGTGGTCTATATTCGAGTGTATTACGAGTTTCCTTGACATATTTTTTGATATGTTTCAATGCAAAGTCGCCCAGTACATGACCACAGGGCAATAATGTGTCTGGTTCCATCTGAGCGTTTTGTAATATAAACATGACACATTTTGCATCATGTTCTGGGTTAGAAACCGAGCACATGTTGTGAGGGAAAAAGATATGATATAAAGTTGTTAATAGAGATGTTGTCCGCATTTCTTTATTTTGTGATTTTTTATATGAATGTGTCGACTATTCAAACTCTAGGTATATCTTTTGCGAGAAAAAAAGAAATAGAGAGACATGGCATCACCTTCAGCACTCGGAGGTAAAAGCGAACAGAGAATTGTACAGGAAACCTATGATGGCTACAAGTATACACAAATCTTTGTAGAAGCGCACAATAAATGTCACAAAACAAATAAGGAATTATATGACCAACATCGTTTTATTCAGCTACTGGAGGTGCCACAATCATCACAGCTAAATTTTCAATTTGAACCACATAGAAACGACGGACAGGCGCGAATATTGATGAAACGACTCTACGATGAATTTCATACGTCGACATTCGGGAAGCTGTTTGCGCTGATGAGCAAACCCACTTTTCAAGAAAAACTGCTACAATTGGATATGATGGTCGCAGCCTTTGTTTTCTATGTACAAGGCATGAGGCTGATGGTGATCAGTGATACAAACAAAAAGGCTATTGGTTCAGAGATAAATAATAATTTGACAGTCGCACAGAGGGATGACATACCCGTTCCACCTATGAAATTTGCATTCCATAATGTGGACTTTTTCAATCCTTATTACTTGTCTCTAACAAGACTGTGTTTTACTCCATTATTATCACAGTATGTGATATCACTGTTTGACTATGTCCCTGATGACATATTACAACAACCAGGAGATCGTCAACCATATCATCTAACTACAGTCACGTACAATTATTTATTGAAAAATGTCGCTGATCGTATGAAGAATATGAACCATTTTAGTAATTTTTCCATGCCAAAAAATCCATACACTGTTTATTATGATGGGCAAGTCATGGAATGGGCCAAATTTACCAATCAAACCCAATTCGCTTACATGTACTCAGATGATAAATCTCGAATGCAAGAATATCAAGACACATGGAAAGAATTCACCACATGGAATTTGGATGATCTTTGTAATTGTCTAACACATCAGAGTTCTGACATTGCACACGAGCCGACTTTACTATTACGATACGTCAGATTTATGATTTTGAGTTGTATTGAAAATGATTATAATCAACCCAATGGAAGCTTGATTACTCTGAAACACGATAATAAAACTATGCAGTTGAACCTATTTGTTGAATGTCTCTTGTACAATCGAGAAAACGAACAACCGGCGTATGCAACTCTCATAAAGGAGCAATTACAAATGCTCATGTTCGGTGATACAATAACTAATGCGAACACAAATTATTTAAAATTTATTTTCGTGGTTGAAATGAAACACCGTAGAAAAAATCTGATCTTCAAAAAAAACAAAATAAGATACGTCCATGTGATTGCAGTCCGGCGACATGATTCATTATACAAGGTTCACATGTTCAGTGAATCTGAAGACTTAGTTCAGTACGATGCGATAATTACCACAACGATTGGTGGTGTCACCAACACAAAGTTACAACAGTTATATGTGGACATATGTGGAAATCAAAATATCCAAGACGCCCTGATGTTAACTTATCGTCTCCGGGACACAAATATTAATAATTATGTAAATTTGGGAATTCAATTTTGTCATCAATATCTATTACATATCATGCAAGGAAAGGATTCGCCTACCTTTTACTTGAGCACAGTGAAACGCGACTACATTATGTTTCTTTTATGGCGAAATGTTTTTGAAAAAGCACAAAATAACCTAAAGGCTTATATGACTAGTGACATCGATCATACTATTTCGTTCACTGATCTTCTAAACACAGAATATGATTTACAAACAGAGGTTACAAACTTGTCTCTCATGCGCCTTGCGTCAAGATTCCAAACAGCTCGACAATCACATTACAATGTACTAGATAGGAAAGCCCTGTTACGTAAAGGGGACAAGTTTTTGGACTTGAACCAGTCTACATTGCTATTGAATCATCTCATGATGAAGCGCACAAATACATATGATATCGATAAGACGGTTGCAGACACTATACATCAGGAAAAACAAATGTCACGATTATTGGAAAAATTTGGGTTCCGTGAAAGCACTGATTATAACTCACATGCTGCGGTCATTTACAACTTTTGTATTTACTATCGGTTGAAAAATCAAAAACTCGAATATGACCTTAACAAGATCAAGCACTCGGATTGTTGCAATTTCAAACAAAGTAACGATCTCTTTTCTTATCTCGCCAGCAAACCGTGATAAAATTGAACATGCAGGTCATCTGTAAAGTAAAACTCCCGCAATCCATCTCTGGTGTGACAGCAATCACTAGCGTGTATGTCAAGTGCAAGTGGGATTGGAACACGACTGTAGGTTTTGGGTCGAAAGATTTGTAATTCGCCTTGGCTAGAAATGGTGTACACCGTGTGGTCGTAGGGGTCTTTCAGCCTGATTCCATCCTCTACTATACACCCAGTCCACACACAGTCATATGGCAGACACATCAGCCGTTCTTTGCACAAGTCGTAAAACATAATCTCGTTGTTGCGCATGATTCGCACCAAGGATGAGTCACCCAATGGTTTGCACTTGCGCTTGGACTCGAGCACACGCGACTCGGCGTATTGCATCATGCGAACCACCCAAGGTCCAAATGAGTCGAGATAAGGCTCGTTGACAATATGCATGTAGCGCCGACTGTGCATTTGGAGATGCTCTTTCTTTCTGGTGCTCCTTTAATTGGATTTCAGTAAAATGTTTGCAACAGTATGTGTGTCCGATCCGGAAAGGTTTGCAGCACCGATTTCAAAGTAAGTGGATGAGTCTTTGGCGCTTGCGTGAGAATCGAAATTGGTGTCGTGATACTCGAGTGATTTGTTGCCGTTTCGCATCACAATTATATGTCCGTGATCAAATAAGATATTTATTCTGGGCGAATCTGTATCCGAGTCCAGGGCAGAGGTCAACAATTGATTTTGAAAAAGCAGTAAGATGGTCTTTTCGGAGGTATGGAACTCGATGCGATAGCCTGAAAACTTGTACGAATTCCAGCCGATTTCAGACAAGTAGTGATAAAAGGAAACATACAACAAGTCTCCTTGGCCTCGATCTAAAAAAGTACATACCCAATTTGGTCCGGGGTTAAAGTTCCAAGTCAGTGCACCTGAACTATGAGTCATGGGTTTGGTCAATTGTATGCCCCGGTTTGCAGACAACACTTGAGCATCCGCGACCAAAACATAAGATCCTTTGATGGTCTGTCCCTTTGCGTCCATATCGATTAGAATTCGATCGGTTGGACTATCTGGCTCCAAGTCGTTGTTATGGTCATAGTCGGGTGCAAAATCACTATGAGTTTGATCACTATGAGTTTGATCACTATCGATGCTACTTTTAGGCCAAAACACATACCACCAGAAGCCACCTAGAACAGCTACAGCCAGGGACACTAGTAAAGCTTTTATTACTTTCATCACTGTATGGTCTATTACATTCACACATATATAATGTTCACGCCCATTGATAGGTGTCAAGTGTGTTGCGCGAGTCTAGGATACGGTCTTGAATGTACTGACTGGTCACTGGATCCGAGCCAGAGTGCACAAACAGACCCCATGAAGCCCATGGAAAATTAGCATCCAAGGACCAATCCATTTGCACACTTGTCTGCACCATGACGTTTGCAAATTCGGAATTTTCGGACGCAGCAAACAAGGTAGGTGCGAATCGAAGGTTGCATTCCATGATCAGTAGATTAGCTTGAGCTTGTGTCTCACACAACACCAGACATCTGGTCGGTTTTTTCTTCACCACTCGCAGGACCGCCTCCAGACATGCTGTCATGTCTTGTAGTATACAGTCCGTCGGTATCTCGGATGGTTTGTCGGGTGCTTTGATTTGTACAATCGACGACTTGTCAAAGTAGGACTGAATCAGAGACAGCACCCTGGGTGTATAATGTTGAGCTTCTGCCATGACAACCAATGGGAAGTCCGAAGACTGATATCGTTGCAAATATTGGGGAGAAATACGAGCATCGGACAATGTTTGGATCACCAGGCATGGTAAGGGATACACATTGTCTGTCCATGAAATGTTTGATTCAATGTGCACACACTCTGCATTTGGTACCACGACAGGCATGTCTGTAGAGTCGTCACAAAAGGCCGATTGGCATTCGCTGGCCATCACGTGCAAAGGACACAACACCAAAACTCTTGCCGGACGAAAGTGATAGACACTAGCCACTGTCATTTTCAATCGCTCGTTATAACTAGAGGATTGGAGATATGCTTGGACTCGTTCCGATGGGTCGAGACCTTCAAAGATAGAGTCATCTAGTCCAAAGGATTTCGCAGGCCAATGATGCGTTTGAAACACGTTTCCTTTACTATTGGATCCTCCCATCTTTTGTTTTGGTTGGTCATACAAAAGAAGCAATAAAAAACACTCATGAAGCTGGTGTCTCACACCAAGAAAAAGACCGCTCAGAAGTGGACACCCACGAGTCATAGTACTGGTGGTAATACCACATGGGATGGTACAGCCAGCCTGATTCACCGACTACTTGCAACCATAGTCGATCCATCTCTTTGCGTGACACTCCCGTGACAGACACAACAAAATTAGGTGGTGGAGTCGTGGCGAAAATAGATCGAATGTCGATACAAGGGGCTGCAAACACCACACTATGGTCTTGGATGTGCACGTTTTCCCTGGGTTCAATGTGAATCAACACCTGCAAATAGTCCGACTCGACGCGATAGAGGATATGCCAATCGAGACGAGGTCCCAATGCTTGTAAGAAAGAATCAAAAGTTTTTTTGTGGTCTGATTCCGTCGATCGTAAAATCACCACCAAATCACTGGCAGAGTCCCGACCTCGATAAGCTGGCGGTAATGGTGAGGAGATACTTGCTGGCCATTTTGGCTGTGGACTGGACATATTCAACACATGGCTGTGTGTCTGACCCAACATGCGAAAAAAAAAGAGCACTGACCAAGCCCTTAGGTGATATAAAAAGGGCCAACTATCTTACCCAATCGCACACCGAGTGTATATAGGATATAGCATCATGTGGCGACCATTGAATGTATGCATTTTGTGTATTGCTCTCAAAGTATCGTTTGTTCCGGCGATACTTGAAGAATTCGACAATGGTTTCAATCTTTCGTTGCCGACCAAGCAGATTTGCGATATACATGGCCATTTCATCACGATTCAAGCCCAACGACAATGCACCATATATCTGGTCTTCGATGCACTGCCCTATTGAATAGTTGTCTCGCTGGTCGTGGTCATAAAAATCCAATACATCTCTGCCATCAATGACACAATTTTTGTAATCATAATATTTGTTGTACAGTTTACTTAATCGATCAAACCGATGGTCCCGCATACCTTCTAGGGTAATATCACCCTCGAAATGCGTCAAGTGATCACAATGTAGTATAGTCCGAAAGCACACTGAATCCAAAGACAATTCAGGACCTATCGGATGATATGAAATGGGGGTTAATACCTTCAAGTCGAGATCATTAGATTGGAGAAATGTACAACACTGTGGACTTGCGTATATATCAATGGTGTGCATAAATGAATCTATCACCACCAGATTGCTTGTGAGGTCATTACTGTTATCTTTGAAAAACCCAACCACAAAATTTTTGTGATTGCTTGTCTTGCTTCGCATCACATATTGAATGGTATCCACTAGCTGTGCAAAATAGTGTTCATCATGGTCATTGGTCCATTGAATCATTTGAATCATGTGATTCGTTCTGGTGATGATCCGCAAGTACCAGTGCCAATGAGACGCCAATGGGAAATAACTGGGGTGTATCAAACTAAAGTCCATGAGACTGTTTTGTGTTGTCTGGTGCTGGATTGGAAAACTTTGCAACATATGCTGAAACAAGGGAAAGGTCATGGCTTCATTTTTTCTCCAGAGTATTAGGATTTCGTATAAACGGTACCATGGAGTGTCAACCACAACTTTAAGTCCAGGCAATGATGGATCTATATGATACCAGTCCTGTTCATTGCGACCACGCATCAGACCTCGAAATGTTTCATCTATGTGGATGATTTTTTCTTTGTGTGTAACTGAGTATCCATATTTTACATTGAGCTGCCTTGTCAAAACATCGTCATAGTGTTCCTTAGTAGAATCTTCTGGAATAGGTATGTACTCGTTTTGCCACTTCATTCTTTCTGTCAATATGTGAAGAAATATAAAAGCACATGATTTATATATTTACGCCATCCAAGAGTCGGTCTTCTTTTTTTTTCTCAGGGGGAATGCAAAATCAAGTGGACCAAATATTAAGGCGCAAGGACGTCGTTGTATTTAGTAAGACCTATTGTCCTCATAGTCAGCGAGTGAAGGACCTATTCAAACGTCTTGGCATCAAACCAGAAGTGATCGAACTTGACACACATCCTCGTGGTGCTGAAATACATCAAGAAGTAATAAGACGAACAAATCATCGAACTGTGCCGAGTGTATGGTTACAGCGAAATTTTATTGGCGGAGCAACACAAACCTTTGAGCAAGAGGCCAAGGGTTTATTCAAGTCACTTTAATGAAACTAGACGAATACATCCAGGATTATACCACTTCGCAACAAATAACCTTGCAACAAGTCCTTAGATTACTTCCAGGAGAAGAACTTGGTGTTGTCTGTCTTGCTTCCTTTTACAAGAGTAGGCCTAGGTCCTTGCCCAATGAGTGTGTGTGGATATTAGTGCGAACGCCAGAGTTGGGGTATTTCCGACAACCTGTGACGAATCAGGTGCGCAGTTTAGAATTAGAGTATGACACGGGGCATTTCTATCCAATGTCTTGTGACGGATGTGTCAAGCCACTGCAGGCTTTGTGTCACTTGGATGGCAATGTAATACAGCGTCTCAGTCGTAAACATTGGTCTAAATACAATGCCAGTAAAACCCGAATCGGACTCGAGGGCTCAGTGATTGTGCCTTTACAGTGGTGTTTAAATGATCCTATTCTTGTGTGTTGGGAAAATACCTTGGAAAAGAATTATGGTGTTATTGATTCCATGATTACCAAAGAGTCTGCAAATTTGTGTGACCATGATTAATGCCAGTATTCCTGGAACTACCGAGTTCTGTATTCAGGTCAAACGAGACCAATTGCCAAGAATAGTTGGATGCCACATTGATGGGCGTCTACAATTACAAAGAATAAACTTTCTGTTTCCAATGTCCGTGATGCTACAACAACCTAGTCTCTCAGACCTAACACTTGAACAATGTTCCTTTGAGCCAGAGACAGAGCCTTGTGTCATCACGACTTCCTTGAACAAACTAACTGTGATCAGAGGGTCTGGTGTGACCTGTGACCTCGGGCCAGTGGCCGAAGTGCATCTGAAATATGTTTCCTTGGCCCAAACCAAGATCAAGTATTTGCGGAATGTCACCACATTAGTTGCCTTGCATCATTGTGATGGATGTGAACCACTAGATATCAGTACCTATATAAGATCCGAGAAACTGTATATGGGGTTTGTACCAGGATATCAGAAGTTTAATACCATGCAACAAGTCAAATATGTACAATTGTGTGACATCAGCTTTTCAGGAATCGGACACGATGTAGTAGATTTGGACTGTAAAGACTGCCATATAGATAATTTATCATCGGATAGACTAGGACGTCTGACTTTACGAAACATGCGGCAAATGACAGTAGACCGTTTGCCCTATCTACAACACCTAATTCTACGTGATGCACACGCCACACTTGGAACACTGATTCGACTGGAGTCCCTACAGCTTCATGACGGTTCCGGTGTTGTGGCATTGCATGCACGCCATGTGCTTCAACTCAAGGTTATTGTGCAAGACCCGAAGTCTCCGGATGTGCTGCCTGGAGTGTTGCGGATTGCTGATCGTGATTATTGTGCTGTGGGTTTATAGGTAGTAGATTCCAAATAGGCACCAAGTATGCACTTACGGCCTGGGGATTGCTTTTGTCTAATTTGTTTTTTTTGTCAGTATACATCTGGATGGCACACTCAAATAACAAGTTCCAATGGTCCACCAAGAAATAGTCTTCTTGATTTTGTAGTCGAATTTGTGCTACCATGGTATTGATGATCCATTGAAATTCAGGGCTTTTGTGATACTTCATGTTTTTTTTTTCCTGTAGGGTTAGAAAAAAAAATAATTCTTGGGCTTTAGGATATAAACAAATATATAGAATCGACAAGCAGGAAAGGATGCATATAGCAAATCCATACTTTATTTTAGGTGTGCTACCGAGATCAGACCTAACAACAGTCCGTCGAGCCTATCATGCTTTAGCAAAGAAAAAACACCCCGACAAAACACACGGCAAAACGACACACGAGTTTCAGCAAATCCAGCAAGCCTATGAAACAATTTGTAACCAGCATACTAACCAGTCTCAGGGTTTTAAGACCACTCAGGGGTTTAAGACCACTCAGGGGTTTAAGACCACTCAGGGGTTTAAGACCCGGTCATGGTCGTACACCAAATCATCAGCTAGGTATCCCATTCGTCGACGTCGGGAGAAAATTTGATATAGGTGCATACACCAGGTAAATCTACCCATAGTGACTCATAGTCTGGATCTGACCGATCCCAACAATGGCGACCCACCCACACATCATGAACAACTAGTCGTTCGAGTAGGGGCATCTCAGTCAAGGCTTTTTGGTCTAAAAAGTGCCATGCATCATATGCAGTCTTGGGCCCTTGGATGCCGTACGCTTTTAGCTGCCATGGAATGTAAGTGGATACCTTGGCGGTCTGTACCCAGTGCATTGTTTGCAACATGGGAGCACATCGTACCAAAGGCCAATAGACAGGCGAATCGTAAATACGCAAAGACCTGCAGCGTATAGTCGAGGACAAGCATATGACTCCTTTGCACTGCTCAATGGACAAGTGGCCCTCAAAGTGAGATAACCATGTCCCTACACCATGCATGTCTGCAGTCAAGTCCTCCAAAATATCTTTAATGGTATCTACCTCGATGGGCTGTAGAATCTTGAGACACTTGGAATGATGAAACACTGGCCCAAAGTCGCGGTTGTTTGCAATAGTACATTGAGACAAAGTCACATGCTGCAAAGATGGTAGCCATTGTAAATCGGATATCAAGACTGGAGACAGCACCAGATTAGTCAAAAGCAAACACTGTAGCTGCACAAAACAGTGAATGGTAAAGGGCAAAACTTGACAATTCTTCAGCCAAAGTTGTCGAATATGATCTGGTTGCTGCACAATGAGCTTGTTGTGGCTCTGGATCAACTGCAAGGACTGTATCGAGGCACATACACTCGAGATGGTCAGATCCATGGATAGATGTATCACCAGGTCCGTGTCATACACAGGAGATATAGGACCAGGTTGCACACCATGCGCCAAATGATCAATCTCATCATTGGTTTTTCGTTGCTTGGGTACCACATCGACAACGACATGGGTTCGCTTGGCGCAAATGAAATGGTATAAAACGACCTGATGGACTTTACCCCAAAAGCGAATGTGCTGAAACGGGTCCAAATTCAACAAGTCTACCGACTGAGAGTACGGATTATTCTGCTTCAGAGACAAAGTATAGGTCTTGGCTTGTTGCATACTACAAACAAGGTCAAACAGGCGCCGATCCATGTACTGTGGCACATGGGTAATGAAATCACACGAAAGAGACGAATCAAGAGCACATAGCAGCATCAAGACTTGCGCCAAATTGGTCATGTGCATCATCATGGTTTGCATAATCATAGGATGATGCCAGACATGTTGATCCAAAGGTAAAGACCGACACTGAATAAATGGATCTTGGGTAATGGTAATGGTTTCGAGTAATGGTAGACTGTGTGGTATACTGGTTTCGAACCCTACAGGCATTGGAACCATCCAAATGCACTTGATTGTGCAGAGTAAATCGCCAGGCACGGCCAAACACCTGAGCTTTGGAACCGGTGATTCAATCACGACTGATTCGATCTGTCCTCCAAGTTGGATGGTGTGTAATTGTGGGTTGGCACCGATAACAATAGTGGCTTTGGTGGTCTCGATAACTTTGGTGGTCTCGATAACCTTGGTGGTCTTAGTAACCTGGTCATAATTGACATACAGCTTTTCCAGATGACGAAAGTCTTTGAGATTGTATCGTGTCATCGAACACGACACAAACGATATCGTACGCAGGTAAGGCATCGCGCGATTTAGCTCAGCTACGGTCCAGGATGTTTGCACATGCACAAGATGCAATTCATGTACATGCGGAAAGGCTGCGAAACAGTCAAATGTAGTTTCATACAGCTTTAGATGCTGTGTATGGCGCGCATCCTGTATGTCGAGCTGATGCTCATTCGCGCCACTATACACCAGAGTCCGACATCGCACGGTATCCAGTTTCAACGGATAATGACAGACCACCACTGTATCCGTGGCCTTGCAAATTTGGTGCATCATCATCATTGTGAATCCAGATTGTGTCTAGGTTTCTTTTGAACCCTGGTTGTGTCTCAGACCCGGGCTATTGGCATCTTTGAAAAAAATATCACGATCCTGATCTAGATACCCGATACGCAGTAATGCGACCCTGATTTTACGAAAGTGTGTCACACAGACCTGGTCATTCGAGTGCATAATGTAACCACCCACAAATCGGAACAGCTGCTTATCCATTTCTTGCACAAACTCTCTGAAGCCACTAAAGTTGGGTGTGGCCTTGATCGGACCTTGAAGGTCCATTGCCCGTTCCATTAATATTCGCCAGGGACTTGGATGTATGTCACTCTCATATCGTCGATTGGTCCACTGTATTCTATTCTGTTCGACATACAGAGCATAGGCTACGATCATATGGTACACATGCGCACATATGACTGAACTAGGAAAAAATTCCTTGTGGCGCTCTGTTTCAAACACCATGGTAGCCCAGTGACCATATTGTTTGCAAAGTTTTGGCCGAGCAGAAAACACAAAATACATGGTCACTAGTTTTGTTATGGCTATGGCTGAGATGTTACTTAAGCGTCCGGAACCCTGTGTCCGAAACAAATCGCGCATAAACGAGGCTAATGGCAGACGACACTTGGCCGCAAACATCAAATGACACTCCACAAATGAGGAGCCTTGAAGTGCTGCTTGGATATCATGGTCGGAAATAGAGTCCCAGTCCATTCGAGGATACTTGGTTTTTATCAATTCATACAATTCTTTGCCTATGGCCTGCACTAGTTGAGTAAAATCAAATGTCAGAGATTTGTGTTGCCAAATGTCCATGAGGGTGTCCGAGTCTAAAGGGGCAAAATAGTCTTGATAGGATTCAATAACTATGCGAGCTGCCAGGTCTTCCAAGCCATGGTCACAGGTGATCACATTCCAAAAGGACTTGGGAATGTCTTTGATTTTTGGTGACTTGACTATTGGTAGAATGTGCTCCTGGTACTCATCTCGCAATTCAGGCAGAAATCGCAAAAACAGGTTCAAGTCGGTCATGTTTTCTCGGAAAATCAGCACCACAAACACCAAAGGAACTTGATGAGAGGTCATATAGGGCGCAAACATGGCTTGGAAATTCTCCAAATAGGGCCGCATGTGAGGCTTACTGAGATCACACCCCAACTGCAGGCGAAACAAACCAGCCTGGTCTCGACCGTAACCCAATGGACGGGTACATGGTATCGAGGTCTTATTGTGCACAAAGCGATGACTGACTCGGAGAAGCAGTTCTATCCAGCGACTAGCTTGGTCAATCATTTGCTGCAACAAATGTTTGCGAACCTTTTGCAAGGCTGTAGAGGTCCGTGCAAACCAATCAGGCTGTTCATATTCGGTCAATAGTTCCCATGGTAGTCCACTATAGTCACCGGTCACTGCTTTTTTCAGGTCTTGGACGGTGTTTCGAATCAACGGATGAACCGCAGAATTGTTAGAAATCATATTCAATGGACTGCGAAACGCTGTGTCGAGGTCTATTGTAGGTGTGTCTGCCACAAACTCTTGTTGAGAATAGACAGACTCTGGTTTGTCCAAGGGAATGTGGTGCATGGCCTGAAGACCAAACTCAAAACGTAAGCGACCAGGTGTGTACACGGACGACATGTGTACACGGGTCGTATTATATAAATATATTGCATTCGAATGTCATTATCTCTTTAGGATGGAGGACATAGACAGCCTTAATGGTTGCAGTACTGAAACCTCTTCGGACGCTTGGTCTTTGGAATCCAGTGATGACGAGTCTTTCGATTCTCAAACAGAGTCGTTACTACACGAGCATTCGCCAGAGTCATCAAGGACAGACACAGGATTCACCCCAGTCACTGGATCCTCTCTTTCCAAGTCTTCCAAGTCTATAGATGATTCAGTACCAACACCAGTATCGACACCAGTCCTAGCCCCAGTTTTACCCGTGGCGCCACGATTGTGTCCTCTACCAGACCCACTGGCGGATCCAATAGGAACATCAGAAGAACTACGACCTTTAGAGCTAGACAGACCTTGTAAAAAACAAAAAACATGATGCTTTTTGCTTTATTCACAAGCCGTGCAAAATACCCAGAGCATGTGTAAGTGTTTCCATTCCATACCATGTGTCATAACACTGTGTCCCATGAGTCAAAGTAAACATGTAACACTGGAACATCACTGGTTCAAACGTCTTGCTGTCGTGTTCAAGTAGAATCTTGGTCATTCGAAACCACTCACTATTCGAGGACTTGTACGAGTATTGTAAAATGGCTCGGGTACACACTTCTCGCAATACACGAATGTCAAGTCGATCGGCCAATAGCCATAGCACCAACAGATCGCGGGGTGACACGGACAATATGCGATTAGGGTCTTTGCTTGTGATGATTCGACTCCTGATGGTGTTTGTCAGTGTTGCAGTCTCATCCACCATGATATTGCATGGAAAATAAATCCATTCTAGCACCACTTGTCCAATCCATACAGGAACAGACCCCAAACTGTAAGTCGCGAGTCGTGGCATCCGCGCAAAGACTCCAATATGTGACACCAAAATGCTGCGATGACAAATCCATTGGTGCAACGGTGCTGATTCGACGCGACAATCTGGCAAAGACACTTGGTCTTCCACACCTGGTATGGTGGTAATCGACCAAGGCATCAGAGAACCGTGTAACTTCTGCAACATACTCATCACATTCGGGTGATGGTTGTGTCTCAGCCATTGACACACTACCCTGAAGGCGATGGACCTGTGCTTTTCCAAGATAGATTGTAACCGGGGTAACAATGTTTTGGGCTGGTGTACTACTCGCAAATACATTTCGGCTCGAAACACTGGCGCCAATAAGTTGCTATAGACCTCGTGTGTCTGTAGCTCATCCAGGGAATCCATGGTTGCCCAAATGGCACTCAATATTTGATGCATCTGAGTATAGTTACACGGCTCGAGCCATTCGCGTGGGGTTTGCACATACATGCACAAGTGGCGACTCAGACGAACAACAAACTCTTGCGTAAACAACATTGGATGCATGATCATTATCAAGGTTATGCCTTGTAGGTGACACCAGTGATATGCTGTCGTACGCTGATGTAATCCCAGGATAGCAGGCTTGATGTGGCGGAACACTATTTCTCTCGGAATTCGATCATGCGTTTGGCTCATCAGACGATAAAAGCACCGCATCAATAGAATCACAAACGGGTTGCTGAATCGAATGGCTTCACTAGAGGACCATGTCAGGGGAAACGGTTGCCCCAGCACATCCAAATGCAACAGTAGCCATATGACACAGTCGTATGCTTGTGCAACATGTTCGGCCTGATGGTGATGTAGATACGAGTGCATTAAACCGACACCCACACACATCAAATCGTCTTTGGTGCGCGACCAGACACATCGAGGTTGCATTTCTTGCAGAATCGAGCGAAACTGGCTATGCGAGATAGGCCGAGAGTCGAACGAATCCGCAAGATCTGACCACGATCCCTTGGTGTCATAGGGGCCGGTCAACAGGTCCATATGTGTGATGTTTTTTTTATCTTTTTTTGGTCCATACTGCTTATATATGAATCATTTTGGATTCACAAACGTCAAAAGATATTTTACCAACTCTCATGGAACAAATTTTTATCTTGCTTCGGAACAGATGATTACTACCTTTGAAGGCGATGCTATAGTCAATCAAACAACACAACAGTGTGATGCTGGGGATGGATTTATTATGACTGCTGGTGGTAATGAACTATTGAAAGAGCTTAAAAAACTACCAATAATCGAAAGAGGTGTGAGGTGTCCTTTGGGTGAAGCCAAGATAACGCCCGGTAGCGGATTAAAAGCTCGATGGTGTATTCATGCGGTGCCTCCAAATTACAGTCAGGGCAAAAAAGAGGACAATGACCTAATGCTGCACAAAACTTATGAGAATATCATGCTTGTGGCACAACAAAACGGAATAGAAACACTCGCCTGCTCTATATTGTCGCAATCTTCTCTGAATTCGTCCATACAAGACTTTCTCGTAAAACAAGCAATGGATTGTTTGGTAAAATATGCATACCCAGAATTGCAACAAGTGTATTTGGCCACAGAGTGGAATGCAACTAAAAACATCGCACAAAATTATGTGAAACATTTCAAGAGTATAGAAAAGTCGCAGACCCAGGAAAAGTCGCAGACCCAAGAAAGGCCACAGACCCAAGAAAGGCCACAGACCCAGGAAAAGTCGCAGACTAAAAGCCAGGTCAATCATCCAAAACCATCGCGTCCTGTGTCTGATCGTCAACAATCATCGGATCGGATTGATCCATTGGATCCATCGACTATGGATTGGATGATTACCAAATTCTTGATGGATCGAAATGACAATAAAAATATTTTGGGGTTTCGACTGCACGACAACAACACTGTCATGGGCATAGTCAATGAAAATTACACCATACGTTTTGTGTCTGACTTGAATGATAGACAATAATATACTCTCTCAAGTGCTTTCCTGACCCAGGGATGATTGTATACACTCTGCCTGGAGTAGTACCACAACCCCATGAAATCAGCCACAACACAGTTTTGTGTGTCCATGTACTAGATGCTTGTCACTTTCGTAGGCTGGAATACTGGACCTATGAGACCTTGGAGTCATTTGATACTCTGTTGCAGACACATACATCGAGACCCGTGTGGTCATTTGCTGGGTTCGTGGACATCCCGATTCCACACAAGTTTGACAAATTCAGAAATCCATGGACACGCAAATTGGCCACTATGTTGTCGAGCCACATTGCAACATCAAGTCAGGCGCACGAAATCATTGAGTCTTATTGCGCTTTAAAGCTGATGTGGCAAGACCCAAGTCTCACTCACCCCAAAGTACGAATGGCATGTGTGCAGACTTTGAGTTTCCTTGACCTACAAGATCAAATTGATCAACAGGGCTTTGATACCAACAAGAATATGTTGAAATGTTGTTGTTATGTATGATTTAGCTATTATATGTGTGTTTTGAACCAGCAAAATGGACTCAGAGGAGACCTATATGTTTACTGTTTCATCCAAGCAGCAAGTATATGAAGCTCTTGTGAGACACGGCTTAAAAAGCAAATATGGTGACAACTATAGTGACAAATTCTCTGATGCACATGTTCAAAGGATTGTCGAGTCTCAACTACAACAAGTGACAGATCCGGTTCCATCTATTGTGTTTGATGACCTGGTAAATAGCATAGAAAACACCTAACCAAAAAATAGCCGATAATGCTTTACTGATGTATAGAATGGTACTTGTATGTTTGGTATTTGTTTCAGGCACCACCCATTTCAAGAGGTCGACAATTACATCAATCACATTGAAAAAAGGCTGGGAAAGGATAGAAGCAATAGAGAACATGTTTTTATGGTCCAAAAGAAAACACATATATTTTTTTGTTCTATTTCAAGGCCATATAGGCCACATAGGCCTCATAGGCCAGTCCTCATGCGTCAAAGATTGTTGACGTGCCTGTGTCTCAGTCACATTGTCTATCCTTTTGTAGATTGGTGTACACACAGCGCCAACAATCTTATGGGAAGACGCAGGTTTTCCAACCTGAGAATCGTGCAAGTAGACCATGCCAATAGTAATGTTTGTCAGTTTAGGCAGACTTGGTGTGTCCATCTGAACTCCACTGGTGTCATCCGTTTCAAAGTAACATAGACTCGGCAAGTGTTGGACTTTTAGCGTGTTGAATGATTGGTGACAAAATCGTACCGTATGCAATTTTGGCATGTTGCTCAGAGTCCATTCGCCGAAATAGGTGATTTTGTTGTAGTACTCTATTTGCTCCAATAGATGCATGCACTGTAGACCCTGAGAGGTTACAAGCTGGACATTACGCAGGTAGACCTTGGTACATCCACTTAAATCTTGTACATTGAGAGTCATACAGTTTGCTCGAATGGTAGTTAAATTGGGACAATCCAGTAAACGAATATGGCCACAGTGGTCCAGGACCAAGGTACGACATTGTAATTTCAGCTCTTTCAATGAGGTTTCTCCGATCACAAGCCGCTCTGTGACCTTTTGGGCAGTGTCCAACCAGGAACGATCCAAATAGGCTCCGTCTGCAAAGCAAAGAGATCTGAGTGCTTTGGTTGCTTGCACGGACCGAATACTATGGTCTATGGTCAGATCATTCACCCAAGGCAAATCGAATGGGATACGGTGCTTGGTTTGCTGACAAACAAAGGTCTGCCATTGACCATCCATCCAATTAAACATGCCAATAGTACATTGCTGCAGAAACACCCGGGGTATGTGTGACAATGCGTCGACTTGTTCCTGAGTCTTAAGGACAACCTGAAACAACAATACTGCTTGTAGATGACCACTAAATCCATTGGGAACCCAGGCAAAAGAATCGCACTTCAGCCATAAGGGAAATGAAGTCGGTTTGGTCCAGTATTTGTATGCTTGGTGGTGATGTGCATGTATGACCAGAGCTTGTACACTAGGTCGAATATGTTTATCAAAGAATACCGAAGTCTGTGAAATGTCATGGGCTCTGCAATAGACCTTGTTGTACTTTATTGGTGGCATCTGCTCCAACAGAGTGCGAAATGCATGGCACACTGATGCACATTGACTTAGAGACACTCGATCCAAGGAACTACAGATCAAATGTAAAACATCCATAGGCAAACTAAGCAAGTGATTGTACATTCATACACTCAGTGACCGAGTTTGGTATACAGGGTCGATGCGAACTCCTTCCAGTACACATAAAAACATGCAATCTGAAGTATCCAATCCATGTGTTTTCATTTGGGTGTGTAAGCGCTGCACATCGCCAGTGTTGGTCAAGTCATGTACACCATACACTGCGTCCACTCCGTAACCATTTTTGGCACTGGACCATGCCTGGATACATTGCCCATACTTTGCTTGTGCCACATCTTCGATCAAATACAGGCTATTACTCAAAAAGCCGTACACCACACTGGCCTTGAATGGAATGGACTCATAACAGTCAATGTCGCCCCTGAAAGCAGAGTAGACACCAAGTTCACTGATGTCCAGGCCGATTGCATGACAGAATTGGTGCAAAGAGTTTTGTTGTGCCTCTGATGGTTGTAAACTAGGTACACTTGTACTAAAGTCATGTGCTGAGAAACAAGATAGCTCGATGCCGTACACAAGAGAGTCCATGCCCAGAAAAAATTCACACTGGTGAGCTCGTAACACCTTTACATTTAGTTTTCGTTTACTCCGAATGCCATAGACCAGACACGGGAATATCCAGAGACCCATATGAGACGCCAAGCACCCCACTATATTTTTTTTTGGTGTATACCATGATATACTCATCGTAGTCTGTCTTTTTTTTATTGTCTAGTATGTGTCTCATACCATGGGTCAAGTAGCAGGTAAGATAGATGCTTTTGCACCGGTAGCTGCAAACGCTACAAAGTATTACTTTGAATACAAGGTTTTCTCAGACCTACTGGGTTTATTGGTCCTATTGTGTGCATTGACCATTTTTGCCATTGCATTCGGAGTCGTATACATTCGTGAAAAACAAATAAACCAACCCCAAGCACCTAGAGCACAGTCAACTGTTCCTGTCACTACCATCGTGCGACCCAATACACAATCGTATTTGGCTACTCGTTCAGACTCATAATATACACATTTTATATGTTCACTGGTCTGATGGTCTAACAACCAGATGACGGACATATCCGACATTCGTCATAGAGTATTGTTACTCGATACCTTGAGACAAATGCCTTTTAATACCAATCGAGTGATAGAAATCCTTGAAGGGTTGCATAAGTTGAATCCAGTGACCTTCCAACGTATGCTGATGTACCAAGGTGTCAATAAATATGACTGGCCTGACAAGCAAATCATCCTCGAAGTTTGGCTGCAAAACCACTTTCTTATTTTCGGAGGACCTACAAGACATAAAGATGCACACAGCAATGTGAGGATACTGAGCATAACTACTGGTAGGCAAGAAACTGTATGGTTCGACAAGGAAACCTCGATGGACCAAATCGTTTCCAAGGTATCAACCTTATGTGCCGACTCGACAGAGACACTTGCAATGGACTTGCGAGTACAGCACTTGGAATTGCGGCTACTAGACGAATTGTTTGTGGCATGGCTCAATACTGCACCTGTTGGTGAGTACACTGGGCAAAGCAACAATCTATACAACTACTTTTATTGCTACGGTCGCCAGTTTATGGGCAAAGCAAAAACAATCAGTGTGACTATCAATGAGCAGTCATACCAAACACTCAAAGTTCGCTTCCACTTGTATGGTCACACAAAGTTTTTTCCAGGGCCCATGTGTTGTTGTAATTTCAAGGACACGGAATACTTGGCGCTGCCACCATGTCTTGTGGCTCCTATGATGCCGAAAGTCCATGAATTTGCCCAGAAGCACTTGTCTCGGGATGATATTTTTACCCAAATCCATGTGACGAAAGACCACTCGGTGTTTCTATCCTTTGTGCACCAGGACCGCGCATTCATGGTGTCTTTTGAAATCACACAACCCAGATGGGATGAAGCATGGCCAAAAACAATGACTCAATCAGGCAAATAAAAACAAAGACTCATTCACGCCACTCATTCTAAACACAGTGTTTTTTATATAGACTCACTGGTCCTAACTCTATGCTTTCTTTTCTTGTGGCTGTGTGCATCTTGGTGCTCATTTGCCTTTTGGTGGTCAATCGGTTGCTACTCAGAGCAAAGTATTTTGGCCATCAGTGGCTCTCGGACAATGAAACCAGACAGTGGTCCTATGATCGTCCTTCCAATTATTGGAGAGTGTCCATGCGGGTACAACCAACAGAACCCGGGGAAATGGTATTGGCAATGAATTCGACAAAGGACGGTAGTCAATCTACAGCCGTTACTCTAGGACATTCACCAACCAATCCAGGTGTGATGACTGTTATGTATCAGGTCGATGGTCAGACCATCCAGGCATGGCGATATGTTGGCCAATGGTCAGACATAGTTTTCAAACAGAATAACAATGTCATTACATTAGAGGCTGGTGGCAAGACTGTAACCATGTTCAAAACAAGTGAACCAGTGGGCAACTACTTGCGGATCAGTACAAGTAAAATGCTCATCATACAGGACCTAACTCTAGTCGTATTGTAGATTGGAAAAAAAACATCTATGCCACATGGTCTGTGGGTTCTATATTTTACCAGTGATGATTATATGTCTTTTGTACCAGTGATGATTCTACCAACAATGTTAGTCGCTATCCTTGGTCTGCTGGTGGTCGCAGCCTATCTGTATGTTTCTTCCCTTAAGCGGGAACTAGGCAATCATTTACTCAAGGCCAATGAGACCAGGGAGTGGTCGTACGAAAAGCCAACCAAGTATTGGCATTTGAGCATGCATGTACAAGAAACTGAACCATGTGAATTGGTGATATCCATGAATGGTACACCGGATGGTACCCAATCGTCTACCATTAGACTGGGTCATTCACCTAGCAACCCGAATGTCCTGACTGCTGTGTATCAAGTCGATCAAGAAACCATTCAGTCTTGGCGATTCGTGGGTACTTTGTCAGACATCAATATCAGGTTGAACCACAGAAACACTATCCTGACATTGGTGGTTGGATCCGAGACCATTACCATGCAGACTGTAGGCCAGCCAGCGGGTAATATATTGCGTATTAGTTCGAGTCATCTGATGATGATACACAGATTACGTTTGTATGTCTTTTGAAACGCTTTTTTTTATTTGATCTGAGAGAAAGAGAATGCAAAACTCTAGGAGACATGTTCCAGCAAGTGACTATACCGAAACAATACTAGTGCAGATAGCATACAATAAAAGCCCCACACAACCCACATCAGGCCCCAAGATTGGGTCTAGTGTTTTTGAGGTGACTGGTAGCACAGCATGGGAAACGCCGTACCCAGTAGATGACGCCATTCTAGTTATTGGTGAATTGCAAATGTACTCTCGGTACACTACATCATTACTCCAAAGCAAAAGTGGAGCCGTCTCTATGGACATGCACCTGGGAAATCGTCTGGTGCTTCACTGGACTTGTGATATGTTGACAATCAGCATGAATCTCAAGCTAGACGACACTATTGTTGTATCAGGCTCGGTGCCGTATACAAAGCACTCGACTTTTTCGTGTTTTGTGACCACAGGTCCGTCTGGTAATCGTGTCGGGGTCCGATGGAATCGACAAATATTTGTTTCTGGTATTGTAAACACGACTAGCATGATCACCGGCCCTATTCGATTGGAGCCAGACTTGCAATATGGTGGTTTGGCGTTCGATTCCTTACTTATTGCTACCAGCAAACCTCTGGATGAGAGTCTTTTACCACCTCATTAATGGTTAGGGGTTAGGTCCAGACCCAATCTGTTTTGTTTTTATTTTCTTTCACTCTGATAAATAGCCGTCATGGTACTATCGCCCTATAATAGCCTTTGACAACTCGGTCGACCTTGGCACATAGTTCGGGCTCACTGCCAGTGTTTTCAATGACTGCATCGACCTCAATACCGAGGTGTGCTGTTTCCGATATGTGGGTGTCCAATGCTAGGCCCGGGCGCTCGACTCGAATAACCAAGACTCTGTTTCGACCGAATCGCTTGCGGAAAAACTCGGCCTCATTGGGAAAACGCAAGTCTGTGATCACAACATTGTGTTGTATGGGAGCAGCTCGTTCCAATAACACTGAACACCAAAAGTCTGGATGAACATGATCGCGGAACAAACAACCAATTTTTTGCAGGGTCTGTCGCGGAGTAGTTGGTTGACCCAGGTAATGAGACCACAAGGGTTCCACTGTTTCTCGGATGTTACGTGATTCGACTGTCTCGCCAGCTAGCATTTCTCGCGAGTAGCCAAACAACAGCGACACAGTATCCTTGAGTCCGTCTGCAAAAGCCATGGACTGGTAACCAGCTGTTCTCGCCAAATAATTTCCAATGGTGGTTTTGCCAGCTCCTTTGTATCCACATACAGCGATGATATGCATTGGTGTATATGTGTGTGTTTACTAACCCGAAATAAAAGTTTTGATGTGGGTCAATCCATTACACCATGTTTATTGTCTGTGTCTGGGGGTATATCATGACAGCAAGAATCAAACGACTGAAACCAAAGCTGAAAACAAGCAGTTTGGTAGTCCAGTCAAAATCATAGACCAACCAAGCCACAATAACCATACACGATCCTATCAAAGTCACGGTAATCAGAGAGCACGCCTTGTATATGGTCACAAGTTGCCAGAATGCTAGGCGTGTTTGACAATGCAGGTACACAACCAGCAGTACCGACCAGATGTAGAGTAGGATCGCTTGCATGTACATCCACTTTAGGCAGTCTGGTTGAATCCAAAACCAGAAGCAGTAAGCGCCGAGAATGCATGCGTCGAATAGGAGCCAAACACCAAAGAGACACGGGTTCATTTGCTTGGTGTGATGGGTGGAATGTCCCACACCCAGAATTCCGGCGACCATAAATGCATCGATTGTATCTGCAAATCTGCTGGTACAGATACCTCAGAGTTTCGAATCCTGATACCTATGGAATGTTTGATTCGCTGTAAACTGGGTAGATGGTGTAAAGTTACGCTAGTCTGATTCTCGGGAGTATGTGCGATAGGCAGGTGAAGCTCTCGCAGACAAAACAGACATGGCAAACAGTCTAACCACTCGAACTGGTCGATGGACAAACACACCAAGGAAGGAAACAACTCACACAGCAGACCCGGAAAAGTCAACACAATATTGCAAATCGACAAGTGTGTCAGTGTAGTGCAGCGAATCCACCGCTGAATATGCGAGTCCTCTAGAGTCAAACAAATCGTAGACTCCAAACGCAGCTGGGACATGCGCACTGAGGTCATACATACATTCAAGGCACTCATACTTTGATTGATTGTATGGTCAATCAGACTCAGGACCAATACACGAGTAGGTAGACTACACAAGTCAGGCAACAAACTTTTGGTGATTCGCAAACAACTTGGTGATTGGAGTCTGTTGAGTCCTGAAGTCCTGGTGCCTATACTGAAAGAAATGTTACATAGACTCAAGTCCTTGACCCCAGGCAACATTTGTGGTACCCTAGAGTCACTTGTTCGAATGGTCAGAAAGTGATTAGCCAATGACTCTATAGAGTGATGCAAGCAACACTGATCCAAAGTCAGGGACTCTGTGCATCTCAAGGCTTCAATCATATCCAAGGTGACAGCGACTTTAAACATGGTCACAGACTCGAGCGTCCGAGTGTTGAATTCGGGCCACTTGTGAATTCGTAGGTTTGATTGGATGTCGAGTGCCACTATATGTAGATGTGTCCATAGAGTGTTTTGCAATGGTAAACTCATACGCAAAACAAAAGAACCCCAATGCAGCAAGGGCGATTCCACAAGTTTTTCCAGGTCATCAAACTTGTCTATGGCGACATATCGCAAGCTACGTTCAGATGGTATCGCCTGGTGTAATGTTTGGTGTATGTGTTTGCATGTGCTGCGCCATTCCATCAAATCATTAGAGTTCAGAGACTTGGCTATGTGCAGCACAATATCTAATGGTAAAACATTCATCCTTGGTAACACTGGACCAAGCTTATTTTTATTATACATACATCATGGAATGTACCTCATCCGCATAGCCCCAACTATAAATCGAAAACTTGGACTTGGCCTCTTCGATCTTGTGTAGAGACACTTGCTCTTGTGAAAACGAGGCTGCAAGCGGTATGTCCTTTTCAGCCATGTAAATGTCCCGCAGCATCGGGTTGTCATGGGTCCGGTAATCCATCCGATCAAACATATTCTGACAAATCTGAATCTTGGTCAGTTTAGGATTATGATGAATCTTGCATCCAGATGCGCCAAGTAACACAAGCTCCTCGAGGTTAGAGTGGTATGAAATGTCCAAGACTTCATGCGAAACCCATAGATTCTGCAAATTGGGTAGTGGTCTTATCACCGGACCAGTAATGTCTGATCTGAACATTTCCAAGTGTGTCAGTGTCGGTAAAGGCCGTGCAATAGTGAGAGTACTTTCAATCATCCTGAGATCTTCTACGCGTGTCAATACATCAGCCTCGCAATTGCATTGAATCAACATGATTTTTTTTGCAATCGTGATCAGGTCCAAGAGAAAGCTATAGCCATGGCTTTCCAAGTACTCAAGTTGTCCTTGCTTGTAGATCAGACGTGCATTGATTAGCACACAAAGACGATAGTCTTGACTATTGCATTCATGATACCGGTAGCAATTCGTCAGCTCGAATAATTGAATCGTTTGTAACGAATAAAAGTGATGTATCTCCATTCCAGTCAGGTCGCATCGATCAAGATGGACAACCCGAGTATGAGCCATCTCGATTATGTGTTCAAGGCCATCAAGGCCATGACCACAGTAATGTATCAATCGAAGGCTATGTATAGTTCGAAGCAGATATTTGTCGAGTATTGGTCGTGCATCGAGCATTGCACAATCGATTGTTAGACATGCAAGCACAGGTATCACAAGGTCGTTGACTGCAGTCGTTGCGTTCGGATGCCAATCCACCCCGTGAGTCCAAACCCCGGCAATACTTTTGGTTGTGGTGCTTATATCTTTGGTCACTCGGAGAAACCGGATAGAGTCCCGCATAAAGGCATCGAATGGCATGGCTTCCAGAAATCTGCGATACATTTGGCTTGTGTGACTGAGCCGCACACGCTCCAGTGGATCAAGACATACACATATCTCTAGCCATAAATCGGTCATTTGGTGTATCTTCTGGTTGTAAAAGGTCCTTTATATGTGAGCTAGAGAAAAAAAGATCTATGATATATGAAGCCTAAAATCTATATCGGAATCCACCATGATGGCAATCCTGTGCTACAGTACCCCATGGTCATATTGACCGCAAGTAATGCAACCACCTGGTGGAACTACTTTATGCATGATATGACCAATGTTTGCATTGTTTTGCAAGATCATCTTTTACTTTGGGATCCAGTCATTCTAGACATGTTGGGTTTCATGAATAATGTGGCGGATCTCGAATGGATCTAATGCCCAATAAAGGATATGTCTCGTCCTGGGGTTCAGATTGTATATACTCGAGCTCATTGGATGCTTGTTTTGCATATTGGCATGCTTGTCTTAGATGGAACAGACTCATTTGATAGTCAGCTTTGCGTGCATCTAAGTGGTCTAATCCCAAGTCCTTGTAGAATTGATAAAGTCTGTCACGCATTTATTATTCTCTTTCAGCAAACAAAAAAAAGTTAACCCCAAGTGGCTACAGTATCATGAATTTTTGCAGACGGACAGAAAGAAGTAATATCTAGTTGAGACAAGTCATGGGTATTCCAGGTAGTAGAGGTAGTAGTGGTGGTCTCTGTAGTCCCAACGGTCTCTGTAGTAGAGTCAGTCTTGTCGAACACTGGAAACTCGGTTACTTTAAACTCATCCACAGCATAGTCAAATTGTGCAATATTGACCACGGCCTTTGCATTCTCGGGATCAAACACCGGGTCGATTTCCACCAGGACGTCTTTACTACTTCGGTCAAATACAATAGTACTATCTTTATCCAAGCAGGCTTTAGGATTCTCCAGTAAAACAACCATTTGTAAGCGAGACTCCACAAACAATAGCACACGTCCACAGCTAAAGTGTAACAAGCAATGGTTGTGTCCGGGATGGGTCAGTGAGCCAACAGTCTTTGTACCCAACTTGGACGCATATTGGATGCCAGTAGGTTTGAACACATAGCAAAAGGTCTCTTTGTCCATGGCCACATTTACGTGCACTGACCCAAGCTTAGAGGCGTCAATACAGAAAGCAATAGACCTATCCACTTGACTTTGCTGTGACCTGGATTTGTATAGCCACAAATAGCCGACAACCACAAGCCACACAAGCCAATGCCAAGTCACAAAAGAAGAAGAAGAGTCATACGAAACCTCGCAAGTTTGATTCATGTTTTAGATACGAAACCTCGCAAGTTTGGCTTATTGCATTTTTTTTCGGTACAGCATTGTGAAACTCATAACAGGTGTCTACCCATGTTGGGAATCGACACCAGAGTAAAAAGTACTTTTGCACCAATTCTTCGTACGGTATGTCTGTTTTACAAATGTCATAGTAGCACAATGCTGCATCTGCACTAGGATCTCCAGGTTTGACACGCTGTTTCCAGAAATCAGCATTACTGGGCCAATCGCCATAGATCTGGGGTATCGACACAAGATGCATATAAGGTCTACCATACACACGACCATGTGAGAACAGGTCCTGGCAATCGTCATAGTCCATTACTTGGTGGTTGATCTGGATATACGCTGGGCTGGTTTGTCTAAGACAGTGTAAGGTGTGTTCCTGCTGCAACCACACCACAGCATACGATTTGCGGCGATTGTTTGCCATGTACACAACACATGCAATAAAAGTACAGTCAGGGAACAATCGTCGTATGGTTTGTATTGGTAGGGCACTCGTAGATGTGATGACAAAAGCATGGTGAAACATGATCGCCAGAAACTACGACACAAGAAATATATATTATTGTGCAGACTTTATTGCCATAAGGTTAGTGCAGTTTATTCACATGCACTATATTGCCAAGCCAGACTCGTTGTCACTCCTAGTCAGTATGCTCAGTTTTCTGGACCTACATAGACTCAGTTGTACATGCAAACAAGTACGTACAATAATGATGCACACCATCAAGCCAGCAGAACGAATCATGACTAGTGTTTGGCTGTCACAAGATCCAGTCATAACCAAGACCGACTTTTTGCAGCGTGTTATGTTCCCTCGCTCGGTTTTGCGTCTGGAACGCCACACTACACGGAGCTACACCAAACTATTGGACCTGGTGCACCAGTACCCCCAAATGACGATCTGGCTGTGCATGCATTCCAGTTTCTTTCCCAAAACATTCATGCAAAGTCTTGTGGTGCAAAAGAGCCTAGAAAAGATATTGCTTTACAAAATTCGAATGGGCCTTCCATGGCGAGTCAAGGCATTGGCGACCGTCAAACACCTCTACTTTGATCAATGTCGATTTGCTGTCAATACTTTGATGCCACTCGAGAATTGTACCACTTTGGTATTCACACAATGCGATTTTTGCAACATGCAACCATTGGTGCCCCAGGTCCCTAACTTGGAGATCAATTTGAGTGTGTGTCGTCTTTGCACAAGCAAGTCACCTTGCCAGCCACTTGAGCCCGATAACTGGATTCTACACAATTACTCAAACGAGCCAGCAGTTCAACAAGTGCAAAACACATTGTTTATTCGACGATATACCTCATGGCAGCAAACCATTGAACTTATTGATTTAAAGTGCAAGCATCTACACATGAGAAATACAGACACAACCCAAACGTCTGAACTCGTGATACACAGTGCTCCACACTTGGATACCCTTTATTCCTATCGGACTCGTTTGCAGTGCAAATCCATTCACCACCAATTGCGAGTCTTGCACTTGTCCTACTGCCAGATGGAGTTGGAGTCATCCTGGGGTCAGTCACTACCTCAACTCGAAGTGCTTTCCTTGGCTGGTGTCCTATTCATCGACTGTACCTTCAGCGGCTTTGCCAAGCTCAGGAAATTGGTGTTACTGGGTATGGAGTATATTGGGGTGACCGTGCAGGACATACCGACATTAGAAGAGTTTCATACATATGCTTGGGCAGAAATACAAGTCTATGAGTTGCCCAAACTCAAGTCCATCCACATTGGATATGCTGCTGCACTCAGCCATCGCCTGGTTTGTAGTGTCAAGTATCCGATTGTATATGTGCCTGCTCTTTCGACCACAACGGAGTATGCTATGAAATGGAGTCTTCAAAATCAACCGTATTTTTGATGACTATACAGACAATCAACCTAGCGGATCCATACAGACAATCTCCTGAGGTGTTTTGTCGGTTGGCAAAAAAGGCCTAAGGTCATGAGACAGTTTGACTTCTCTGAATCTAAAACCATCAAACCTATGTTTTATTTCTACCTTGTGAAACATAATTGGTTGTTTATCCTGTTCAGTCAACATATAATCTGACCTGTGTAACAATTTACACACACACAGGAAAACCATGTTGAATATGCTTTGTTCAAACTCTTTACTCAATTTGGATGTCTCACCCGGAATTGTCGTCCGCGGTTGTATCGAATCTGGGCTGTATAGTTTATAGATGAAAGAAGACGCAAATTCGGGGCTTAAAACCGCTGCTAGTTGATTTAATTGTGAATGATTAGGACGAGTGGCACTCATTTGCTTCAAAGGTTTATACATCAGCTTGAATAATGTGTGAATGGATGAGATATCATAATCTTCCGTCGCCTCACGAATAGGGAAATCGTTTATGACTTCTAATTGATGAATCCTATTTAGCAGATTAAATGTCTGTGGTTGGCCTCCGGGCTCAAAGTATATTTTCACCTCAATCACATAAGCTGATGTCACTTTATTTGCAAGACTTACATTGTACAATGTAAAATCCGAGGGAATTGTGTTTGCTTTTGTTTTTAAATCTGAGACGAATCCAATGACTTGTCTCAGATAGGCTAGCATTTTATCAGGGTTCACTGGGTCTTTAGACCCAGAAGGTGATAATAGGGTAGGGGGTGTTTCCATTTTACGTATGCTGAATAATATCTTGGCTTCAAAGACATAATCCTTATCAAACCAAAATTCTGGTGGAGTTTCAAATCGATCAATAAATGAGTAATCATTGGCATTTACTTTCATAGAGTACTTGCCAATGTATTGTGCATATTTACCATAAACGGACCCAGATTTCAGGTACTGTGCATGTGTCCGGTAAAAGTATTCATCAGTGTCGGTAGGTGCATGTGATTTGTGTCTACGAACCAAATAAGTTTGGCCATTGAGTGGTAGTCGATAGGATATTCTGTCAACAAGTTTATTGGTTATCTTGGTCATTTCTGGTAATTGAAAGATATTGTCAGGCATGGTTATATTGTCAGACCAAAACGTTTCTTCTGATATCGGAACCTCTAGTTCTTTAGAAGTATCCTCTTGTTCATCCACAAAATTGTCTTCTGATATTAAATCATCACTTTCTTGATCAATACCCTCTTCTCCATCCACAGTTTCGTTTTCTGATTCCTTCTTATTGACACGAATTACACCATATCTAGTTTCATTTTTTTTCTTCTGTATCGAAGTATTTATTATCGCAGAACGTAATATTTTTTGGGTCCGTTTTTCTTTCTTGAGTGTCGAATTTTTTTTTTCCTCAGGAGATACGTCATTTTGGGTCCGAAATTTATTCTTAGGTATCAACTTTTTTATCGTCGCAAGAAGTACTCCATGTTTATCCCCTATTTTCTTCTTTGCCTGTAAGCTCTGTAGATTAATTGAAAGTGTCCTATTTTTAACCCCAGATTCGTGTTCGGATTTCAATACACTCTCATCATCCCGAAGCACCATACCTTTTGTCCACTGCAGATCAAACAAGACTATTGGGCCGGACAGTCCAGTGAAGGCTTTTCTGATCATTTGATTCCATTGAAAACTCGCCAAGGCCGATGCATCCAATTCGGAACTGCTTTTTTTGTCTGAGTCCGTAAACCCAAAGGTTTTGGTCCGCATTTTATTGATTAGCGGTCCAATTCTGTCATATAACGTGCTCTTCTGGGACATGTACTCTGTACCGCAAAACCATAATTGTCCGTCTTTGGAGATTTTAAAACACGTTGGAGTTAACATACTCGGTACCAAAAACTTCCCTTCGTATTGAGTACTTTGCACAAGCTTGAAGAATTCAATGACTGTAGCCAGAAATCCATTCACTGATTGCTTATCCGAAAAACAATAGTGGGAAATAGGCTTAGTTTCAGGCTCATAACATATATATAATACACGCTGCTGGTCTGCAATCTCAGATGGGACTTGGCCAAATCTAGGAATCACCGGAAAATGTTGTAGGTTTTGAGGATCAGTGGAAATATGTATTGGGTAAGATAACATGGATCTTAATCGGGTTTTTTCGAACTTCGGGTCCGTGCATATTTTTTGCATCTCTTCAAGACGCTTGTGAGGATGGTCATTTGATAGTCCTTCTTTGTAATAATATCCGACCTTTACTACATGGTCAGAAAAATATCTATATTCATACACGTCGAAATGAAGAGTGCGGTAAGCGAAAAAAGTGTTGGGCAATTGATCCACAGCAAGACTCAAAAGATCATCCATTGTATTTTACCTGGCCACAGAAAAAAAAGAAACTGTTATTTATTTTTTTTTCCACAGATATATAATCAAATTCTCATAGAACAAACAAGTGATGGTCGGACCGCGTCTTGCACCATTTCTCGACTGTTTGGGGTACACCTGACTTGTGTTTAAAGTAACCTCTCTTGGGACTCTGGGCGACTTGCTTTTGGCGATGGTTCAAGTAGTCAGAATGGACCGGCCCATCGAGAGTGTATAGTATTGCAAGTTTGGGGTTGTGACGAATCGAACGGAACCTAATGTTGGTATGACAACAGAGCAAGGTCAAATGAGGGTTACGATCGATCACCGAGCCATAGGCCACTTGAGCATCCAATACAATCGTCCGTATAGCTGGATGACTGTAAAATCGAAAAGGACGCGAATGGTGACCAGTGCAAATAAACACTTGCAGTCGAGGTAAGGTCTTTAGATCCCAAATGCGACGGGGTCCTTGAATAGATGCATTGTGTAGCTCCAAATAGCGCAGACCTTTCAAGGCCAATACACACAAACTAATGTGTATCATGCTTAGATGTGCGACTCGAGGCATGAAAGCATGCATCACAATGTCACTGGTGTGCGATAGTCGAACCGATGTTGCATGTATAGTGCCAAGGTCATGGGTCAACATTTGGTGTACTCGAAGTGAGTCTGTGGCTTGGTACATCGATAGCCATTGTTGCTGATTTGGACGAATAAGAGTGATGGTCCGTCTGCCTTGGTCATATAGGTTGACCCGAGAGGTATCTGCAACAACCAGATGACGAGTATTCGGTTGCTGATTTACGGCTGCTCCTAGGACATGACATTTCGATAAGACCAATCTGTTCGTTTGTTGGGGTAGCCAAGAGTTGATGTGACAGCAACTTAATACCAAACAATTCACTCGAGGTATCCACTGCTGCATCATGATGGGCGATCGTAACACAAAGTCATGAAGCACCAAGGTCGATGCCTCGCGAACAGGCTTGCGAGACTCAAAGTTGAATTGAACACTAAAGAGATATTTGGTCGCAACTAGAGTGTCCGGTATCAAATCGAGTTTGTTGTCGTCCCAGGGCTCCAGGTAAACAAACAAGTCATTTTGTGTAGAGTGCAAACCAGAGTGAGAACCAGAGTGCAAACCAGAGTGCAAACCAGAGTGCAAACCAGAGTGTATACCAGAGTGTATACCAGAGTGGTAAGCAGTATTAGAACCCAATAAGAGTCGCCAGAGACCGAGTTTACATTTCGCCTGGGCCAATTGCTGCTTCAATTGAAGAATCTCGGTCGGGTTCATACTACACAGGGTCTGTAAATGATGGCGGTCGACAGGCGAAATGTCGGCACTGGGGCAGACACCACACATCTGACGCATTGGGCTAGATTGCTTAGGGCTAGATGCACGCCACCGTTGTATACGACACACCTTGGTCTGCATTTTAGTCGATTCTTAAGAGGGAGGCGCGGTGTATAAAGCTACACGCACCTTGTTCTTATTTATAGTGTAAAAGTGTAGATATCAAGACTTACTTGTAGATAGTGTAGATATCATCAAACTATGTATCTCATGCGAAGCGGTAGCACCACCACACCATCCCCCTATCTCGAAAACCACATCGGGCTTTGTGACCTCTGGACGGCTACTAAAGTTAGGGTCTGTATAGTCTAATACATTTTCGCCATTGTAAAACACACGGAAATGACCATGGTCGCACTCGACTGAAGTAGGTTGGGGTGTATTCAAATCGTATGTCAATGGCTTTGAAAAAATGACTTGGTCGCCATAGTACAAATCCACCCGATGATAGTAAACATCGAATGCAACACACCACCCAGATGAGGTCGATTGTCCTGCTCTTGGTCGACCGTGACATCCAGAGGTTGTCAGTGGTCGGTAACAGCCTATCCACATCATGTCACCCACATCACCCTGGTTAAGACCAGTCACAATGCGGTAGTAGCACGAAACTCGCCAAGCCTGTGTAGGATTTAGTTTCCACATCAAGGCACCACAACGACCTTCCGATCCTGAGTTGAGTTGGTAGTGTCCTGGTGTCAATTCCTTGGCCTCTACATCCATGATTGGGTGTAACAGCGATATGGTTTCCTTGGGTTTGGATGGATACACAGCTAGGACCAGAGCCAGCAATATCAGTATCACAATGGTTCCATAGAGTAATACAAGTCCGAGACGCATGGATTTACTTATGAATTGCCTGAAATTGACCTGATGTAATCTATATAATAATTTTATGTAATCGAGGCCTTTGTCTGAGGACTCTATGAGATTCTATGATGATAGCAAGTGGACATACGATGAATGGGTGGACACTATCATTCAAGATCGCATTCAATCCACCTTCAATGAACAAACATTGCAAGAGTTCTTTGCGGTCATTCAAGCACCAAAAAAGGATTTGGTTCAAATAGGTATCAAACATTGTCCGCCAGACCACCCCGAATCAAGCAATTTTGTTTTCAATCTGCTACAAGACCCATCCGCATCCCATTGTCATTTTACCCTGACCGATTTCCCCAACTATATCAGTCCGAATACCATTACGCAACTACTTGTCGACCATCTGCTACACAGTCTTAGAGACAGCAAAACAATTATCTACAATGCCTTGCCAAAATATGAAGTGGTCTGTGACTACATGCAAAAACATGGCCATTGTGTACAGGTCCGAAAAATAGCATCGACTATACCCAATGACCGTAGTTTCCTATATAGGTCCTTGTACTTTGAACATTGGCAAGATGAAGAATACCTTTATAAAGTCAGAAATGTCATACTGGATCCCAATACACATCCATTGAAATTGGATAGTGTCTGCCTGGACTCAAGAATGCAAAATGTCATAGACAAAATCAATAATCGAAAGAATGAGAGCAAACGTCATATGATACCCATCATTCAGTTTATGGGTTACACTTACCGTACAGATCCAGTGATACCCTATTGTACAGATAAACACATGGTTGATTTATCACCAAACACGAATGTCATTGCCACATGGCGCATACACAAGATTTCCGACAAAGATGAAACTAAATGGGAGTTTTTACACTTGAAGAGTAATTGGGAAAAAGCTCATATTGTAAAGAGACTGAAAGTCACAATTGGGGCGTTGAGAGCTGGTGGAATCGACACGCAAATCATAAACCCTGGCTGTTTTCTGATAAACAACAAAAGAACTGTTTATCATGCCATTGAAAACTTGCGTGACAAGGGAGAAAATGTTGTTTTGTTAGACGACATATCACGGTACATCGACCGATTCGAGTCATTTCCGATCGTAGACAATCCCTTGTATTCAATTCCTCTAGTCCAGAAATCAAATTACCATGTATACTACATCAAGGACAACATCATCAGAGTCTGTTTTTTTGATCGAACGGACCGTATGGACCAATACACCGAGAGTCCCTATTCGAGTGATATGATTCCTGTTGATTACTTTGACAAGTATTGGGACGAGTCAATGTACTCCAATAGACATAAAAGGTGTTACATCAAGACGTATTCTGGTATATACAAAGAGACAGCTTGCCAGTGGCTTTACAGACATCCCGACAAGTGGCTCCATTTCTTACGAGTCTATCTGCAGTATCTTGACCAAACGGTCGCTATTATAGATAACAATCTAGTGTACTACAAGCCAGATCTTGCTTTGCTTTTGATAAATCACAATGATAGTACAAACTATGACCGAATCGAAGTCGATAATGTTATGCTAGACCCAATAAGTGTACCCTTTTCTTTGATGCAGGTTGACCAAACGCAAACATCTTATACTGATGATGAAACAAACAGGTCCAGAGATATAGCTTGGTTACTAAACGATCTGTACAATAGCAATCATGCTACAAAACTGGACCGATCCGAGTTTTTGGCCAGACTAAATCATTTTATCACCGACCAGACATGACTTGAAAAAAAAATGATTGATCTTAGTGGGCAAAATACGGAATATAGCATAAAGTCATTCAATGACATGGTACGATTGTTCCGTAAACTGCACACAAGGCCTATAAAGCCACTGATACTATGTGTAAACACGGATCTGGCTGTACCACGCGAGACGTTTGAGGTCATGCATGTCCAATCGCTTCCTATACATGGGCAAGATGAATTGTCCGAATTCATGAAAAAAACATGGATCAATTTGATCAAGTCGTATGTCTACCATCAACCATTTAGCTTGATCTATAGCTTCGATCCCAATCGTGCTGATTCATTTCTGCCAGTGATACTGGATATGGTCCTGTCTTTTGCCGACACAAATGTAAAAATGGTCCTATACACTGATCAAAAACTATATCATGTCAAAGGTAACATCGACATCCAAAAAACCAAAGATTACCTGAAAGGGCAAAAGTCGATGATGATAACATTGTTTGGTTTCTTCACATCGAACGCACTACCAGAGAATATTGAGTCCTTTTCAGATCTCAAGACCTTGGCTGCATTCGATGATAGACTCTCAACCGACCTAATATGTTTCGATGATTATGAAACCATGACCGTAAATGCATCTCCTGAACACTTTGTGTTTGCCTTTGTCAATTAATTTATGGGTTGATCTAAGCTGATAGTCATGGAATGGCGTTACATGTTTAGAGATTTGTCAATCCAAGCGCAAAAATGTCAAAGTGAACAAATCAGGGATATTTTGCTGGCGTTGATTGATGGCTATGACCAGTGTGTCCCAAAGTATATAGACTTACCACATGTGTCGACACAAGACCAGTCTGATTCGATTCTTGCTGAAACGGGACCTAGTGTAAGCGCCAGTGAACTACCGACCGCAACCACGAAAGCTGCTACTATTGTTTCTACGAGTCCTTCTACTGGATCTAGTGTAAGTGCTAGTGTAAAACCAACCGCAACCACGAAAAGTTCTACCATTGTGTCTACCACTAGTGTAAGCACTAGTATACTACCGACCACAACCACGAAAGCTGCTACTATTGTGTCTACGAGTCCTTCTACTGGATCTAGTGTAAGCGACAAGAAAGGATCGTCTACGAGTAATCAGACTGCAAGTGCTCTGACAACACCTAGTATAGGGCCGAATAATATTAGTGCAAACTGGCCGACTATTGGCATCAGTACTCTGACTCCAAGTACTCTGACTCCAAGTACTCTGACTCCAAGTACTCTGACTCCAAGTACTCTGACTCCAAGTACTCTGACTCCAAGTGCTCTGACTCCAAGTACTCTGACCCCAAGTGCTCTGACTACAAGTGCTCTGACCCCAAGTGCTCTGACTCCAAGTACTCCGACTCCAAGTACTCTGACCCCAAGTGCTCTGACTACAAGTGCTCTGACCCCAAGTGCTCTGACTACAAGTGCTCTGACTGCAAGTAATCTGACTACAAGTACTCCGACTCCAAGTACTCTGACTACAAGTGCTCTGTCAGCAACCAGTGCGGTGCAGCCTCAAGGTACGTTCTTTGCAATTAACCCCAGTACATCAAGTAAATCGCACAAGACGGGTCCACGAAAAAAGAAATAAGAAGTCCTGAGAGAAAGTCGAGGAAGAAAATATAAGACGACCAGAACTAGCTTATTTCCTTTTTTTGGTGTGTTCGAACAAGTGAATATATTTTTTATGTTTCATTATGGTGTTGTGTAGGGTTAGGGGTTAGACTCAATGTTGTCTTTACTGGGTGAAAAAGACCCTATGCGATGTCTATTGTTAGACACATTTAGACTTTGGCGGGTTTTACATTTGCGAGCTGAAACTAACATCGAGACAGACTCTAATAAACTTCACGAATTGATTGTACAAACCAAGAATTCTAGGAAACTCGGCATTCTTTTGCTGTCCCAGCTTTACCCCAATTACAAACACTTGTGTAACACATGGCTGCTTGACTTTTGTCTGCAAAATGATCGTAAGTCGTGTAACATTCCTCTGGATTTACTTTTAGACCCTCTGGACACTATCAGAATAAGTACTCACAAGGGATGTACCATGGATCGATTTTTGATGGTAGATCAATGGACATTATACAAGCCACAGACCGACCAAGTGTACACGTCTCTATTTGGGGAAAGATACATGGACTTGTATGTCCAATTGGCCACACAATCACAAAAAGTATTATCCCTGGAGTATGTCTTGTCTAGCGCCAAAGTCGCGGAAGACCCAAAGTATGTTATTTTTTCCAATGCTGTAAACAAGCTCTTGAACATTGACTATAAAACCATGATGCTGTTTTATTTGTATGTCTTCTTGAGTCCAGAGCAATGGAAATCCATCGAGATCGTTGACAATGAATTACAGAAAAAGTATGCAAAGTGTTGTTTGGTGATTTCAGACCAGCAATTTGTTGAAATCTACAATCGCGATGACCCAAAAGTAAGAATAACAGCAAGTGATAAATTTACATTCACACAAGAGGAAGAACAAGACAATGGCACCCATGTGCCAATGAAAGATCATTTGAATCTAGTACTCAAACATCTCTGTCGGCGGTTTCTCTCCGCATCACCGCAACACGATATCTCTATGGCAAATGTATGGAAAGCCATATTCGATCAATATAGTTTGCATAAACCATCGCAAAACTTTGTGAAATGGGTTGCAAAACAGCTACCCAAGGAGACATATGAATTGATACAACCTATCATGTGTAAGCACGACCTTGAATCGCTAACCTACATAGATAACTTGCTTGCATTGGAACCCTACCAGCAAACGTATGATCAGTGCGCCAAAAAATTACAAGAGTATGGTACTCAGGCCACAGAGCTGAACATTTCTCCAGGACATTTTCCAAAGCCTTTTGACGAAGTAGCCGATTACAAACACTTTTGGCATGTCCTCTTGTCTATCAAACAAGGTCTAATACCTGGTGAAAAGGAAGACGTCCAGATGAAACAAACAAGAATATCCAGAATGGCTCTAGACATGTTGTGCCTGGATAAACACCAATTGATACTTCAAAAAGAAGAGTTGAAGGATCCTATCCCATCTTTTCATGCCAAGATTGTGGAGTTGTCTCACCAGCTTGCCAGCGATACAACCTACGATGATCAAAAATTGGAATTATTGCGCTTTTTGGGCTATCATGTCGACTTGTTACAAACGACAGACTTGGTAACAGACAAATTTTCAGATGTTTACCAGCAAACCAAAGAGGACATGTACAAGCTGATCATTCAAGATATGTCTCTTGAAACACTCACTAGGCTATGGAAAGGAGACATCAAGAAAATACCATACACCATGAAACAGTCAATCATACATTATAGTCTTACTGATCCGCGAAATATGTCCTTGGACTATCACGAAGAAAAACATGCTCACTGGTTATGGAAAGCATACAATAAATCACAAGGGGAAATCTGGGAATTGGCGACCCCGGCTCCTGGGTTCTGGGGCTTTGGTGAAAGTGAATATCGAGCACCAAATTATCAAGGTTACACTCTGGATTCGGCTCCAACTTTTTCGGAAACAATATGTTCCAATATCCTGAAGACCCTGCAGTATTTGCATCAATGCCGGGCTCAATTCCCTCAATTCCTGGTTATTCTGGGCAACATATACAATTCAGTCGATAGTTTGCCACTTAAGGATGTTCTCTTGGATCTGGAATGGTTACAGGACCCCTTGGATCCTATCAAACTCGACATATTTCACTACTTTGTGGATTGTTTGTACTTGAGTCATATCTATGGCTTGAAGCCATACGAGTTCCAACAAAAATACGAAGAGTTTTGGAAGTACTGCTCAAACCAGTATACTTACCAGAGTCATATCACCAAGTACACAGACAAAAAGGAGCAATGTAAAGCGATTATCGAGCACCACCCTTTTGTCAAAGTTCTAATAGACAGAGATGTTCTGAAAATTCAAGTGATTGCCAGTACGATTCACAATCTACTGTCTTTGGATGATACTGAATCTGCCACTCCATCGGATAACCAATCAGATACCAAATCGGATACCAAATCAGAGATCCAATCAGTCAGCAATGCAATGTCTGTGACGGATGAAATGTTGCACATAAAGGGAATGGACCTCGAAGTACATTATGAAGACCCTGCGCCCGAATTGGATGAATTGGGCAAGAAACTCGCGGAGATTTTCAAAACAAAGCATGCCTTTTATCAGGTTTCCATCAATGGTCGTCACAGTTCCTTTTGCCGTCAATTACAAACGAGTGACCTGGAGCGTATTGCAAACATAACCGGGGGTCATCTCCCTTTGTCCGAATTTAACCAAGAGCGATTCCCATCACTGAATGCTCATATTTGGCCTATGATAAAACACGCCACTCGCGAATACAAAATGATTTTCCTTCGTTGGATCTGGCTAATCACAGTATGGGAAATGCACGACCGCATCCAAAAAGATCACCCAGACAAATCGACTTATGAGAAATTCGTCTCAGACAATGTAGCTCGGCAGGATGTGCCGGAATACGTCTGGATATTTGTCAACTTTCTCGAATTATTTGTCTCGCTAGTAGAGAAATTCCCCAATCTGATCGCTCGAGTCGCTGTATTTATGAACAAAAACCTCTCACTTCAGAATCGAAAAAGTCAAACTCCTGAGTGCTATTGGCCGAACAAGGACAAACTCAATCTGAATTCATCCTTGCTTGATGCCTTGAATCAAGTTACTCTACCACCATCATGCACGAAGACCATTGAGTCTTTAGCACAGTATGATGACTTTTGGAAGAAAATGGGATTTCACTGGATCAGACAAGTGATTCTGAAACAACATCTACCAACATCGGTAAAGGATTACTTTCAATGTAGTACCACCCGTGGTATTGTTGCGATTGATCAGGAATTGATGATATTGTGTCTCTTCACAGTGGACATAAAGTTGGCAACACGGTCTTACTACCCGCAAATATTTGCACGAAAGATTACAAACGTTGATAATGCTATGGACAGAAATTATAACTATGTGAACTTGCCAGACTTTGCTAAAAGATATCTCAATTGCTGGTTGCCTCAAATCAACAGTCTTCACACTCAGCAATGTGTATGGAAGAAAATACCCATACAAGATCAAAGTAGTGACTTTCCTATGGACTTGACTAATCTCAGTGTCCATACCTATATATCTTTGTTTCGACACATTTTGATAAACCCACAAGTCGACGATTCATTGATTATACGTTTGCATCAGGAATCGAATCAGATACTACCACTTGCTGATTTGAGCAGGTTACCTGACAAGTATAAATCCTTGTTTTTACATTGGATATTCTATGGCATTTCTTTAGCATCTGAATGGTATCGCAATGATATAGTCTCACATTTATGGCATCATTTCAATCTTGGTGATCTGCCGTCTGTGGCGAATCGAAGGTCCATGATGCAATGGCTCAATTTGTACTTGGACTATGACAATACGAAACAATACTTTCCAAAACACCTGGTGGACAGATATGGTTTGTTGCCAATGTTGGTCGCTCTTTCATTGCAGTCAATAGACTGTGAAGACTGTCTGAACCTGGCATCCATTGATACCGGCACCCTAACTGATGATCTGTTTCAAACATTTTTCGATCAAAGGAACACTAAAACCCAGTTGAAACTTGATCCTGCGCTACAATCGCTCAAGGACCTGACTCCGAATGCTAAAAATCATATAGATCGATTTTGTGTTCTGGCATTATGGTATTTTGTCTGGAACAAAACACACTATCACGATAAACTGTCCCTGGTGACAAAATCACTATACCTTTCTACCGAGAAGACTGCAGGTATCATAGGTACATTTAATCCAATCGATTTCTGTCTGTATGATACTCGCAATGATGTACCATGCACTATCACAATCAAGCACGATTATTGGGCTCATTTGCCTAAACCAGCTCAGGTGGTTATACATCATCTGTACTTTATGCAAGTGTTCTATAGCAAACACCTAAATCCGTATTTCACATCCAAAAAAGAACTTTTAAAAGACCTGGACTATTATGACCTGGTAAAGGACATACAAAGTATAGATGAGATGATTCAAAATCTGGTTCCGATACATTTGTGCTCGAGTGTCGATTATGCGATGTTTGTCAGAGACCTGAGTCACTATTTTGGGTTCATTTTGGTACAGCGGGCCCTTGACCACAAAGAGACAAATCTGACATTATTGAAGCAAATCATGGACCAACCAATCATCGACTCTGATAATGACTATCTTGATGATTCTAGGTCTGATGTTTACTCTCAGACTGCTGATGATGATTATAAAGTTGACTCTGATACAGCTAGTGTCCCTGATTCTGTGTCTGGTGATGGAACTAGTTCTGACTCTAGTTCAGGTTCTGTCTCTAGTCCTAGTTCTGACTCTAGTTCAGGTTCTGACTCTAGTCCCAGTTCTGACTCTAGTCCTAGTTCTATCGATGGACCTAGTATACCAAGCCATGTTTATGAGTCGCGCATTTTTCATGGTGCTGCCGAAGATCATCACATACATCAAAACTATTTCGATCAAGTGAGTAAAAGATCTTTTACTCACATAAAGCTATTTCTTCTTCTCAGATATGATCAGGATGTATTGAGTGCCATACAAATGCAAAATTTCTACTACAATGAAAGAAAGTCGATTATAGACTTACTTGTCATTTGGCTAATGTACCAACAAGTTGAATCACAAGGAGTAACCAATCACTTTGATTCCGACCCAAAGCACGCAGAAGATCTTTTGAGTGTAAAGAAATTTGTCGAAAACCCTGACTCCAATCAGTTTACCATTGCTTCCTTTTGTAAGCAAACTCAACCTGGCGACAGTGTCTGTGCAGCTGTGTGTCTGTACTTGTGGGATCGATACCAATCTGATGTTAGTTATACATCTTTATTAAAAGTGGTGATCGGCACAACATTCAATGCCTCGAGTCGATATGACATTACGTCTTACTTGAATGTCGACATCCATACTCAAATTCTGGATCCACCAGCATCGGAAGAAGCTAACTTGGTACAAGAGGTATTAGAATCGGTATCACAAACTACTCCGATTGAAGAGGACCCTACTACTTTGGTAAAAGATGTATTAGAGACTCATGATATGTCAGACACCGAGACACCAAAATGCAGTCTCTCAGAGTCCATCGGTTTACCTATTACAATACAAAATGAATATGACATTGTTGTGTATGATGGATCGAGTTGGATGAATGACTCCTATAAAATTATAAGTGCAAACAAACCTAAATATACAGAGGCTGTAAGAGATCTGTCAGCAGACTTTTATTGTTTCCCCAAAATTAGTATAGAAGAATGCGAAAGAATCAAAAAAATCGTGGACGAACTAGAGGCCAATGAGTTACAGACTCTCCAGCAAAGCACGTCTCAACATTTTCCCAATCTGGGAAAGGTTTGGTCCATGGCTGCATGTGCAGGAACAGAATATGTACAAACGCTTGTCAGATGGATTTGGGCAGTGTTGAAGGTAGAATTACCAAGAAAGCGTCAAGCCTTGAAAGACCAATCACTACAGGCTCGGTTTGACAACATCATACAATCCTATGAGTTACATGAGCTAGACCATAAAAACCATCAATTTCTGTGGCCTCTATTCAAACATCATGAAGAGATTTTAAAAGTGGTACCGCAAGGCATAAATATCGTTCACGCATATGGATACTTCATTCTAATGGCGTCTGTGCCAGAAGATTATCATCGCCCAAATCTATGGCCCCGTATGGAGTACAATACGGATTTGCAATCAGTGGTGACTGAAATGCAACAGGTTCAGCACAACTGGTCTGAGACAGCCAAACTAATCATCACAAACATAGTCAAACAGGGCCATCTTTGGCAAACAGTCGCCATGACATACATCAAGAATTTGCACATTTCGCATGATACAGATTTTAGTATCCTTTACTACCTTGGTACAGGCCAAGTGCACACACTAATACCCAAGCAATATGTGTGGTGCTTCTTGTCTCTATTCAGCATCAGCTCGAAACCGATTGTTCAGAGACAAATTTACTTGCAGTCTGAAAGCAATACTTATGACAACAAAGAGACCTACTGTGACCGAAACTACGCCGCGTCACAAATGCACCCTCGAGCATTAATCTATTATCAATCATGGGTTCCTCAAATTCGTCTGATCACAAGTCAGAAGTGTGTTTATGCCACTGTATGTGACCTCAATGTACCAGAGGTAAATCTACTTAATTGTCTAAGTTCGGATTTGATAGTCTCTATCCTTGTGATAGATTTGTATCAAATCAAAGAAAAACGTCTCGATGTGATAAACAAACTGGGTCGAGAACTTGGCTCACAGTATGATTCTGCAATAAGTGAAGTCAAGAGTTCGCAACCCAAGTATCAAGCTATTTTCATTCACTGGGTCGCGATTTCATTGCTGGATTCATTTACATCAAGTGGATGTGAAGGATTCGCCTCAGGCCTATTTCATATGTATCAATCAGAAAACATGATGATTCAACAGCATGATAGAGAAGATATAAAATGGTTTTTATACTTGTACTTGAACTATGATCAATATGTTACATACTTTTCGGATATTGTCGTGAAAAGATTTGGGTTTCTGTCCCTGTTGATATCTTTGGAAATGTGTAAGATATTGGATGAGCAATCGAAAAGAATCGAACGACAAACATTGAGAACATGGAATGATGAATATTTCGACCATCCACCAACAGATACGTACCTGAGACAGAAACACATTGGCCCTCAGTACTTGGGTGCCATGATGTATCTCATGAGGTTAACTAGTATCAACAATGCCAAAAAAATTCAATACATTACAGACCACCTGTTTGTGGAACCCCGTCATCTTTACAAGGTTATCGGTCGATTCAATCCCTTTGATTTTTGTATTTATGATATCGAGCGTCGTGTTGATTATCCGTCCTTTATGCAAAAGGCATCCACCATACAACCCCTTGATTACTCGGAGCCTACTTATAATATCATTAGATACCATATGACCATGATGCAATTATTCTACGAAGCGATCAAGCCTTATTTCAAAAATGTTTCGGAACCATTTTCACTATACTCGATGATAAAAGATAAATCGTTTATAACCCATCAAGAAGTGATAGATTTTTTCGTTTATCCTGATGATTGTCAAAGTGTCGAATTCAAAACATTTCACATGGATATTCTGACCTTGCTAAGGAACGAAATGCATGACCAAAAATTATCGGACACAAAACTATATCAGGATATTACAAAGGTTACTGGAAAAAAACGACAAAATGATAAGTTTGATCCTTCAAGACTTGATCACGTGTTCTTGTATGTATACAATCGTGATCAAAAAAGAACGATCCTGTCGCATGTCAAAGACTATTTTTTCGCTGATGAGCCACGCACCTATATGGACATTGTAATGATTTATAAAATGCACCAACTCAAGACTGCACCTGACTATCCACCGAAAAGAATTGTGCCTGTCCTGCTGGCCGATAAGACTATGAAAGCAAACCCAAAATACACAGATTTACTCATCGATGCGAACAAAAAACAGTCCCATGATGTCCTAGAATTAATGAAACCTTATTGGAACACCACGGCTAATTCGCAGAATGCATATGATATCACAAAGTATATCGATTTAAACTCAGAAACAATAGTTTTTCCAGGCCCAAGGGACACAATTATCATCGAAGAGCATGCAACACCTACTGAACCAGACAAAAAGCCTGAACCTGTAAACCAGCCAGTCATCAAAGTGGACATTGAATTCATAGATGAAACAGAAATTTTGAAGTCTGTGACACAAATCTTTGAAGAAGCACATGATGAATGGTTAGAGGTCGAATCATGGTACTCTCAATCATATGATTCGGTTCAGCTGATCGAAGAACATAAATCTTTCCCAAAAGAAATCACCGAGGATCATATATATAAACTCTTTAACATCCTGAATGACATCAACTTAAGAATCGGTCAGTTTTATGAATTAAATCAAATAGTTAACCAGAATGTAAACCAGAAAGTAAAACAGAATATACCACACCCACCACAAGAAAACACAAAAAGGTCCAGAATTCAGATTGGCGAGACCACTTTCATTGACAAGAACAATCAATCCTCATCGACAATGAAAGATGACGACCTTGACGAGATATTGGCGCAATTGGAGACTAGGAGTGTCATTTCTCTAGGATCTGCAATCAACGAATCGTACAGTCAGATGGGTCAGAATGAAATAGACTCTTACCAGTGTTTACCTTTTTTCCATGACATCGATTTACAATTTCTGGGGCCTGATGCATGGGCGATGCTTAGCAGCTTGTCATTTGATTACCAATATCTTTTTTTGAGCTGGTTGTGCTCGAGTCTGAAACCAGAAATCCATGTTCGTTTGTACAATATGACCCTGAGTCAAAAGTATTATGACTGGAGCGAAGCATTGGCTGAACTGGTAGCCGATGACGATGCACAACAAGGCCCACAACTAGAAGAATGTTTATGGATTTTGTTCTCAAAGCTGGATGAATTTGTTGCACTGAGACACAAATGCTCCAATATAGTGGCAGTTATTGGTATGTATATGATGTCGGTCAACAAAGACCGAGAATCACCTCAACAGACAATCTGGCCCCAGATCGATTACAAACAGGACATCTCTAAAGTCTACAAAGAATTAAAACAAAGCAATCTCAGTGGTGTATGTGCCAAGATCATCAAAAGACTCGAGAGATACGATAATTTCTGGTTGTTTGTCTTTGTCAAAATGTTGCTGCTCATGACAACAAAGCCAAAGAGTGTACCTGATTTGGTCTGGCATTATCTCAATACCGACGATGTTTGTCCTCTGATCCCTCTACACAGTCAACTACATGTTCTTGGTCTATTCAAGGTCGTGTTTGTTACCAACTCACTTCCAGAGAGCATTCCCATGATATCAGACTATCAGTTCGAAGACGAAGAAATGCTTCATTCAGAGACCAAGTATTGTGATCGCAACTATGACTCTTTTAAGCCCGACTACAAGTTACTCAAATCACACTACCAACAATGGTCATCTGAGGTTAGGATCCTACGACGATATGTCTGTGTTCTTGACGCCATCAAAAAGGATGCTTTGATGTTTCAGTGTCCTTTCCATAGCGGACACATTAGCATTTTGCTGTTTATCCATCTGGTGCTGTTTGTTCTAGGACAGAATGTCGATGTGAAATACCTTGCTGGTGGTTTGCGTGTACAATTGAGTTGCACAAACACGGAAGTTTTCACAGAGCTCGAAACCTTGTCCAAACGTCACTATCGCATCTTTCTATATTGGTTGATGTGCTATATACTTGTAGACCGAAGAACCAAACATATGACCGATGCACAGGTCGATGATCTGGTCCAGACAGCAATGCAAAAGGGTTTGCTTCCAAGCATAGAAGAACAACAAAGTATGTCCGATTGGTTCAAGATATACTACAATTACAAACAAACAGCGTCCTACTTTCCCAAATCAATCATCGAGAGATTCCATTTGTTGCCTTGCTTGGTTGCCATTGGACTGTATGCAACTCCATTGACTTTGGGGACTTCAGCAACAGAGACCAGCATGCAAAAACATTTCGACGATTACTTTCACCACGGAAGAACCAACCATGAATTGCAAACACGTGTAAAAGGCAATAGATACACCAAGGATTATCCAGACTTACACGCAGTAGTGTCATTGTGGTACTTTGCATTCCAAAAAGGTGATGTGCACTACACAAACACCGAAATGGTCGCACGCATAGTACATCTTGACCCGATGGCATGCAGAAAGATAATCCATCATTTAAATCCACTTGATTTCTGCATCCCCAACTTTCGATCGACGACCGATGATATAACCAGTTTCAGACTTCCTTCTGGTATTGATGATGATCTTGACTATGATCTTGACTATGGTCCTGATGATGGTCTTGATCCTGGTCTTCATTGCAGACATAAATTTCCATTCACATATAACAGCACCCTACCCATCAAGGTCCAAATATTACAATATGAATTGAACAAACTCCAGTTTCTGTATCAGCAAACAGACGCACAACTATCCTCATTAAAAGACTTTGATGAAAAGCAATACTTTGACATGATTCGCAACTTTGGCGATCCATCAAAACCATCCTTGAAATCGGAAATCATGAAGAGATCTTGTGTAAGTATTGATTACGATGCCTTCATCAAGGACATACACTTACGTTTGTACCAAGTCATGATAAAGAATGAAGAGTTATTCAACCCCAAACTAAAACAAGTAATGGACCCTGTTGCCTCAAACCCCACAGAACTCAAAGAAACTGGAGTGACTAGAGATTTGAGACATGTAGATTTCTTTTTTCATCCCAAATTGCAGGAATATACCTTGTTAACAATCCAAAAACAAATTTTCTTTGACGATGAACCATTGACCTTTATGGACATACTGTCAATTTGGCGCATGCATCAAGAGCCCATTCACAAACAGCCAATCGAGGAACAGATAGTGGAATACATTCAGAACATTGTGACAAGCCAAGACACATTTGTGTTCGAAAAACATCAAGCCTTGGTAGAACTACTGAAAATGACTTATCACTTGAATGTGACAAAAGATAATTTAGAATGTTATGCAACATTCCTGTACACTGATTCGATCAAATCTGGTCAGGGTGCGTCTGGAAGCATTCTGGATATTGTAAAAAAGACAACATTCAACCCATCCAATGGTTATGATATTTTCCGATATTTGAATGTCGACTTTGAGACAAAGTTGCAGAGCAGTGAACATGATAATCAAGCTGATTTGATCAGAAGAATTGAACATGAATTGTTGATGGAGCAACAAAAGGAGGAAGACAGGCGCAAAAATATGGAGTATATAGAGCTTGGATTTAGAGCTGATGGAATCGACTTTGATATTCAATGGTTGGATAGTTCGGATACTCTAAAGCAACTGACATCTATTTTTGCTGATGCCGAACCCGAATGGTCTGAATTTGAGCAATGGTATAAAGACCAGGAAGCCAAACAATTATCTGGTACTAATGCAGGACCAATACCTGAAGGGCATCTTTTCCCTGGTGAGATTGACCTAGAAACATTTGAAAGGGTTTATATGATTCACAAAGGTCTACAGGCTAGAGATCAAGGTGAATTTACAGGAAACGATGATTGTGTTACACATTTCAACAGAGAGTATCTTGATCAAATCAATCCTGTATGTATCACCTTGATTAGAGACTCATTTTTTGAATATCAAAAACTATATCTACACTGGCTGTCGACGGCATTATGCTTCGAATTATACATTCGTGTCTACAATCTCAAACATTACAGCACTATAAAGGACAATGAATATACAAAATACCATGACATGTTGTCGAGCACAGGAATAATACAGGCAACAGATGTCGAAAACAAGAAATTCCCCGAGCCTAATAAAATCCTTTGGATACTATTCCACAAATTAACAGAGATTGGAATATTGATGCCAGAAAACACACATGTCGTTCCAATCATTGGAATGTACATATTGACTCAAAATATGAGCACTAAGACATACGATCGCAATATTTGGCCTAGTATCAACTATGATGCAACACCGAATATGGTTTTATATCATCTGGAACAGCAGGAAGGCAAAACTGAAATCTGCACTCATATATTAGAAAGCATCCAAACACATGACTGGTTCTGGCAATGTGTATTTGTGAAATATCTACAATCGATGATGAATTCTAACAATACTCCCCCAATGGTTTCGCACTATTTATGCACTAACGATCCATGTATCCTGCTTTCCAAAAAAGACGCCCTAATGTGTCTTTGTACCTTTAGTGTCAAACCAAAGCAAGACACACTCCCAGAATTTGGGTCAAATCAGATAAGATATGCACCATACGAAGATGATGATAGTGATCGGGTTTGGTTGCAAGATATTGATTTTCAAATATCGGATTACAGTGCATCGATTCTGCCAGATAAGGTCAACACATACTACAAATTATGGGTTCCTCAGAACAAATTGCTTCAAACCTACCATTGTATTTGGTCAAGTTTTTTCAACCCTCTACCAGAAATGAACATATATGATTGGTTTTATAATGACATCAGTACGGACGCGTTTCTCAGTCTGTTATCATTTGTAAGTGGTGGTAATCAAGATCCAATGGTACTAACTAAGCAAATGGAATCTTTACTTAGTTGTTCCACTCCAGATTGTTTTGAAGAGCTGAAAAAACTACCTGCGCGTTATCATGGTGTGATTTTGCACTGGTTTTTCGCTTATTTCATAAAAACAAAATCCGAAACACAAACCGTGAATCCACACATTGATGGATTCATCAACTTGGCAAGCAGTCGAAATATGATTCCTAGTCCTGAAGAGCAAAAGAAAATGCATACTTTACTAATGTTGTATTCAGATTATAAGGTCACAGCTTCCAAATTTCCCAAAAAAATGATTGAAACTATCGGATTGTTGCCTTGCTTGATTGCTTACTCACTTTTGTCGCTAACTAGCACGCCGGTTTCTGTGTCCTCGGAAAAGTCATTATTTGCTACGTATTTTGAGCAAACAAAGATCGATCAAGAGCTGAGATCTTTGATCGACAAAAATGAATGGACACAATATTATCCAGACCAAGAAGCAGTTGTTGCGCTGCTATATATTCTTACACAAACTCCTGAAAAGTCAAAGTATCAAGTCAATACACACCTAGTTTCACATGTGCTCGGCTTAAACAAAGAAGATTGCAGGTCGATTATTGCTAACTACAACCCTCTTGATTTCTGTATGTATCAATTCCCGTTTGCAGAAGAACAGGAAATATCACCAAGGTTCCCTTACATCGAACAAGAATACATATACTCACCTAAAGTAAACAAAATCCTTTACGAGCTGAACAAGCTCCATTATTTTTACGAGAAAATCAACCCCTATTTTCATCCGATTGACGATTTCGTAGATGAAAATCGCTATCAATATATGAATTTCGAAATCGCACAAATTTCAACATTGAGGCCTCTAAATGAAACCTCTTGCGTTAGTATCGATCACAATCTTTTCATCAGACATATAAATCTATGGCTATATAAATTTCGGAAGCAAGAAAATATTCAAAGTAAACAAAGAATATCTGGCGATTTGCTGCGAATTTACAAGGATCAAGAAAGTCTCGACAGAGTATTGTCAAGCCTAACATTTGATCATGTTCATTATTACTTTGACACTAAGCTTCCGGAATCGATCTTGAATTTCATACAATCCAATATTTACATGGATGACGAGCCTAAAAGCTTAATTGATATCATCATGATTTGGTATATGCATCAGCAAACGATTACTACCACTACTCATGAAATCAATGATAAGTTGAAAAGTCAACTTGAGGCATATGTTACATCCGATCAATCATTACAAAGAGATGATGTGGTAGAACATTTCAAGTCAAATTATCAAATCGATGTTACTGATAATAATTTTGATTCACTTGCAACTTGCTTGTATATTCTGCACTCATTGCCGTCTGTCAAATCTAGTGAGGTTTTCCAGATTGTCATGAATACAACGTTCAATAGCAATAACGAATTAGATATTTCAAAATATCTCAATAATGATTTTGACATAAACCTGACTAATGATGACGATTGGACAATGGATGATTTTTCCGTTTGGTTGGATGTCCGTGTTGAGGAAGCAAAGAAATCATATGTATCGTCTGCTTTAGCAGCTGATATGTCCGATGATGTAGAACCAAGTTCATGGGTGGATCGACTGATCTCATCTCTTCAAGTCGATACACCTGAAGTCGATACTAATGAAGTGAATACTAATGAAGTCAATACTCCTGAAGTCAATACTAGTGAAGTCAATACTAGTGAAGTCAATACTAGTGAAGTCAATACTAATGAAGTGAATACTAATGAAGTCAATACTCCTGAAGTCGATACTAGTGAGTTGAAGAAAAAAGAGGAAACTATACTCGAAGCTGATCCAAGCACAATAAAGGAAATACTGTTGTCGGACGACGATAAAACCCCAACGAATGACGAGACTACCGAGGTTGACATTGTTAGTGTTCGCGCAATACTTGATTCAGTCGTCCCTACTACATCTAATAGCACCAGTTTAGCACCTCAAGAGAAGATGGGACAGGCCACAATTATTAGCCCAGAGTCTACTCCTGACAAGTCTAGTGACTCCAAGTCTAGTGACTCCAAGTCTAGTGACTCCAAGTCTAGTGACTCCAAGTCTAGTGACTCCAAGTCTAGTGACTCCAAGTCTAGTGACTCCAAGTCTAGTGACTCCAAGTCT